CTATTATTTTCTCTAATGATATTCCTTCTATTTCTACTCAATTCATTCCTTCTTCTTTTGACTCCTTACTTATCGACGATATCTAATTCATTTTATTATTTTCTTTTATTATTTTATTCTACTAATTCATATATTTATCATTTAATTCATATAAACACTTCTTTTTCTTCTATTTTATGATTTCTGATTTCTATAATTTATTTCATTTTTTATTGAAAAACCCTTCTCAAAAATTTCAAAACAAACACAAAATATATTCTTATGCGCAATCGTCGACAAGCAATTCCGATGACCCATTTTTTGTATGCGACATATATTATAAACTTTATATATTATATCCTGATGATTTAGATAATCTTTTACTTATTGCGAATGCATTCAGATATAAACATCCATATCATGCTATATTTTATCATACCCACATTCTTACTATTAAACCATTGTTTGTAAAAAATGTAATTGCTCTCCTTCAATTATGTATTGACCATAATATACCTGTATATTCACTTCCCATTTCTTTTCACGATTCTTTGTTCAACAATACAAAATTTCTATCTAAATATGCACAATCACATTTTCAACAATACCGTTATCGAGTTGGTATAAATTATACATTAAAATCTATGAAATTATTATCCACACAAGTATGTAATACAAAAGAAGAAAAATATGATAAATGGAGTAATTATCATGATGTTGGATATGTTTATTACGCAATGGGCGACGTTGATAATGCACTCAAATATACAAACAAAGCAACTGACCTTGCATTGAAATTCGATTTAAGTATGGCAGACAAAATGCTCTCATATAGTAATTCATTGTGTTATGAAGACTTTGATTACCCAGATAACGAAGTTCTTTTCAAAAAATATGAAAAAATACACATATATTACCCAGATAAACCCATGTTCTCATTTGATAGACCCAAAAACAAAAAAATTCGTATAGGATATCTTTCTGGAAATTTTGTCTATCATGTCATTGGTAATTTTATTATACCTATTTTGCAAAATCACGACTTTTCACAATTTGAAATTTATTTGTTTGTACATAGAGAAATTGTCGATTTATATAAAAATTTGAATTGTAAAGTTGTACATATAAATGAACTTAATGATTTGGATGCTGCGAAATTGATAAATTCACATAACATTGATATTTTGATAGATTTAGACGGACACACAGTAAACAATCGATTGGGTATATTTGCGTATCATCCTGCACCGGTTCAAATTACTTATTTAGGATATCCGAATGGTACTGGTATGAAATCTATGCAATACCGTATTACGGATACAATTGCCGACCATATAGATACTACACAAAAATATAGTGAAAAATTAATACGATTACCTACATGTTTTTTATTATATAAAAGTATATACCAAGTGGCTCCAAATAAACCGAGAAAAACAAATAATGTAATTGTATTAGGTGCTTTAAACAAAGAAATTAAACATTCAAAACATTCATTGGATGTTTGGAGTACAATATTGAAAGAATGTCCTGATGTGAAAATATTGATTAAATTAGAAGAAGTATATTACGATAGTGAAGAATACATTGAACATTATAAAAATAAACTGAATGTTCCAAGTAATCGTATAATTTTGATGTACAAATTATCAAACGATGATTACAATAATGTATTTACGAAATTTGATATATTATTAGATACCTTTCCTTATTCAGGAACTACTACAACATGTAATGCACTTTATAATTCTGTACCAATCGTTACAATGTATAACCAAAATCATCATTGTCACAACGTTTCTGCCTCTATATTGACCCACATGGGATTGCCTGAATTAGTTGCAAAATCAACCGAAGAATATATTAGTATTGTGAAAAATTTAGTTCATAATCCGGCTAAAATTGATGAATATAAACAAACAATATGTGAAAAATTCAAATATATAATGGACCCATCAAGATTTATGAAACACTATGAAAATGCTCTTGTAAAAACCATTATGTGAACATTGAAAGTACCGCTTCGCGGGCCCGGGGCCGGGGCGGAATGTTCGCGGAATGTTCGCGGAATGTTCTTTTGAAAATATTTGTAACACTGATATAGATATTTTTCTTTTTATTTCAATATACATATATCATGTCTATACTCTTTGATTTTGGATGTATTCAAGAAAAGGGGAAAAAAGGGAAAATATATAAAAACGCAAAATATACGATTGATAACTTTTCGTCAGAATCTGCTAAATATTTGATTATTGTTGAATCTCCATCGAAATGTTCTACCATTGAATCTCTATTGGGTCCACAGTTTAAATGCATTCCTACTTTCGGACATCTTTTTTTCATACCTTCTTTAAAACATATTTATCCAGATTTTTCGTCTACATTGAATATCAAACCTGCTTCATTCAAACATTTTGAATTTTTAAAATATGCTATTTCTCTTTTTCATGTGGACAATGTTTTTATAGCAACGGATTTTGACCGAGAAGGTGATGCCATTGCATACCATCTATATCGTTCTTTTCATATTTATAAACGATTCATTTTCAAAGAAATATCGAAAACTGCACTTGAACATGCATTTGCAAATTGGCATGATTTCCGTTCGTTTACACCATATTCTCAACATGCACGCACAATGATTGATATAATTATTGGTCATTTAGTATCGCCTCTTTTATGGAAATTCATTTATAATAATAAAAAAGATTCAGGACTTTCTGCTGGCAGATGTCAAACCCCCGCGTTACGATTAATTTACGATAATGAACTTGATAATACAAATTCGTTTGACATGAAGTACAAAATTCATGCATCTTTTTTTAATAAAAATATTCCTTTTGTATTAAATCATGTTTTTGATGAAGAAGAAAAAGTAGTTGAATTTTTAGAAAAATCGAAAGTTTTTGAACATTTTTTAGATTTAGGTTCTCCAAAAGAAAGCAAAAAACATGCACCGGAACCTTTCAATACATCTTGTTTATTACAAACCGCTTCACAAACATTGCATTATTCACCAAAAGAAACAATGGAATTATGTCAGCAACTATATCAAGCTGGTCATATAACATATATTCGAACAGAAAATAAAAAATATTCAACTGAATTTTTAGAAAAAGCAAAAACATTTATTTTAAACAAATGGGAAAATGAAAAATATTTAGGCGATTTTTCAAAAATTAAAAATACAAATGACAATAATCCCCATGAAGCAATTCGTGTTACCTATATTGATAAACAATATGTTCTCGGTTTAGAAGGAAAATTGGCTACTTTGTACAAACTTATTTGGAATAATACTGTGCAAAGTTGCATGCAAGATGCTATCTATAATAATGTAGAAGCTTTTATTTCTGCACCAGATTCATATAAATACAAATATACGATTGAAATACCTATCTTTTTAGGATGGAAAAAACTATGTGAAAAAAATGATGATATTACTGATTCACAAAATAATGAAAGTGGACAATTATTCTATTTTCAATCCATAATGAGTAAACGTTCTCCAATTGAGTATAATTTTATAAACAGTACTATTTCAGTCCAGAACAAACATACATATTATAATGAATCTAGTTTAATTAAAAAATTAGAAGATTTAGGAATAGGAAGACCATCGACATTTTCATTGTTGATAGAAACAATTCAAGAACGAGGATATGTTAAAAAATGCGATTTACCAGGAGAACTAATTGAATTCAATGAATATAAATTAACGAATGAAACCGTCGAAAAAACGAAAATAGAAAAAGTCTTTGGAAATGAAAAAAACAAATTAGTAATTCAACCGATTGGTATATTAGCAATTGAATTTCTTATAAAACATTTTGACCATTTGTTCTCATATGATTATACTCGCGAAATAGAAGAATATTTAGATAAAATAGAAAATAATAATTTAGGCGAAAATGACGAATGGTTCTCTATTTGTAAAAAATGCAAAACTGAAATAGAGGAATACGCGAAGCCTCTTAAAAAAATGAAAAAACAAACATATAAAATAAATGATGAATATGAACTATTATTTCATAAATTTGGAGCATCATTACGAAAACAATTAGAAAACGGTGAAATGGAATATAAAACGGTGAATCCTAAAATAAAATTGGATATAAATAAATTACAAAAAGGAGAATATACATTGGACGATTTAATAGAAATTAAAAACGATTATTTAGGAAAATATGAAGAACATGATATGTTTATAAAAAATGGTAAGTATGGACCTTATGTACAATGGGGTATTAATAAGAAAAGCATAAAAGATATCAATAAACCATTAAATGCTATTGTTCTCGATGATATTGTAAAAATGCTTCAAAATCCAACAATAGAAAAACCTGACACAAATGAAGATATAAATGAAAATAAGGATGCACCAAGACGTCCGCCACAAATCCAAAGCAAAACGGTATTAAGAGTTCTCAATAGTGATTTTAGCATTCGTAAAGGAAAATTTGGTCCTTATGTATATTATCAAGCTGCTGGTATGAAAAAACCATCATTTTTTCAAATAGGAAAATATAAAAAAAATTATGCAACATGTAATACAAAAGAACTAATAGAATGGATAGTAACTACATATATAAATAAAGAATAATATTTGAATATTATATATAATGGATAACCAAAATGCATCATCTACAACACCATTTTCAATATTTTCTATGTTTAAAGATAATAAGCCAACACCCTCATCGTATTATATTATTTTTTTAACTATATATATATTATCGTTTGTATGTATTTTCAAAAGAAATGTAGAACTAATTGGTTATGGCTTGTTATATGCTATTAATATATTTGCAACTATTTTTTGTGTTAAAGACTTGTATATTAAATTAAGTGATAAATACTCCACTATATTTTTAAGTTTGATAATAGTTTTTATTTTGAATATAGTATCATCTTCATTATTTATTGTATCAATTTCAAGAATTTATAAATTTTCAAAAGATGAACAAGAATTAGTATTATCATATCAAAATAAAAAGAAAATTCAATTATATAGAGATTTATTTATATCAATTCTCGTATCTTTATGGGTAATTTTATTTTACATATTCGTATCAAAAGAAAAAACTCTATCGTTTGATATTAGTAAAGTCTTTCGTGAAGATTCAAACATAAAAATTATTGAGAGAATTATTGAGATTATTAAATTTTTATTATTGGCATATCCACTTGCATTGTCAAGTTACTTGGTTTATCATGCAAACAATTTGGTAACTATTACGCGTTCTCTTTTATAGTGTATAGGTGTGATAATAATTAATATTTATCCGAAATTCGTATAAACATTAATATAGTGTTCTCTATAATATATAAAATGAAATTCTATGAAACAAATTATGAAGACTATATAAATTCAGTTGAGTCGAATAATTTTCACAAAGAATTAACGAATTTATATTCGCGTTTTCCTGATTCTATTCATCAATTTGATAATTTAATAATATATGGCCCATCAGGAGTTGGTAAATATACACAGGTTCTCAATTTTATTAAAAAATACAGCCCAAGTGAATTGAAATATGAAAAAAAAATAACTCTTCAAAATGAAAAACAGACGTATATATATCATATAAGTGATATACATTACGAGATTGATATTGCATTACTTGGATGTAATTCAAAATTGCTCATTTATGATATATTTTTTCAAATAGTTGATATTGTTTCCGTAAAACACGATAAAATAGGTATTATAATCTGTAAAAATTTTCATATGATTCACAATGAATTATTAGAAATTTTTTATAGTTATATTCAACAGTATAATCACCCAAGTTCTCTAATTCAAATAAAATTTATATTATTAACAGAGCACATTAGTTTTATACCAAACAATATTATTAATGCTTCTAAAATAATATCTATTAAAAGACCAACAAAAGAAAATTATGTTAGCATAATAAATGATACAAATGTACAAACTGATTTTATAAAGAGAATATATAAAAAATCTATTAAACAGTCATGTTCTCAGCAAAATAATATATTGAATGATATTGATACGTCCTATATAATTAATACAAAAGAAATAAAGTCGTTCAATATAATTAATAATTCAAATGAAATTCCAAATGATAATTTTAATACAATATGTAACAATATAATCAATGATATGGAAAATATAAAACAAACATCATTCATAAAATTCAGAGATGATTTATATGATATATTAATCTACAACTTGGATACGGTAGAATGTATTTGGTATATTTTGTCTTATTTTATTGAAAATAATAGAATTTCAAAAACAAATATTTCAAGTATTCTAGAAAGGATGTTCTTGAATTTGAAATATTATAACAATAATTATAGACCAATTTATCATTTAGAGAATATATTTTATTATATTGTAATAAGAATAAATTAAAACACATGAATTATCATGATGCATGTGTTTTATTAGAAATAGACGATGAAATTACTGTTGAAATATTAAAAAGACAATATAGAAGAAAAGCACTTCAATATCATCCGGATAAAAATAAATCAGTGGATGCACCAGAAAAATTCAATAACATCAAAAATGCATACGAATATTTATTAAAATATTTAGACAATCCAATTATGGATGAAGAATTTACGAATCCTTTTGAGAACATAGTGAAGAGTGAATATACTAAAATACTGTTCTCGTTTTTAAATAATGTATTAGGAACTGAACTTCAATACCAAGATATTAAAAGTAGAATATTTTATGTTATAGTAAATAAAATTGCAAACTGTTGCGAGAACAAAGCATGTGATTTATTAGAAAAAATAGACAAAAAATTACTTGTAAAAATATTCGATTTCTTTTTTAAATACAAAGACATATTTCATTTTTCCGATGATTTTTTGAAAAAGCTCGAAGATATGATTGCCACAAAAACAAAAGATGACCAATGTATTATATTAAACCCTTTTTTAGAAGATCTTTTTGAGAACAATTTATATAAATTGTCAGAAAATGGGAACATTTACTATATTCCATTGTGGCATCATGAATTAATATATGATAATTCAGGAAGTGATATGTACGTTAAATGTATTCCCATATTACCAGAGCATATTAGTATTGATTCTCATAACAATATTCATGTAGAATTAAAATACAATATTCGAGAAGTTTGGGGAAAAAACTCATTGGAATTTTATTTAGGCAAAAATATATTTTATATTTTTACAGAAAAATTAAAAATCAGAGAAAATCAAACAATTATATTACAAAATCAGGGTATTTCCATAATAAATTTAGACAATATTTTTGATGTATCGAAAAAGTCGAATATTGTTGTGTATCTTCAATTGGATATTTAGGCATTTTTGAGAACCTTGGTTCTCTATTTTAGGGAAAACAGAATTATTATTTATTTTTCAAAGTATATATGGATACTGTAAAGAACGATTTTGATAATATAATAAATCACTATTTAGAACCTTATAAAACAATAACAAAAGACGATATTGATACTTTGATTATTAATAATGAAAAACATTATAAACAAATAGCATGTGACCATTTTAAAATAATCAATAATAAATTATATCATTGTAATAAACCACATATAAGACCTTTACCATCGAGAACTGAACCATTCATGTATATGATATTAGAAACATTAAAAATTTATGATATTCGTGATTGTGAATTTTTAACATATAATAATGATGCGATTAATAATTCAAATATAAAATTATTTGTTAAAAATAAAAATATATTACCTTTAATTGTAACTACATCCGTTTTAAATGATTATAATATGATATTATGTCCCGATTTTACATTTTCATTTAGTAAGGATTATGAAATCAAAAATAATGAAGAACTGTGCAAAACAGTTGTTGATATAAATGAAACAGTTGAATTTAAAAATAAAATAAATAAAATGGTATGGCGTGGTGCAGGAAATACGAATTATAGAAGCAAATATTTATTTAGCGATGAAACTCTTTTTGATATGAAGTCTGTCGGAGGAAATGAACGCACTTTTGAAAATAAAAATTATATGACAAGAGAACAAAAAAGTAATTACAAATATTATTTACATTTAAATGGACATGAAGGGAGTGATATAAATGGAGCATATAGTTCAGCATTCAAATGGGGTTTAATGAATAAATCCGTTGTTTTTTATTCTGCTCCAAGTTATTATAGAGAATTTTGGCAACATCCATATATTTTTCGTGAAAAGGAACATTTTATGTTTAGTAAAAATACAGATAAATTATTAGAACAATATGATTACATTCGTAAAAATGAAGACATCGCTGAACAAATTGCAAACCAATCTTTTGAATTTTTCAAAAGATATTTATTAAATTACGATAATATTAAGTATTATATGCAAAAACTATTGAATGAATATGCAATTAAAATGGATTATATTCCTAATATAACCTCAAATGATAAATTGATTGAATAAACGTCATAAATATTTGTATTTTATTGCCAGTTATATTACGTATTATTTTCAATTAAATCAATACAAAGTTTCTCAAATGAAATTTATAGATAAACAAAATTATTATTTAGGAATTTTTTGGAAATAATAATTCAAAATATTTAGGAAAAATACTTTTACAAAAGAGGTTTTTGAGAACCGGGTTCTCAATATTTAGGAAAAATAACATAAATAGAATACATATATATAATTATGTTATCATTGGTTATAAATAAAATAAAAACAATTATTCCAAAGGAATTACCTAAACGTTTAGGTAGATGGAATATCGATTACTGTAATAAAAAAATTGACCAAAAAATAGATTTATCTAATGAAGACCATTGTGGTCCATGTGGTCAATACATAATAAGCAAATCAACAAAAATATTTAACGATAAAATAATAGAAAGTGCAAAAAATTGAAATACTTTTTTATTTTCAAAATAAATACAGACTAACAACAAGAACAATGAATCAATCAATTAATATGTATTACAAGCCACCAAGTATTGAAATTGAAAATTTCAACAATGAAATGAGTAAAGGAGACCTATGGTATATTATTGAACACTGTAAAATTGGTAAAATATATAGTATAGTAATTGAAGACAAAAAAGCTATTATTCATTTTGCAATGAATAATAACTTCGATGCCGAACAAAAAGAAATTTATGAACATTTAGAAAACGAAGGAACTTATCAAATCTATTACGACGAAATCCATTTTTGGAACGCAAAAAAACATATTGAAGAATCATGTATTATTGATTTTGAAGATAAGTTATTTCCAAATGTAACTGACAACCGTTATTATCGTAGTATTATGAAAGTATAATACTATTATGCTATATGAAAAAACGAAATAAAAACATAAAAAAGTATTTTAATTTACAAAAAATTGATATACTTTTTTCATGTTTATATTATAATATAAAAGAAACCAAATACAATGTTAAGATTACCAAGAGATATAATTGATTCCGTGTTTGAATTTTTGGAAACAGATGAAACAATATGGATACATTATTATAGAGAACCTGACGAAATTACTATAAAAATAAATGAATATTCGACTCCTATACAAAATTTGAAGAGAGTTTTATTAAACAAGATAGATAAACCAACAAAAGAAAATATTATACAAATAATAGATCAAGATGGCTTTTTAAAAACATTAAATGTATATACAAATTATATTGAATACAATACAGACATAGTAACCCCTCCATATGAAATGATTGATTATTATTTATGTGAATATTCGTATTATTTTAAACCTATTTTAAAAAATAATGAAATTGTTTATGATAAAAACTATATTTTAATAATTAAAAATAATAAGGATTGGGATCACAATGCAAATATTGAATATCCTTATGGGTATCGCGCTGTTATGAAAGGATATCATTATTATAATGAAGGCGCTTTTATTAAAAAAGAAATATTAGATGAAGAATATATTGGATATGCATCTTCGTATAGAACATTCCCTACTATAAACAATGCACAATTATATGAATTTACAGAAACACAAACCTAAATAAAAAGAATAAAAAGAGACCAAATGTTGTATATATTGTATATTTTTAATGTGCAAAGGTGTAAAATATAAAATCACCGTAGATTACAAATTGTAATCAAAAAATACAAATTGTAACCATTAATCGTAACAAATTATTATTTAGGCGAAACTATTTGTAGAAAGTTATAGTATAATGAGTTATTACAACTTTTATAGAGGAGGGTATCCATGGTTAAGTGATAATAGATTGAACGGCCTTTACAATGAATATGCTGAATTGAATGACGTTGCTATTCGAAATAACAATATATACACTGCAAATTTGATTGACAATAACAAAAAATGCTGTAATAATACATTTATTCCATCTCTATATAGTACACCCTATTATAGTGTACCATATTATACTGCACCATATTACGGATTACCTTACTATGGGTCACCTTATTACGGTGGATATTATGGAATATATGGTAGACCGTATATTTGAGTTTGATTTTTTGGAAATATTTTCTATTATAATTGTATAGTTATAATTATAATGGGACTCTGTACTTGTATTGGCGTATGTACCTGTTTGACAGTTGCAACTGTTGCAGTTGTTGCATCATTATCGAGTAGAAATTGTTCATGTTCTGACCCTGAAAAAAATATTGACAATTGTTAACGGTTATTTTTTTATTTTATCAACAACATATTTTTTGTGCAATAAATATTTTTTAATTTTCAAATAGTGTTCAAATTATGTTTTTATACTTTTATTTCTTGTTATCTGTATGTTTTTATATTTTTCTTTTTTATTGTCTGCTTTTATACTTTTTTCTTAATAATTTTCTTCTTTGCTGGTTCACCTGCTGGTTCAACTGCAACAGCTGCGGCTTCTGGTTCAGGTGCCTTCTTGACAACCTTCTTGACAACTGGCTTTGGTTCCTCCACAACCGGCTCTGGCTCTGGTGCAGCATCTTCTTCTTCGTTGTCACTGTCTGGAACTTCGGTTGATACTGGTACTGGCTTTTGAAAAACAGTTTCTGGTTCTGATTCTAAATCAACATCGTCTTTTAATTCTTGCTTTTCAATAGTAGTGCGTTCTTCATCAGATAACTTGATTTGGCACTTACCATAAACACTAACAACTTCACGTGGTTTTACGATACATTGAATGAGTTTCCATGTTAAACCCCATCCCTTTCCACCAATCCAAATACCACCGCATTGTAATACACATGCAACATTACTTTGCTTTGGAACAAAGTCAAGTGGTGTTACATTTTGATTATCGCAAGGGAATAATAGATTGGATTGTGTATCATAAATTTCAACACCCCATTTTCCATTATAATTTGGTACCTTTGCGCGAATAGATGGTGGTTTTGAAAGGTCAATCTTTTTAGTATCCTTATTTTTAGAATATTTAAGGAATGGGAAGAATGTATGTTTAGCAACTTCGCGAGACATTTCTTCACCCCACCATAATTCACTATTTGTTACTGCATCGTCTAAAATTTGATTTTCAAAATCTTTTAGTTTTTGTAAAAAGTCATTTGTTACTTTTGTTGAATATTCACTATTTGGGAAATTCAAAGACATACTGAATTTACCATCAGACTCACCCTTTTCATCTACAAAATCAGCAATACCCCATGTCATCATTAATGGAGTTGAAATGTGTAATGAACGATTTGTTTGTTTACTTACCATATTAATAGATTTTCCACCACGGTCATTGACCTTTGGTTGCATATATTTAACAGATGAAGGAACCCAATCATTGACTGATAAAACAAGAGGAGTAGTTGAAGTCATTTTAGAATGTATATGTGTATAAGTTATACGACTGTAATATATATTATGGTTTATCTTTAAATCAATTTTCTGCAAAATATAAATTATAAAACACCATAAATGCAGTGTTTTTTATAAAAAATTGAAATATTTTTTATCATTTTGTAATACTAACAATATAAAGTAAACTATAATAATCAAAATGGCTTCATGTAAAAATATTGCGGATACATCGTTCAATGGAATCATTCAATTACCGACAAAATTAATTAATATCATATATGAATTTGTTCCAAATGATACCAATATGGATTTAGTGAATAAAATAAAAAATAAAATAATGTTACCAAAAAATGAAATTATAGTAGAACTAATCAAATTCTTTCCATATATTGAAAATGAACCAGAAATTATTGAAATTTATTGTCAATATATTGAATTATATAGTACTGAAAAAATATTGAATTTATTAAGAAATAAATTATGCGATGAATATCATGAAAAAAAATCTTTCCCAAAGAACAGCGATGGTAAATTTCTTCCAATCTCAAAAAAAGATTTCAAAATTTTGAAAAATTACGTTTATTTAGGTAGGGCAAAATTTGCTGATTTACATGTATTGATGACAAATATTAATGCTACAATGCAAGTATGGTTATATAGTAAAATTAAAAAAATTTGTAACATGAAAAAATTTGAAAAATATCATTATGTAAAAACTGAATTACAATGTTTTGGTGAATTTAGAGAAATTGAAATATACAAAAAAATAATTGCATTTGGATATCAAGATAAATTTTATAAAAATAGTTGGAAAAGTGAAATTCCTGAATTACTATCAAATACAACCAACGTATTAACTTGTCACGATGTCTATATCATGAAACAATATCCAATTTGGATTAAAACATTCTTAGAACACTTCAATAAATTAATTTAATATAACAAACACGGGTATGTCTATAATAGAAAGAGTGGAAAAACTCGTAAAGTTACAAAATGAATATAAAAAAAGCAAAAATATCGATTGTTACTAATCGACATTTTTTTATCATAATGATATCTATTCGATAAAGTTACTATTCAAAATGTTCGCAGGTATATAATATAAATACATTTAACCAATATAAAATTTATCAATATTATATATATTATGAACGTATTTTCGAAACCTATTGTTGATTCGAGTGGTATGAATATATATTATACCAATTATTTTAATAATTCAATTGTTCTCAAAAAATTTAAGATTCCTCAATTAAAACTAATTGCGCGTGAGAATAATTTACATGTATCTGGGAGTAAACCTGTATTGATTGAACGGATACATAACCATTTCACACAAAGTATATATGCAATTACTATACAAAAAATGTTCAGGGGACACATTATCAGGAAGCTAATGAAATTAAAGGGTGAAGCATTAAAAAACAAAAAATCATGTGTAAATGAGACAGATTTTTACACATTAGACCCATTAGAGGATATTCCATATGATGAATTTTACAGTTATAAAGATGACAATAATTTTGTATATGGATTCAATATTACATCTTTAATCACATTATTCAAACAAAAAGGAAAAATAATAAATCCATATAATCGTGAAAAAGTTGATTTTAAAATAATGAATGATATATTCGCTCTTTATAAACTAACAAAAATAATATTTCCACATATATTTAATGAAAAACAAGACGAACCAAATATTCCTATATCAAATAATCAAACACATCAAAATAGCGTTGTAACAAATAGTCATCAAATGAACGAAAATGTGGAACTTCATAATAGAATGCAGGCTATAAGAGAAAAACCAATCAATATACGTATTCAAGAGTTGTTTATGGAAATTGATTTGCTTGGTAATTATACTGATAGTAATTGGTTTATTAGTTTAGAAAAAAGAGAATATATACGATATTATAGATATTTGTACGATATTTGGCATTATAGAGGTCAAATGACACATGAAACTAAAAGAAGAATATGTAGATTACATGACCCCTTTATCAATACTTCATTAAGTTCTCTAAATTTACCAACAACCACAACTGATGATTGTAGAGCAGTATGTTTATATATTATGGAAAATATGGTATATACTGGTATTGATGTAGAATATCAAAAATTGGGTGCTTTACATATACTGTCAGTATTGACGATTGTTTCAATGGATGCCAGACGTAATATGATGTGGTTATATGAATCGTTGGTTTATTAGAAAAAAATAAAACATAAAATTGATATAAAAAATATTTAGGAAAACATTTAGGAATACCATCTTCTATCCAGCCAATTAATTCAATAAATATATTATTGCGTTAAACCACTTAAAAAAGAAACATATTATAGTATATATACCTGATAGAATGGTAAGAGCTACTAAGACTGAAAAACAATCCACACCTGCCCCAGTTGCCAATGTTGTTGTTGAGCAATCTGCTTCTGTAAAGAAGGCTTCAAAGAAGGCCACCAAGGAAGCTGCCCCTGTTGCAGTTGCCCCTGTTGTCGATGCAGCAGTTGTTGAATCAACTGAGATTCCAGACAACTCTTCATCTGTCAAGATGACTGAATTTGGTGCTAAATTACAACAACTTACAACAATGATCTCTACTCTAAAGAGTGAATACAAGACCCTTGAAAAGGTTATGGCTCGTGAGCTTAAACTTGCACAAAAGTCATCTTCCCGCAAGAGAAAGAGTGGTAACAGACAACCATCAGGATTTGTCAAACCAACCCGTATCAGTGATGAATTAGCCCAATTCCTTGGAAAGACTGTTGGAACTGAAATGGCAAGAACCTCTGTCAGTAAGGAAATCAACGCCTACATCCAAGCCAACAAGCTACAAGATGCCAAGAACGGTCGTATTATCCATGCTGACCAAAAGCTTACTGAGCTTTTAAAGCTTAAAGCTGGTGACGAGCTTACCTACTTCAATCTTCAAAAGTACATGAAGCACCACTTCGTCAAGGCTTCTGACCTTGTTACTACTGCTTAAACCAATTTTCAAAAAAGAAAACTAAAACCAATAAAAAGAAAGACAAAGAAAAAAACAAAATAGAGAAAAAAGAAAAATAAATACATAAAATAAAGAAAAAGTATAAAATAAATTAAACTATATAAATAAAAATTTGTATTTTTATTTATAAAATGGCATCCAATAATGGAATCAATATTAGTAAAGTAGATAATTTTGAATCATTTGAAGAAAAAGTAAAAAACTATATTGTTACAAATGATCCAAAATTGTATATACTAACTCCATGTTATGGAGGAATGTGTTATATCAGCTATTTACAATCTTTGATAAATACACTAAATTTATTTAGACAGTATAATTTTCCAATTCAAGTTGAGTTTTGTAAAAATGATAGTTTAGTATCAAGAGCAAGAAATAATCTTATTGCAAAAGCGATGCATGACCCCAAATGTACTCATATTATTTTTATTGATAATGATATTACTTGGAATCCTCTATCTATATTAAAATTGATTATAGCAAATAAACCGCTTATTGGAGGTGCTTATCCAATCAAACGGTACAATTGGGAAAAATTAACAACTGATAATTCATATGATGAAACAATCATCAATAAATGGGTAGATAAAAAAAATAATAATACTTCTTTAAAAGAATCAATGAGTGATATTGAAATGATACAATCATCATTATTACGTTATAACATTAATTATATTGATAAATACATTGAGATTCAAGATAATTTGACACAGGTCAAACATCTTGCTACTGGATTTATGTTAATGCAACGTCAAATGGTTGAAAAAATGATGTTAGCATATCATTCTACTAAATATACAGATGATGTCAATTTTTTGACTGGCACTGAAAATAATTATGCATATGCATTATTTGATTGTGGTGTAGAAGATAACCATTATCTATCTGAAGATTGGTTATTTTGCAATAGATGGACCAAAATTGGTGGCACTATTTGGTTAGATGTTACTATCAATTTAACACATACGGGAACAGAAGATTTCCATGGTTGTTTTATTTCTTCTATTTTGTAGTTTTTGTCAATAAAAATAATATCTATTCTACACCTTTTCACATTTCAAACACCCAATTTTTTCTCGTTTTTATGACAACTATGACACTTGAAAGTGAATTTTGTATATTTATGTTCTTCTAAAAATGCTATTATAATTTCTTTCATAATAATAGGTTTTGTTGTATCACTCCAAACCTTTTCTAATGCTCTTTTTATTAACAATGGTCTTTCTTCACCTATTCCATGACACCTTTCTGTTGATGGACTATTACATTCACCGCAAGAAAATTGCTTAATATATGAGTTAGTAAATGTATTTCTTACTAAATTTGTAAATACATTTGAAGCATAATCTTTTATAAAATCTTCATGAGAAGTGTCGATTAATTTTGAATTCCATTTATTACTTTTTTTAATATCATTTATTCGTTTATCAATATATTTGCTGTGGACATTTAGTTCAGTCATTATAAATTATATCGTATTGTTATATAATTTATAAACTAATCAATTTTATAAATATTGGGAGTTTTAAATGAGAAAAGGTGTTGCAATGGTCTACAATACACATTATTACATTTCAAATACCGTCATTCGTAGGGTTTCTATTTCTGTTCTCAAATCTGCTTGGGTTTTTGATTTTTGAATTTTGTGAAAATCATTTTCCACAATCTGAATAACATCTATATATTCGGGGGTTTTGTGAAAGTTCTCGAAAAACATACAATAATTGTTTATGTTCTCAACTGTTTTTGTAAAAGACAGAGAACCTTTATTGTTTTTGTTTATCCAATCGACAAAATCATTTATATGAAACAATAATATTGGTTTCAAAACATAATATGCAAATATTGGGCTTTTTTCGCTGTATTTTTTGCAAAGTTCACGATTTTCATTTGTATTTTCGTACATATTTTTATAAGATAATCCATAATGGTCCAACACTTTCACACATTGAAATAGTGAAAAAAGTATTTCATTTTTTATAGTTTCCTCTATTTTTTCATATATAAAATCCATGTTCTCAATATTCTTATTAGTTATTACAGAATAGTAAACAAAAATATACTGTTCATTATTTCGGCTAAACATTCTGTATAACTTTCAAATAGTTTCACGTCGACATTGATATTAAATATAGAATGTATTTTAGAATTTGAGAACCCAGTATCCATATGTGAAAAATCCAACCCCATACAATGAATTGTTTCATGTATAAATACCTTGAACCATTCTTCTTCCCTAAATATGTTTATTTCTGAAATTTCTTTGTTGTCATTGTTCTCATTGTGAGAACTTATATGTTCTTCTCTACATGAATATGTAAATGCGGTATTTGCATGTTCCCAGTCAATTGGACTTGCATCGATTGTTGGTAACATCTTCTTTAAATCGGTCAAATACAAATATACGTTCAAGTTTTTAGCACAATTTACCGGACTGTATGCGTATGCAATGGATAACCATATAAACATTCTTTCTACATATTTCATCATTTCTTTTTCATTAAGTTGAGAACCTTGCACTGGAAATATGAAAAAACACGTACTTTTCTATTTTTTACTTTGAATTCGTATATTTTAGTAATTTGTTCAATGTTCTCAATATTGCTTCGTATTTCATACGGTATTCCTTGAAAAATATTTGATTTAGGAAAAGTTGTTTCATTGAATGGTACTTTTATTATATTGGCTTTGTTGATACATTCTAAATTGCATTTAATGATTGAACCATAGATATTTTTTATAAATTTTATAGTCGATGTTGAGAACCTTATTTTAGAAATCTCATTTTTTGATTTTTTGAAATACTTATTTAGAAATAATTTCAATTTTTTTGATATAGGGTTCATTGATATATACTATATATACATCAAAATACCATCTATATATCTGTAAAAAATTGATATTCCGTGCTAAATACCTATAATTCTATAAACAAATATAAACATAAAAATTTTATGGGAATTCAATATTTAAACCGATTCTTACTTGACAATTGCAAAAAATCTTCTATACGTAAAACTCATTTGCGAGAACTTAAACATAAAACTATTGTCATTGATACAAGTATTTATATATACAAATTCATTGCCGAAAACAAACTAATTGAAAATACTTATTTATTGATATCTTTATTTAGGCATTATTCAATTATTCCAATATTCATTTTCGATGGGAAACCGCCCCGCGAAAAAAGAGACCTTCTCATTCAAAGAAGAGTGCAGAAACAAGAAGCTGAACAAAAATATTTAGAAATGCAAAATATTCTTGAAAATACTACCGACAACGAAGAAATTGCTAAATTACAAAAACAAATAGAAAATATGAAAAAACAATGTATCAATGTTACAATGGATGACATACAATGTGTCAAACAACTCCTCGAATATTACGGGATTCAATATTATACCGCTGAAAATGAAGCAGACCAATTAATCGCCTATTTAGTCAATTCTAAAAAAGCATGGGGATGCATCAGCGACGATATGGATATGTTTGTTTATGGATGTTCACGAGTATTTAGACATTTAAGTTTATTGAATCATACAATTATTATGTACGATACAAAATCCATTTTGAATGATTTAGAAATGTCTATGGATGAATTTAGGGAAATTACAGTTTTATCTGGAACGGATTATAACATCCATAATAAAACTACTTTACACGATACTATCCATTGGTTTTCAAAATTCAAAAAAAATAGTAAGAAACACGGTTCATCGTCGATTTCATTTTATCAATGGCTTTTAGAAAATACCAAATATATTACTGATTACGATGAATTAATGAATCAATATCAAATGTTTATTGTAAAAATGACAGATTTCGAATATTTACAAAATATGTCATTCAAAATATTACCGATTCAAAAAACAGAACTTCGCAATTTCTTGAAAAACTATGGATTTATATTTGTTTAGGCAATTATTTAGGCAATTATTTGACAATTGTTCGACGAACCCCCATCAATATTAAATCTTTTTTAGCCGGATTTCTTCTTATAAATTCCAGTAACAATGCATTTTTTGTCAATAACAACATTTGTTTCAAATCTTCATTTTGACTAAATTTAGCAGAAACTGCACGTTCTCGTTCTTCTTCAAAACGGCCTAAATGATAATCCGCATCGATTTTCACTTCTTTTGGACGCAAGGTTTTGTTATTTTTCTTTCCGCCCTCTCCGGCTATTTTAGCTAAACTTGGGTCTTTGGATATTTCACTATCACTATCTAATGAAAATAACAAGTAAAAATCGGGAAATCCTTTTTTATATTTAGCGGCTTGAACATAATGTTCTACTGACATCCATTTATGTTTATCCAATTCAAATATTCCTCCACCCCATGAATCGTCCAATTTTTTTCGCCAATTATCTATTTCAGAAAGAGTAACATATTCTTGAACTTTGGTTTTTGGTATTTTCTCTCCCGATCCGGCCCCGGGTTTAGGCGAATTGTCGGATTTAGAATGAAACATAAAAATTACTTTTGAATCATATAAATCACTATCTTCATCTTCTTCGTCTAACTTTTTTCCTAAATCAGGGTCCATGCCTAATTTACTTTTGAAATTTCGGAAATCTTGGATCAAATAATATTGACCCGCATTTTTCTCTAAACATTTATTCACCGCCAAAACTTTCACATCGTAGGGTATTTCATTGAAATTCAAAATACGTTTGTGATAATATGACAACAATTCATAATGGTTATTGCCGTATACGGTCATAATATAATAGTTTGGAGAGAAGGTTCCCAATTCTTCTAAATTCTTATTAAAATCACCACAATTCAAAACTCCGTCAAAATCCCCGCTTTTGAAAGATTCTTCTGAAAAGATTATGAATTTTACATTTAGCAATCTTTCCAAAGTGGAAATTGCCCATGCATCTGCCCAGAAATTGGATGTTTGTATGTATACACGAAATGCATCTATGCTATCAATATCTTTCATATAACCTACATACTCTTCTTGTAATTTAAGTGTTTCTTTTTTTTTTTTCAACACTTTTTTATATTCATCTGCTAATTTATTCGTTTCTTTGATTAACCGTTCTTCATCATTTTTATCTTCTAATTTTTTCATACGTTTTTTATATTCCGCATTTGTTTTTTTTATTTCAGCAATATCATTATCATGTTCGCGGATTTCATTTTGAAATCCTAAATATAAATTTCGATGCTCTTGATAAACATCGTCAGTCAACTCTTTTGCTAATGCTGCCCTTAATTTAGGAACAGTTGTATTGTATCCGATTTGTCTAAATGCATCACGGATTACATAGAAAAAACAATCTCCCTCTCCATCATTAGTAACAATATTATAATGGTGATTTTTAAAAAAATTCTCAATCCATTTATTGGCGATGGATTTTTTGAACTCCAATTTATTTTTATTGGAATCTTCTTCGGTTTCCTCTTTCAATGAAATAGGTTGTTTCATATTTTTATCGATTTCGAAAATACCATCTTTGGAAATTTTGACAGTTTTTTCCAATTCTTTTGACATTTCACTTTCTGGTATTTTCAATTTCATCACATCGTTTTCATCCACATCGATTTCATCTATTTCGACGATTTCATTTATTTTTTCTTTTTTTTCTACTTTTTCTTTTTTATCCATACCAACGGGAATCGAAAGAACCTTTTCAATGAATTTTGAATTGACAAAACTATATAATAACGGCTCTCCAAATTTCGTTAAATCGATATCTCCATCTTCATCTAAAACATTTAATGAGCGACTTGATTGGATTTCATAAACACCGATTTGCGCTTTTATCTTTTGATTAACTACTAAATAAATGGGATAATAGAGAACATGTTTAGAAGAAAACGTGTATTTTTGTTTCCCAAGAGCGATTGTAATAGGTTTATCGTGTATGTACATTTCGTATAAACTGGAATGATAACCATTATCTTCTGGGTCTATTGTCTTTGTTTCAACAAAATTAATATCTTTGTTTATTTTTGAAGAAACCATTCGTATAAATATATATTTTGTATATATTTATATTTTTATATTTTATTGTTTTTGTTGTTTATTCTAAGTTTTTATTATATTCATCCTGCGATATGAAATTCAAATTATACAATATATTTAATCGTTGGTTATATCTGGTTATATCACTATGTAAATCAACTGTAATTTTAAATATAAAAAAAGATTCTTTGATAGGTGAATAAATGTAATCTGAACACCATATATATTCTCGTTCAAAAGATGATATTTTGCATTTATCATTGTTTTTTATATATTCAATAGTATCACATTGATCATGCGTTGGTATATTATTGTGTATTTTTTTATTCATGATATTTAGTATTTGTTCCCAGAATGACAAAGTAGTTTCATTGCATTTCAATAGGATGAATCCAATATTGATATTGGTATGTTCTTCTGCAAAATATATGTCTATATCCATATTTTGTTTTGAAATGATGTAATTGTAGAATTCTTCTACTTTATCGTTTATGTATATTGTTGCATCTGAAAAAATAATGCTATTGCCCATATTTTTTTTGATACAATCGATGACTAATTGAATTTTGATCGTATTATTTAAAAAATGATGTCCTACATTTGATAATGTAAGATTGTTTACTACAATTGGTTCTACATCAAATTTACTAGTATTCAAACGTGTTTCAATGTGGTTTTTGTAAAAATGATAATTTGGAGTATAAAAGAAATACCACTTCATTATTGTATACTTTTGAAAATCTTTATTATATTTTCAAAGAAATATACTTTTTATACTGTTACTTCGTTTATCCCGCTTTGAAAATCTTGATATTGGTAAGAACGTACCACGCCGCAGCAGTAGTATTGTAAAACATGATAAATTCTTGGTTTGTTTGAACTGCGTCGGTTAATGCATTACTTGATGTTATAACACTAGGACGAACAGTGTATAAAAAACGCGTACTTGCTACTGCTGTTCCATTGATTTTAACGGCATTGCAATAATAACTAGCAACTGACGAAGTTTTGTTGATTACTGTTATGAGATAAGTATTGGCAGTATTCAAAGATGATATGGTAAAGTTTATTGAATAGTTTGCAGTAGGCGCGAGTCCTGTTAAGAAGAATGTTGTACCTGTGTCTAGGTTGAATGTGAATGGAGCAAATAAAAGTGTTGAAATACTTTTATTAATCTTACTGTTATCATCTAAACCCACCATAAACGTACCATCGAATGATAATGCTACACCATACCAATTTTTATATCCAGGACCAAAATTCTGAACCCAAGTATTTCCAAAATCACTTGATACATAACAATAACTTGTGGATAACATCATCAATATTTGATATCTACCATTGGCTGTCATTGCAACTGTATACCAACCAAGATTTCCAGCAGATGTATTTATAACCCAATTATTTCCATAATCATTAGATACAGCAATACTACCATAATAAGCAATACATGTTTGGTATTGACCCGAAGATGACATTGCAAGTGAGCTAAAACTTCCAACATTTGTTTTTGAAATAAAAGTATTTCCATAATCACTGGATACGTAAATATAAGTTCCAATAACGGTTTGATATTGACCTGTGGATGATATTTCAACTGACTTGAAATTATTCCCAACATTTGTTTTTGAAACAAAAGTATTTGCAGTATCACTGGATACATAAATAGTTGAAGGTGTTATAGCAGTATGATATTGTGTATTATCTGACATTGCTGCTCCTTTCCAATTATAATTAGGAGCACTATAATTAGTCGCACTCCAACTACCTCCATAATTAATGGATTTATATATGCCTGTGCTTCCATATGCATAAATAAATTGATATTGACCATTCGGAGACAAAGTGGCTCCACCGAATTGACTACCTGAAAAACCAGGCAAATTGTAGCTATTCCCGATATAAATCGACTCACCAAAATCATTAGAATAGCCACCAGTATAACTGTTAATATTATTACCTATAAGTTGATACTTACCATCGTTCCTCGATATTTTCACGAACGTACCACTAATAACACCACCAGTACCAATAATTTTTGTGTTTGCTGTTAAAACCCATGTATTTGCAAAATTATTCAACATATTATAACCATCCACATTATTCAATTTCCCCAATGAATAAGAATATTGGTCGACTGTTCCAGCAGGAATTGCTACACTCACATATATTGTGCCATTAGAGACAGAATCTATTGCTGTTATATATTGTCCAGACGACGATATTGCCAATCCTCCCCAATTATTACTAGGATTTCCAGTTAAAGTCATAGGAGTCCAAGTATTTCCAAAATCAACTGAGACATATGAAGTAGTACGATGTACAAGTGCTACTTGATATTGTCCAGTTGCAGATAAAGCTACATATCCCCAATTTCGACTTGCATCAGACATTTTAGTTACCCAAGTATTTCCATAATCATTTGATATATATATTCCATTACCTGATGATGCAGTTTGATATTGTCCAGTAGCAGATACAGAAACCGATGACCATACTATATTATTACCTTTTGTGTTCCAAGTATTGCCATAATCATTGGATATATATATATTTCCAGTGTCCGGAACCACACTTTGATATTGTCCAGTAGCAGATAATGATACTGATGACCAATACAAACCAGCAGGCGATTTATTTGTCCACGTAGTAGCGTAATCACTTGATACAAATATTTGATAATTCGTAACAGCTGTTTGATATTGTCCAGTAGCAGATAATGATACAGACTGCCAATATTTTGTAACATCATTCGGTATTCCAGTTCGGGCTATCCAAGTATTTCCATAATTAGTAGATACATACAAATTACCTCCACTTACTAATGCAGTTTGAAGTTGTCCAGTTGAAGATACTGAAATGCTAATCCAATTTCTAGAACTATCTACACCGGTCCAATTATCTCCATAATCAGTAGATACATAAATTTTATCTTGAACTACTATCGCACTTTGATATTGTCCAGTTGATGACATCGATACCCCTTTCCAACTTCTGGCACTATCTCTCTTAGCCCAGTTCGTTCCAAAATTATCTAATGAAGTTCCATAATTTGTAAAAATAGAAAACGAATTTGGGTCAAGTGAACCTGCCTCCCCAGGAATACCAGGAGGGCCAATAATACCTGTGGGACCGGTCGAACTTGCAATTCCAGTAGGACCTGTTATACCAGTTATTCCGGTAGGCCCAGTTGGACCGGTTTGTGTCATACCAGTAGGACCCGTTGGACCAGTTTGTCCAGTTACACCAGTTACTCCTGTGACACCAGTATTACCCGTTCTACCAGTGCCACCAACACCAGTAACTCCGGTAACTCCGGTAACACCAGTTACACCAGTAACGCCAGTTACACCAGTAACGCCAACGCCAGTAACCCCAGTAACCCCAGTAACCCCAGTAACCCCAGTAACCCCAGTAGAACCTGTTACACTGACACCAGTAACGCCTGTTATACCAGTAGGACCAGTTTTACCGGTTGTTCCGGTAGGGCCAGTTCTCCCAGTAAATCCAGTAGGACCAATTGAATTTATATTTACATTCCATATATAATTGTAATTTTGTCCACTTACAAAACCGTTTATTTGTAATATATTTTGCAATATCAATATACCAGTATCTATATTATAACTTGTTACTGTTGCTATGAAATATTTACTGGATGTAGCGCGGTCGATTACAAATACAGTATTTCCTTGTGTGTATGATAATTGAGGTGATATTGATAACAATAAACCATCTATTAAATTCGCTAACGATAAAGATACAGATGTAGTAGTCTGTGTATTAAATGAATTCGATGCAGTTCCAGTAGTTCCAGTTATTCCAGTTATTCCAGTAGGTCCTGTGGGACCAGTTCTTCCGGTAGGCCCAGTTGTACCGGTTTGTCCAATAGTTCCTATACATCCAGTAACTCCGGTAGGTCCGGTAGGACCGGTAGGACCGGTAGCTCCGGTTTGTCCAGTCATTCCGGTAATGCCACTTGGTCCGGTAGGTCCGGTAGGTCCGGTAGTTCCACTAGGTCCAGTAGGTCCAGTAGGTCCAGTTTGTCCAGTCGGTCCAGTCGGTCCAGTTTGTCCCGTCAACCCACTCGTTCCAGTTTGTCCAGTCTGCCCACTCGGTCCAGTAGTTCCAGTAGTTCCAGTAGTTCCAGTAGTTCCAGTAGTTCCAGTAAGTCCAGTAAGTCCAGTAGGTCCAGTAGGTCCAGTAGGTCCAGTAAGTCCAGTCGGTCCAGTAAGTCCAGTTGGACCAGTCGGTCCAGTAGGTCCACTCGGCCCAGTAGGTCCACTCGGCCCAGTAGGTCCACTCGGCCCAGTAGGTCCACTTGGCCCAGTAAAACCGGTCAGCCCACTCGGTCCCGTATGTCCAGTTTGTCCAGTTTGTCCAGTAGGTCCAGTTTGTCCAGTAGGTCCAGTAGGTCCAGTAGGTCCAGTATGTCCAGTAGGTCCAGTATGTCCAGTAGTTCCGGTTGTTCCGGTAACACCTGTAACACCGATTTGACCTGTATAACCAGTGTAACCAGTTTCTCCTGTAATTCCGGTAACACCAGAATTACCAGTTTGTCCAGTAGAACCATAATCACCAGTATAACCGGTTGGTCCGGTTACACCAGTACGTCCAGTACGACCAGTGTATCCAGTAGGACCAGTAACCCCGGTTACACCAGTTACTCCGGTAACTCCGGTAAATCCTGTTGGTCCTATTGAATTTATATTTACAACCCATATATAATTATAATATTCTTCTTGATTAAAACCATTTATATTTGTAATATTTTTCAAAACCAATACACCAGTTGTATTATCATAACTTTTAACAATCGCCGTAAAATTTAACAGGGTAGTTTCATTATCGGATATAAATACTGTAATTCCATAAAAATATGAAAGGGATGGCGAAACTTGCAATGTCAATTCATTTGCAAGTTCATTTAATGATAACGATATATAATTAGTTGTTTCCGTATTGTAAACATCTCCATGTTGACCTTTTGGACCTAGTGTACCTGGATAACCAATTATACCCATATAACCAGTTGCACCGGTATTACCAGTATACCCAGTAGCACCATTATTACCAGTTATTCCTATACTACCAGTAGGACCAGTAGTTCCAGTAGGACCAGTAGTTCCAGTAGGACCAGTTCTACCAGTTGGACCTGTTCTGCCAGTAGGACCGGTCGGTCCAGTAGGACCAATATTGCCAGTGGCACCAGTAGGCCCAGTCGCACCAGTAGGACCAGTCGAACCAGTCGAACCAGTCGAACCAGTCGAACCAGTCGAACCAGTATATCCTGTTGTACCTGTACTTCCGGTACTACCACTTTTACCGGTCGACCCAGTTGAACCGGTAGGGCCGGTTTTTCCAGTAATACCAAGAATACCAGTCGGTCCAGTTGAACCAGTCGGTCCACTATTTCCAATAGTACCAGTTTTTCCAGTGTGGCCACTCGTTCCACTCGTTCCAGTCGTGCCACTCGGACCAGTCGTTCCAGTTGTGCCACTCTTACCAATCGTTCCAGTCGGTCCAGTCATTCCAGTAGTTCCAGTTGAGCAAGTTGGACCAGTCGGTCCACTTGCACCTGTTTCAGATGAAATACCGATAGACCCAGTATTGCCTACAAACCCAGTATATCCAGTTGCACCTGTATTAACAGACATACCAGGAGGTCCTGGTGCCCCGGTACTACCAGTCGGACCAGTTGAACCAGTAGCACCTGTGTTTGTAGATAATCCAGGAAGTCCAGTAGGTCCCGTAGGTCCAGTAGACCCAGTACACCCAGTACACCCAGTAGACCCAGTATATCCAGTAATTCCAGTCGAACCAGTAGGTCCAGTTGTCCCTGTATATCCTGTATAACCAGTGTATCCAGTTGTTCCAGTAAAACCAGTTGAACCAGTAGACCCCGTTTCACCAGTGTTACCTGTTTGTCCGGTAATTCCTATATTACCAATTGTACCAGTTCTTCCCGTATAACCAGTCGGACCAGTCTGACCAGTCTGACCAGTCTGACCAGTTTGTCCAGTCTGACCAGTTCGACCACTTCTTCCACTATAACCAGTTTCGCCTGTTTCACCAGTTCTACCAGTCGGTCCAGTTCTACCAGTAGGTCCAGGTGCACCAGTAGGTCCAGTTGCACCAGTAGGTCCAGTTTCCCCAGTTTCCCCAGTTTCACCAGTTTCCCCAATTGGTCCACTTCTTCCTCTGCTTCCGGTAGGTCCAGTAGGTCCAGTATGTCCAGTATGTCCAGTAGGTCCAGTAGGTCCAGTTCTTCCGGTAGGTCCAGTAGGTCCAGTAGGTCCAGTAGGTCCAGTAGGTCCACTTCTTCCAGTAGGTCCACTTCTTCCAATAATTCCGTTGTCACCATTATCACCACGAACACCAGTTTCACCAGTAGGACCGGTTTCTCCTAAATCACCAATAGAACATGTACCCATTGGTCCAATTTCACCTGTAAGTCCAGTTATACCACGAGGGCCAAATGAACCTTCGGTTCCTATATAACCAGTTAGTCCTCGTTCTCCAATAGGACCCTTAATACTACCAATATTTACCCATAAAGCATCCGGTCTATATTCTACATCATTTGGGTCAAGTGACCCTGGGTTATCCATTTTAGCAACCCACAAATCCAATCCAATTAAATATCCAGTATTTTTTGAAGCATTATATGGTAAATTATAACATGAATCTATTACGCCATTAATTGTAATTGAACTAGAAGTTACACCACCCACAGTAGTTCCTGTGGGTAAAGCAACCGAACCATTTGCAGTTGCAGATATTGAACTCCGTGTTCCCAAAAATATAGTTGAATCTGAAACATACACTGAACGCGCATGTATTTCGTTAAATCCTCTTGCTTCAGAACCCAAATTAATAGTTGTATAATATTTTGTATCACCATTATTTTGAATTACTGGAAACACCGGTCCACCTGGTATAATATCTGACAATATAAGCCCACCAAATGTTCCCGTATGACCAGTTATTCCAATACGTCCAGTATAACCAGTCGGTCCAGTATATCCAGTTGCACCAGTTGCACCAGTTGCACCAGTTCTACCAACGCGTCCAGCTGAACCAGTTATACCAGTGGGTCCAATACTTCCTGGTTCACCATTAGGTCCAGTGGAACCAATATCTCCGGTAGGTCCTGTGGGACCAGTTTCACCAGTATTTCCATCATCACCAGTAGGTCCAGTGGGTCCAGTGGGTCCACTAGGACCGGTATTACCACTATTGCCAGTATTACCTAGGTCACCAGTGTTCCCACTTTCACCGGTATTTCCTTGTTGACCAAAAGAACCAGTAGGTCCAGTAGGACCAGTAGGTCCAGTAGGACCAGTAGGTCCAGTAGGTCCAGTAGGACCAGTTTCACCAGTATTACCAGATTCACCAGTATTTCCAGTATCACCAGTATTTCCAGTTTCACCAGTATAACCGGTTGCACCAGTCTCACTAGATTCACCTGTAATACCTTGTGGACCCATTACACCAGTTGCACCTGTGAAACCGGTTGCACCTGTATTTGTTATTTCTCCCGAAATACCAGTAATACCTTGTGGACCAGTATCGCCTGTAATTCCAGTAATACCTTTTCCACCGGTAGGACCAGTAATTCCTTGTAAACCAGATGGACCAGTAATTCCTTGATTATTAATATTAATTCTATATGTATATTCATCGTCGTCAAAAGAAGGTGTAATATTTTTAATTCTGTATATAACCATTCTACCTGTTGAATTATTATAACTTTTCACTTCTCCTACAAATTTTTGAATATCTCCACTGGAATTTATATCCAAAGAAACTACTTCTACTCTATCAGTTGGTAAATAAGCTAATTCTGGATCAATAAATATTATAACTTGATAATCATAATTAAAATTAGACGCTAAAATCGATAATTTATTTATACTAATATATTTATAACCACGAAATCCAGTAGGACCGGTATAACCAGTACTTCCTACATTATTTACGCTAATTTTGTATTTGTATAAATCATTATAAAATAATTTACTTACATTATGAATATTTTTCAAAACCAGCTCGCCGGTATAGCTATCATAAATTTTGATTTCTGCTTCAAAATATTGGTATTCATTATAAGGATTCAATTCAGTACTTTTTACGATAACATAATCTCCTTCATTGTATGATACATATCTCTCAACTGTAAGAAGTAACAAATCATCATTCAATAGATTTAATTTACTTATTCGTTGGGTGATTATACATGAATATTTTTCGCTATATCCAGTAGGTCCAGTCGGACCAATTGGTCCTATTATATCACGTCTATTTCTGGGTCTATTTGACGTATCGCAAGTTGAACTTGAAATATGTTCCATCGACGTTATATGTATAACATATATAAATATTTTTATTATTTTTATTGTTGTTATTATAACTATAACTATAGTTATAACTAAATTGTATATATTTATTACACCCCTTCGGGAAAAACATCTATGCTGCTTGATAATTCTTGACGAGTGAATCCGCCTGCCATGCTGATGAAGTTGAATTATAAAATAATGAAATTTCTTGACAGGTTACTACTGCACTGGTCAATGTTGGAGAAACATTGTATATGGTTGATACTGAGGACCCATTGAGTGTAATCGAAGTACAATAATAAGTTGCTGCGGATGAAGTATTATTGATTAACATTATGAGATAAGTTCTGGAAGTATTCAATACTGATATGGTGAAATTTGCTGTATAATTTGCAGTGGGAACAATACCTGTTAAGAAAAATGTAGAGCCATTGTCCAGGTTGAAGGTGTATGCATTTGCAACAGTACTCGTACTATAATATGCATTCCCTCCAACATGCATTATAATTTGATTCAAACCACTCGGTGAAGTTGCTAGACCAGTCCATGTTTTTGTGGTCTGTGAACTACCGCCAGTAGTTATATCAGATGAACTCCACGAAACTCCATAATTAGTTGACTTATATATATACCCACCGTATACATAGGCAGTTTGATATTGACCACTAGATGTCATTGATAAATACGAAATTCCAGACATATCTTGATTTCTAGTCCAACTTGCGCCATAATTACTTGATACATTTAAATATGTTTTGTCATAAAAATTAATTTTTCCAGAATATGTTTGATATTGTCCTGTATATGATAATGCTGCTTGTACTGGTCCCCAAAAAACAGTTGAAGTCGTCCAAGTTGACCCATAATCACTTGATATATTTGAAAATTTATCATTCTGGGAATTATTATCAGCTTCTACACTTGATATAATATATTGTCCATTGCCAGACATAGCATTAGTTGCATAATTAAGTGATCTATTGATAGTTACTGTATTCCAATTTACACCATAGTCGGTTGACACATAATTACTATTACTATAATTAGTAAACCAATATTTTCCATCCAAAGACATTGAAATTCTATTTTTGGGAGTAGAAAGTGTATAACTAAATGTAGACCCGTAATTATTTGATACATGTAATCCATACGGAGTTCCATATATACCTTGATATTGACCATTCGAAGATATTACTGCATTATAATAAATAAAATTATTTTGGAAATAAGAAGTAATAATACTCCATGTTTTTCCACCATCGATTGAAGATAACGGATAACCGGCACTTGCCGTTGTTGTAATCGCATATATATTACCATTTGATGATGGGTCAGATATTGCCGAGCCCCCCCAACCAGTATTAGGTATTGTTAAAGAAGATATAGATGTCCATGTAGTTCCAACCCCAAGTAATGGATTTTCGGAATTATTTAATTTCCCCAATGAATATGAATATTGGTCAACAGTTCCAGCCGGAAGTGCTGTATTACTATACAGGTAACCACTACTTCCTTGACCACTTGTAATATAGTGTCCACTTGACGATATAGATATACAATATAAACCAGAATTTATTGATGAACTAATTGGTAGTATTGCCCATGTATTTCCATAATCAACTGATAGATTTACAATATAAGGACTTATGCTTGTACATGCTACCTGATATTGTCCAGTTGATGACATAGATAAACCATACCAATATTGAGCACTCGCTACCGGATTCCATGTACTTCCATAATTATTTGATATATAAATTTGTCCACCAGATACAATAGATGTTTGATATTGCCCAGTTGATGATATTGCAACTGACGACCAAAGTTGACCGCTCGCATTTTGAAACCAAGTACTTCCATAATTAGTTGATACATTTATAAATTTACTATTATCACTGGATACAATAGTTTGATATTGTCCAGTTGATGATATTGCTACCTTTCCAGGAATACCGCCAGAACTTATGCTACCGCTCCATGTACTACCATAATCTTTTGAAATATATAATTTATCAGAACGCGAATACGCAATTTGATATTGTCCAGTTGATGATACTGCAACTGACATCCAATTTCTAACAGAATCATTTAAATTCCAACTTGCACCATAATTCGTAGAAACGTACAGGTTTGCGGTATATCCAGCAACTGTTTGATATTGACCAGTTGATGACATTGATACGCTATACCAACTATTACTAATTCCAGTTTGAGTCCATGTATTTCCATAATCACTTGATGTATAAATATATCCAGTATTTACCACAGCAGTTTGGTATTTTGCATTCGATGATAAAGCAATACTGTACCAACTTCTGGTTCCAGCTGCCGTTCTTGCTACCCAATTACTACCAACATACGTTAATGAAGTTCCCATGGTAGAAAAAATGCTCATCGTATTTTGGTCAAACGACGCAATAGTACCGGTAGGTCCTGTTACACCAGTTGGTCCAGTTACCCCTGTAAATCCAGTTGCACCACCAGTTGGTCCTGTTATACCAGTTACTCCCATTAGACCTGTTGTTCCTGTTACACTGATTCCTGTTGGTCCGAGTATTCCAGTATATCCGGTATACCCGGTTTGTCCAGTATATCCAGTTGTACCGGTATTTCCGGTATAACCCAATCCAGTTGGACCAGTCGGTCCCGTTGTTCCTGTCAATCCAGTCATACCAGTTGGACCAGTATTTCCAAAACCAGTAAGACCGGTTGGTCCGGTTGAACCAGTTACACCAGTTACACCGGTTGGTCCAGTTACAAATGCTCCCGTTGCACCGGTTACACCAATAACCCCGGTTACTCCAATAACCCCGGTTGCACCAGTACATCCGGTGTATCCTGTTGGGCCAACAGAATTTATATTTACATTCCATATATAATTATAACTCTCATTATTTATAAATCCATTTGCTTGCACAATATTTTTCAATACCAATGCACCAGTGGTATTATTATAACTTGTTACTGTTGCTATGAAATATTTAGTAACCGTATTCTGGTCAATTACAAACACAGTGTTTCCGGTTATATATGACAATTGAGGTGATATTGTTAATGATAAACCATCTATCAAACTCGCTAATGATAAAGATATACTTGTTGTAGTCTGTGTATTAAATGAATCACCTGCTCGTCCGGTAGGTCCAGTAGTTCCAGTAATTCCAGTTGGTCCAGTAGTTCCAGTTACACCAGTTACACCTATTATACCAGTTGGTCCAGTAATTCCGGTGTAACCAGTTGGTCCAGTTACCCCTGTTACACCGGTTACACCGGTTACTCCTCTTACACCGGTTACTCCTGTTACACCGGTTACTCCTGTTACACCGGTTACTCCTGTTACACCGGTTACACCAGTTACTCCTGTTACTCCTGTTACTCCTGTTACACCGGTTACACCGGTTACACCAGTTACGCCGGTTACACCGGTTACACCAGTTACTCCTGTTACTCCTGTTACACCGGTTACACCGGTTACACCGGTTACTCCTGTTACACCTGTTACTCCTGTTACACCTGTTACACCGGTTACACCTGTTACTCCTGTTACACCGGTTACTCCTGTTGTACCGGTTACTCCTGTTACACCGGTTACACCAGTTACTCCTGTTACACCAGTTACACCAGTTACACCAGTTACTCCGGTTACACCTGTTACTCCTGTTACTCCTGTAATTCCAGTTTGTCCACTAGGTCCAGTTACACCAGTTACACCAGTTACACCGGTTACACCAGTTACACCGGTTACACCAGTTACACCGGTTACACCAGTAGCACCGGTCACACCAGTTACACCAGTAGCACCTGTTTGTCCAGTAGGTCCAGTAACCCCAGTATTTCCAGTTACCCCCGTTATACCAGTATTTCCGGTGTAACCTGTATATCCTGTTGGTCCGGTTGTTCCAGTTCTTCCAGTTGTACCAGTTGTGCCAGTTGTGCCAGTTGTTCCGGTTCTACCTGTTGTACCTGTTATTCCGGTTCTACCAGTCAAACCAGTATACCCAGTCGACCCAGTATTTCCTGTTGGACCAATTGTATTTATATTTACAACCCAAATATTAATATTATATTCAGTCTCAGAAAAACCATTTATTTTTGTAATATTATTCAACACTAATATTCCACTTTGTATGTCATAACTTTTTACTATTGCTGTAAAATTTTTGGTTAATGTTTCTTTTGATGATATAAAAACTTCATTTCCTTTCAAATATGATAGTTCACGTTCAACTGGTAATGTTAGATTATCTACTAAATCTGTTAATGATAATGCTATAATATCAGTTGTCTCTGTATTAAATATATCATTAGAATTACCTTTTAAACCAATAGGCCCAGTTGGGCCAGTGTTTCCGATAGGACCTGTTCTACCATAATCACCAAAATAACCAGTAGGACCAGTTTCGCCAGTTGGACCAGTTTCGCCAGTCGCACCGGAAGAACCAGTGTCACCGGTTCTACCAGTACCACCAGTCGACCCACTTGTTCCAGAAGGTCCAGTTGAACTAATCGACCCAGTCGGACCACTTGCACCAGTACATCCAATAGAACCAGTAGGACCAATTAAACCGGTTCTACCAGTTTCCCCAGTTTCCCCAGTTTCCCCAGTTTCCCCAGTGTTCCCAGTTTTACCAGTTTGTCCAGTAGTACCGGTTCTTCCAGTATACCCATTATAACCAGTATTACCTGTTTGACCAGTATTACCAATTGAACCACTAGGGCCACTTCTACCAGTATTTCCAGTAGAACCAGTTGGCCCAGTAGGACCTGTTTTACCTGGTCTACCAGTTGACCCAGTTGACCCAGTCGACCCAGTTGGACCAGTTGACCCAGTTGGACCAGTTGACCCAGTTGGACCAGTTGACCCAGTTGGACCAGTTGGCCCAGTTGGACCAGTTGGACCAGTTGCACCAGTATTTGATGCAAAACCAGGAGGGCCAGTTGGACCTTTTATACCAGTATTTCCAGTTGCACCTGTGTTTGCAGCAACCCCATGCGAACCTGTTATACCAGTTATGCCAATATAACCGATTGCACCGGTCGCTCCTGTATTTGTAGCAGAACCTGGTACGCCAGTAGGGCCAGTATATCCATTGCAACCAGTATTTCCAGTTGAGCCAGTAGGACCACTTATCCCACTGTTTCCAATAGACCCTGTAATACCAGTATTTCCTAAAATACCAGTATTACCAGTTTCTCCTGTATTACCAGTTTCTCCAATCATTCCAGTTTGACCACTATATCCACTGAAACCAGTATTTCCAGTAGCACCAGTAGGACCCGTTTCGCCGGTCGGTCCAGTTCTACCAGTCGGTCCAGTTCTACCAGTCGGTCCAGTTCTACCAGTCGGTCCAGTTCTACCAGTCGGTCCAGTTCTACCAGTTGGTCCAGTTCTACCCGTAAACCCAGTTGTACCAATTATGCCAGTTCTACCTATATATCCAGTTACACCAGTAAAACCAGTTTCACCAATTACACCCGTTTCGCCAATTGCTCCAAATTTACCAGTAGGACCAGTTTCTCCTGTATTACCAGTTTGACCTATATCTCCGGTAGGTCCTATAATACCAGTAGGACCAGTCGAACCAGTCGGTCCAGTTCTACCAGTCGGTCCAGTAGGCCCGCTTCGTCCAGTTACACCAGTCATACCAGTATTTCCAATTCTACCAGTTTTTCCAGTGTACCCAGTTGGACCGGTTGGTCCATTATTACCAGTGTTTCCAGTATTTCCTGTGTTTCCAGAAGGGCCTGTATAGCCAGTTCCGTCTGGACCAGTAACCCCAGTTATACCAGTGTTCCCAATGTACCCAGTTGCACCAGTAATACCAGTTATACCAGTTACACCTCTTTGCCCAACGTCTCCTTTTATTCTACCAACATTAATCCATGATGCATCCACTCTATATTCTATTTTTGTTGGGTCAAGTGAACCTGGATTATCTATTTGTGCAACCCATAAATCTACACCAACCATATAACCATCATGTTTTGACGCATTGTATGGTAAATTATAAGAATTATCTACTTTACCCGTTAATGAAATTAATGCTGAATTTATACCACCAAATGTGGTTCCTACTGGTAAAGCAACTGAACCATCGTTGTTGGCAGATAATGATGTGTTTGTTCCTAAATATAATGTAGAATCTGATAGATATAATGACCTTGCATGTACATCATTGAATCTTCTTTCATGTGACCCAATATTAATGTTTGTATAATTTTTTATATCTCCATTTAATTGCGTTACTTGATTTACAATTCCACCTGGTATAATATCATTAAAAATTACACCACCAAATGTACCAGTATGACCAGTATATCCAGTAATTCCAATAGGCCCAGTTTTACCAATATATCCGATATCTCCAATAGGTCCAGTTATACCAGTAGTTCCAGTATTACCAATTGTACCTGTCCTTCCAAAAATTCCAGTAGGTCCAGTTGGTCCAGTAGAACCAGGAGGTCCAGTAGAACCATTTTCCCCAGTTTTACCAGTATAACCAGTAGGTCCAGTTATACCCGTTTCCCCAGTAAGACCCGTTATACCAGTTGGTCCAGTTTCACCAGTTACACCCGTTTTACCAGTCGGACCAATTTCACCAGTTTCACCAGTTTCACCAGTTTCTCCGGTTGATCCAATTCGTCCAATTGGTCCTATCATTCCAGTAGGTCCAGTTTTACCAGTAACCCCAGTATTACCAATGTCACCCGTATTACCAGTATTACCGGTATCTCCGGTTTCACCAGTTTCACCGGTTTCACCAGTCGGTCCAGTATCACCTGTATTTGTCATGTTACCAGAAATACCTTGCTCACCAGTTTCGCCAGTAGGTCCAGTACTACCACTATTACCAGTATTTGTTAATGAACCTGATATACCTTGAATACCTTGCGGTCCACTTGGACCAATTACACCAATATTACCTTGCGGTCCAATTAACCCCGTAATTCCAGGTGGACCGGCATCACCTGTATTACCCTGGTTATTCAAGTTTATTCTATACACATATTCATCATCATCAAATGTAGGCGTTATATCTTTAATTTTATATATAAACAATCTACCTGTTGATTTATTATAACTCTTTACATCTCCTGTAAATTTTTGAATATATCCTTTTGTATTTTTTTCCAACGAAATTACTTCCACGGTATCATTTGGAAAATATGCTAATTGTGGGTCAATGTAAATAGAAACTTGATAATCAATATATAAATTCGATGTTGAAATCGATAATCTGTTTATACTAACGTATTTATCACCAGGAAATCCCGTAGGACCTATACATCCTGTGTGTCCTATATTATTCAAATTAAATTTGTAGTTGTATAAATCATTATAAAACAATGATGTTATATTTTGAATATTTTTTATCACCAATTTACCAGTATTACTATCGTAGCTATTAACTTCTCCTGTAAATCCTTGATAATCATTATATTCATTTAAATCAATACTTTTCACAATAATATTATCTCCTGGAATATACGATAAATATTTGTCAATAGTTACTATTAACAAATAATCGTATATCAAACTTTCATTAGTTATTAATAGTTGTGTTATAGACATATATCTATCACTATATCCAGTTGGTCCAACTGGTCCAATTGGACCTGTTATATCACGTCTATTTTTTTTAATTAAACTATTAGACGACCCGTCAGTTGAATTAGAATAGCCATTCATTGACGTTGTAGGTATAACATATATAAATATTTTTATTCTATCACTATAACTAAATTGTATATTCTCTACTGTCGAATATACAATTTTGCGTTTTTACGTAGTTTCGTTTATATTTTTCGATTTTTATTTCAACGTTCGAAATAGAATTATTAGAATTTCTTGATATTTATAGTAACATACCATGCAGATGCTGTTGTATTGTAATATAATATAAATTCTTGATTTGTTTTTGCGGCACCTGTCAACGATATACTTGCAATTGGAACTGTCCATAATATATTAGAAGCTGATACCGAGGTGCCATTGATTGAAACTGAATTACAATAGTAACTTGCTCTTGATGATGTAGTATTGATTAATGTGATTAAATATGACCTGGATGTATTTAATACTGATATGGTGAAATTTGCAGAATAATTTGCAGTGGGTGCCGTACCTGTTAAGAAAAATGTTGAGCCATTGTCTAAATTGAATGTGTAGGAATTAGTAGCACTTGGTGCATTATTATTCAATTTGCCCAATGAATAGGAATATTGGTCAATTGATCCGGACGGAATTGCTATATTACTGGTATAGATGTAACCCGGAACATCATTGCAAGAAATTGCATATTGTCCATTTGCTGATATGAATATACGTTGTTGTGCATTTGTATGCGTCGTTTGATTCCAAGTATTTCCAAAATCAATTGATACATATGCATATTCTGCATATACACTGGCAATTTGGTATTGTCCAGTTGCTGACATGGATACACATCGCCAATTACGACTTGCATCTTTTGGATTCCAACTAACACCAAAGTCATTCGATGTGTATATATAACCCACATAATGACATGCAGTTTGGTATTGACCTGTTGCTGACATTGATACCGATTTCCAATCTCGACTTCCTGCTGCCGTATTTTGAGCCCATGTCACTCCATAATCACTTGATGAATACAAGTAAAGAGGTCTACCGTCTATTAGTGCAATTTGGTATTGTCCTGTTGCTGACATGGATATACGCTGCCAGTATCTATAACTAACAGAAGTATTTCTTGCTACCCAAGTATTTCCATAATTACTTGATGTGTAAATATAACCAGGATTAAAATCTACCGTAGTTTGATATTGACCAGTTGCTGATATGGATACTCCTAGCCAACTTCGACTTGCATCTTTTCCTATCCAAGTACTTCCATAATCACTTGATACATAGATTAATCCACCATCTGAACCGGCAGTTTGATACTGTCCAGTTGCTGACATTGCTATACTATACCAAGAACGATTTCCTGCGGCACTATTTACTGTCCAAGTATTTCCATAATCATTTGATGAATATATATTACCAGTAGAATCTGCGACACATGCAAGTTGATATTGACCGGTTGATGATATAGCTAAATCCCTCCAACTTCTGGTAGTATCTGTAATTTTTGCAGTCCAACTCTTTCCAATATCGCTCAACGAAGTTCCAAAATTCGAAAAAATACTGAAAGTGTTTGCATCAATAACGGCATTCGCACCTACACTACCGGTTACACCAGTGACCCCAGTTGGTCCGGTTTGACTTATACCGGTTGGACCAGTAATACCAGTCTGTCCAGTTCTACCAATAGGTCCAGTTAAACCTTGTCCAGTCACACCAGTCGCACCAGTGACACCAGTAACGCCCGTTACGCCAGTAACACCAGTTATTCCTGTTACACCTGTGTCTCCTAGACCTGGTATACCGGTAGGACCAGTACGCCCAGTCGGACCAGTACGACCAGTTGGCCCTGTATCACTTACACCAGTCGCCCCTGTATAACCAGTATAACCAGTACAACCAGTTCGTCCAGTAGGACCCGTATTTCCAATTCCAGTTGCACCAGTTGTACCTGTTACGCCAGTTACACCAGTTACACCAGTTACACCTGTTATTCCAGTATACCCAGTTGCTCCTATGGATTTTATATTTACATTCCATACATAAGTATAAGTTTGTCCAGTTACAAATCCGTTTATTTGTAATATATTTTGCAATACCAAAGCACCTGTATTTATATTATAAGTGGTTACAGTTGCTACAAAGAATTTACTTGAAGTATCACGGTCTATTACAAATACTGTATTTCCAGGTATATATGATAATTGAGGTGATATTGTTAATGATAAACCATCTACCAAACTCGTTAATGACAAAGACGATGTTGTAGTAGTTTGTGTATTGAATGAATCACCCGCTCTTCCAGTGGGTCCAGTGTTTCCTGTTACACCAGTTGGTCCTGTTAGTCCTGTTGTACCGGTAACTCCGGTTACTCCAACAATGCCGGTAATACCTGTGAAACCTGTATACCCAGTCGGGCCAGTTGGACCAGTTTGTCCGGTTGGTCCAGTAGGTCCGGTTGGTCCAGTTGGTCCGGTTGGTCCAGTTGGTCCGGTTGGTCCAGTTGATCCAGTAGGTCCAGTAGGTCCAGTTGGTCCAGTTGGTCCAGTTGGTCCAGTTTGTCCAGTTTGTCCGGTCGGACCAGTTTGTCCCGTTGGTGCAGTAGGCCCAGTTGGTCCAGTTGGTCCAGTTGGTCCAGTTGGTCCAGTTGGTCCAGTTGGTCCAGTTGGTCCAGTTAGTCCAGTTGGTCCAGTTTGTCCAGTCGGTCCACTTGTTCCAGTGCGACCAGTTTGTCCAGTAAATCCAGTAAATCCAGTAGGTCCAGTATGTCCAGTAGGGCCAGTATGTCCAGTAGGACCAGTATGTCCAGTATACCCAGTTTGTCCGGTAGGTCCAGTTTGTCCAGTAGGTCCAGTAGGTCCAGTCTGCCCACTAGGACCAGTTTGTCCAGTAGGACCAGTAGTACCAGTCGGACCAGTCGGACCAGTCGGTCCAGTCGGTCCAGTAGGACCCGTGGTTCCAGTAATTCCAGTGCGACCAGTATACCCAGTTATACCAGTAGTACCGGTTACACCCGTAACGCCACTATTTCCTGTTATACCTGTTTTTCCTGTATACCCTGTGCTACCGGTAGGTCCAGTTTGTCCAGTAGGTCCAGTTTGTCCAGTTCTACCAGTCGGTCCAGTTCTACCAGTCGGTCCAGTTTGTCCAGTAGGTCCAGTTATACCACTGACTCCCGTAAATCCACTTGGTCCAATTGAATTTATATTTATAATCCATGTGAAATTATAATATTCATTATTTACAAAACCTTTTATTTTTGTAATATTATTCAAGACAATTATACCAGTATCCTTATCGTAACTATTAACTACTGCTGTAAAATTTTTATTCGTTGTTTCATTATCCGATATATAAATTATATTTCCTGTCAAATATGAAAGATTTTTTCCAATCTGTAATGTCAAACCATCAAACATATCTGCTAATGATAAAGATACTAGGGTTGTAGTACTTGTAATAAAAATATCCCCGGCCCCCCCTTTTGAACCAATTAATCCAGTTGGTCCAGTAGGACCGGTTTCTCCTGTTGGTCCTATACTACCAGTATCGCCAGTTATACCAGTATTCCCTGTTTGACCAGTTATACCAGTAGGTCCAGTGCAACCAGTAGTACCAGTATGACCAGTGCGACCTGTATGACCAGTACGACCTGTATGACCACTATCACCAGTTTCTCCGGTATATCCAGTTTTCCCTGTATAACCAGTAGGGCCGGTTGTCCCTCTATTTCCCACTGAACCAGTAGACCCGCTTGTACCAGTAGACCCGCTTGTACCAGTAGACCCAGTTGAACCCATACCCCCGGTTGAACCCGTAGACCCAGTTGAACCGGTTGGCCCTACTGAGCCAGTTAAACCAGTTGCACCTGTGAATCCAGTTGAACCAGTTTGACCCATGTAACCAGTTACCCCGGTTGCCCCAGACGCACCAGTTGGACCAGTTGGACCAGTTGGACCAGTTGGACCAGTTGGACCAGTTGGACCAGTTTCACCAGTTTCGCCAGTTTCGCCAGTTTCACCAGTTTCACCGGTTGGTCCAGTTGGTCCGGTTGGCCCACTAATACCAGTCGCACCAGTATTTGTAGCAATACCGGCTAATCCAGTCGGACCAGTAATACCAGTACATCCAGTCACACCGGTATTTATTGCAATACCCAATTGACCGGTTACTCCGGTTGGTCCTGTTGGACCAATTGAACCAGTTGCACCGCGATTTATTGCAAAACCAGCATCGCCAGTAGGACCGGTATATCCAGTTGTACCAATAAGACCAGTTGCACCAGTTGCACCAGTTGCACCAGTTGCACCAGTTGTTCCAGTTGTTCCACTTGCACCAGTTGTTCCACTTGCACCAGTTAGTCCAGTAGGACCTGTTTCTCCTATATCCCCAGTTGGTCCAGTAGGTCCAATTTGTCCAGTAACACCAGTTGAACCTGTAGGTCCAGTATTACCTGAGTCCCCGGTTGGTCCAGTTATTCCACTTCTACCAGTTGCTCCGGTAGCACCAGTTCTGCCCGTTGTCCCGGTAGCACCAGTTATACCAGTTGTCCCGGTAGCACCAGTATTACCAATATCACCAGTATTACCAATATCACCAGTATTACCAATATTACCAGTATTACCAACAGTGCCAGTATTTCCCGTATCACCAGTATTACCAATATCACCAGTATTTCCAAGAGTACCAGTATTTCCAGTTTCACCAATACATCCACTCGGTCCTGAAATACCAATTGCTCCAGTTCTTCCGGTTATTCCAATATTTCCCATACTTCCGTTTGGACCAGTTCTACCAATTGGTCCGGTTGAACCAGTTGAACCAGTAGGACCAGTTCTACCACTGGGTCCAGTATTACCAGTAGGTCCGGTAGGACCAGTTGGACCAGTGTTTCCTGTTTCACCAAAATCACCAGTATATCCAATACCAGTTGGTCCAGTTCTACCCGTCGAACCGGTTCTACCAGTTGGTCCAGTCAGCCCAGTATTTCCAGTTATACCAGTTGGTCCTGTATCTCCATCAGGTCCTTTTACTTTACCTACATTTATCCAAGATGCATCTCTTCTAAAATGAAGATTTGAAGGATTGAGAGAACCTGGAATATCTATTTCTGCAACCCACAATTCTGAACCGACTATATATGCAGTATTTTTTGAAGTATCGTATGGTAAATTGTACGATGTATCTAATATACCAATTATAGTTATCAATCCTGAACTTACACCACCAATTGTTGTTCCAATAGGTAATGCTAGTGAACCATTTGCATTTGCCGAAAATGATGTTTTTGTTCCTAAATATACAGTAGAATCTGATACATATATTGACTTTGTATGTATCTCATTAAAACCTCTTTCAATAGAACCAATATTAATATTTGTGTAATATTTTACATCACTATTTTTTTGAGTGACCAAATTCAATATTCCGCCTGGCAAAATATCATTTAATAATACGCCATTGAATGTTCCTGTATGACCTGTAAATCCGAATACACCAGTTGGACCAGTTGGGCCGGTTGGACCTTTACTACCAATTATACCAGTAGGACCAGTTGGTCCAGTTGGACCGGTTTCCCCAGTGTTGCCAATTTGTCCACTTCTACCATATGTACCGGTAATACCAGTTGGACCGGTTTCACCTTTGTTACCTTTATCACCTTCGTTACCGATATCACCAATATCACCAGTGTTACCAGTCTCACCGATATCGCCATTATCACCACTATCACCAGTTTCGCCCATAATACCAGTATTCCCAGTTTCACCAGTTGGTCCCATGTAACCAGTTTCACCAGTAGGACCAGTTTCACCAATATTACCAGTAATTCCTATGATTCCATTTTTACCTGATTTTCCAGTAGGACCAGTCGGCCCAGTTTCGCCAGTTTCCCCCGTATTCCCAGTTTCTCCGGTAGTACCAGTATATCCAGTTTCACCAGTGTCACCACTATTCGTTGATACACCAGGAATACCTATTGGACCAATTTGACCTGTCGGACCGGTTATACCAGTTGAACCTCTATTTATAGATGAACCTGGAATACCTTGAATACCAATAGAACCAGTTGGACCAGTTGGTCCAGTATGACCTTCTTCTCCAATCATACCAGTAACGCCTTGTAAACCAGTGGCACCTGTTGTACCTTGATTATTTAAATTTATTTTATATAAATATTCATCATCATCAAAAGAAGGTGTTATATTCGTAATTTTATATACAACAATTTTACCATTAGACTTTTTATAACTTTTTACTTGTCCTATAAATCTTTGAATTTCTCCATTGGAATTTTTCTCCAAAGAAACAACTTCTATTAAATCCCCTGGTGAATAACATAATCCAGATTCAATGACAAATACAACTAGATTATCAAATAATAAATTGGCTGTTAAAAAAGATATTTTAGTTATAGATATATACCGATCACCAGATTCACCTGTCGGACCAGTATAACCAGTATATCCTATATTATTCAAACTAATCTTATATTTATATAAATCATTGTAAAACAAATCACTTATATTTTTAAAATTTTTTATAACTATTTCACCTGTATCGCCATTATAACTTTTAACTTCTCCTGTAAATCCTTGAAATACATTATATTCATTTAGTTCAATACTTTTTACTATAATATTATCGCCTTTATTATATGATAAATATTTTTCAATTGTAAGTGGTATTACATAATCATTCAACAAATTTGATTTACTTATTCTTTGCATTGTTATAGATAAAAATCTATCACCACTTCCAGTAGGTCCAGTAGGTCCAGTTTCCCCAGTTAGACCATTTATATCGCGACGATTTCTATATCTATTTCTTATTAAACTATTGGACGAACTGTCAATTGAATTTGAATAATCATTCATTGACGTTTTATGTATAACATATATAAATATTTTTTTATTATTATAACTAAATTCTATATTTTAGATTCTACATTTTATCAATATGTTGTTAAGTCGATTTTTATACCGATTAATTACCTTTTATATATCAATAATTCAGCAATTTATAATTGCAAAGGTCTACACATTTTCGGCATTTCAACTGACGAAAATGTGTAAAAATGAGAAATATTATTCACAATAAAATATATTAGTTATTAGGAATTCATAATAATAAATTATGAGGTTACAAATGAATTTATATTTGTAAGTGCATACCATGATGTACCATTATATATAATTGCAATCATCTGTGTTGTTATTACTGCACCCGTTAATGATATGAATGATGGACTTCCATTATATACAAATGTTGGTGTTGTTACAGTAGGGGGTGTATTCACCCTTATTGAAGTGCAATAGTAACTAGAAACTGTTGTAGTATTATTTATCAAAGTAATCACATATGTTCTTGTTGTAAGTAAAGATGATAATCCATTTATTGTACAACTATAATTTGCAGTAGGTCCTGTTCCTGTTAACAAAAACGTTGAAGTAGATGTGAAATCAACAGTATAAACATTGTTACTCAATGTTATACCGGATGACGCTACATTCTCGATAATATTATTCAAGTACATATATTGCGATACAAACATCCCACCGAGTACATTAAACGGAGTACTTGTATAATTATTATTAGATGAATCTCCTACAACCACTTGGGAGCCAGCATTATAGTAAACTATATTATTATTTATTGACCATAATGCTGTACCAGTTGGTCCAATATTTCCAGTAGGTCCAGTTGGTCCAGTAGTTCCAGTAAGTCCAGTATTTCCTGTAGTTCCAGTAGTTCCAGTAGTTCCAGTAAGTCCAGTAGTTCCAGTAGTTCCAGTAAGTCCAGTAGTTCCAGTAGTTCCAGTAGTTCCTGTAGGTCCAGTTGCACCTGTTATTCCAGTTGGTCCAGTAGTTCCTGTATAACCTGTTGTACCCGTTGTTCCAGTAGGTCCTGTATTTCCAGTATTACCAGTTTCACCACTTATTCCGGTTGGTCCACTTGGTCCAATTAAACCTTTTAAATTTATATTATATGTTATGTTATCATTCAAATTACCGGTACTATTCACTAGATTTGTTAATACTAGTATTCCGTTATTTTTATCATAGGAGAATACAGTTGCTTCAAACAAGTTTGATAGATTTGTATTATCTATACAAACAACTAATATTCCTGGTATATATGCTAAATTGACCGATACATTGAATGTAATTTGTGATACACTTTGCACCTGCGAATATACATTATATTGTTGTGAAGTAAATGTCAAATATCTATCACCAGCAGGACCAGTAGGCCCTGTAATACCAGTTATACCCGTTGCGCCCGTTATACCAGTAGTACCTGTTATACCAGTAGTACCTGTTGTTCCACTGACACCAGTAGGTCCTGAATTTCCTGTATTTCCACTATAACCGGTTGCACCCGTTATTCCGGTTGCACCAGTAGGTCCTGTATTTCCTGTATAACCGGTTGCACCCGTTATTCCTGTTGCACCCGTAGGTCCAGTTATTCCAGTGTTTCCAGTATAACCGGTTGCACCCGTTATTCCGGTTGCACCCGTAGGTCCAGTTATTCCACTATTTCCAGTATAACCAGTTGCACCTGTTATTCCGGTTGCACCCGTAGGTCCAGTAGGCCCAGTAATTCCAGTAGTTCCAGTAGGTCCAGTAGGTCCCGTAGTTCCAGTAGGACCAGTAGTTCCACTAGATCCCGTAGGTCCAGTAGGCCCAGTAATTCCAGTAGTTCCAGTAGGCCCAGTAATTCCAGTAGTTCCAGTAGTTCCAGTCTCACCAGTATAACCAGTTGCACCCGTTATTCCAGTTGTTCCAGTAGGTCCTGTATTTCCTGTATTTCCTGTATAACCAGTTGCACCCGTTATTCCAGTTGGTCCAGTTATTCCAGTAGGTCCTGTATTTCCGGTATAACCAGTTGCACCCGTTATTCCAGTTGATCCAGTAGGCCCAGTAGGCCCAGTAGGCCCAGTAGTTCCAGTAGGCCCAGTAGTTCCAGTAGGACCAGTAGTTCCAGTAGTTCCAGTAGGCCCAGTAGTTCCAGTAGGTCCAGTAGGCCCAGTAGTTCCAGTAGGTCCAGTAGTTCCACTAGGCCCAGTAGACCCAGTAGGCCCAGTAGGACCAGTATGACCAGTAGTTCCAGTAATTCCAGTAGTTCCAGTAGGACCAGTAAGCCCAGTAGGACCAGTAGGACCAGTATTTCCAGTAATTCCAGTAGTTCCAGTAGGACCAGTTATTCCAGTTGGTCCAGTTATTCCAGTTGGTCCTGTATTTCCTGTATAACCTGTTGCACCCGTTATTCCAGTAGGTCCAGTTATTCCAGTAGGCCCTGTATTTCCTGTATAACCTGTTGCACCCGTTATTCCAGTTGGTCCAGTTATTCCAGTTATTCCAGTTATTCCAGTAGGTCCTGTATTTCCGGTATAACCAGTTGCACCCGTTATTCCAGTAGGTCCTGTATTTCCAGTAGGTCCTGTATTTCCGGTATAACCAGTTGCACCAGTTATCCCAGTAGGTCCAGTTATTCCAGTAGGTCCTGTATTTCCTGTATAACCTGTTGCACCCGTTGTTCCAGTTGGTCCAGTTATTCCAGTAGGTCCTGTATTTCCTGTATAACCTGTTGCACCCGTTATTCCAGTTGGTCCAGTTATTCCAGTAGGTCCAGTAGTTCCAGTACTTCCAGTTGTTCCAGTAGGTCCAGTTGGTCCAGTTATTCCAGTAGGTCCTGTATTTCCGGTACTTCCAGTTGTTCCAGTAGGTCCAGTTATTCCAGTAGGTCCAGTTATTCCACTAGGTCCTGTATTTCCTGTATAACCTGTTGCGCCCGTTATTCCAGTTGGTCCAGTAGGTCCAGTTATTCCAGTAGGTCCTGTATTTCCGGTATAACCGGTTGCACCCGTTATTCCAGTTGGTCCAGTTATTCCAGTAGGCCCTGTATTTCCTGTATAACCTGTTGCGCCCGTTATTCCAGTTGGTCCGGTGGATCCTGTAATTCCAGTAGGACCAGTTGCCCCCGTTATTCCAGTAGTTCCAGTAGTACCAGTTGGTCCTGTTATTCCTGTATTTCCTGTATAACCAGTTGCACCTGTATAACCTGTTGCGCCAGTAGGTCCAGTTATTCCCGTATTTCCTGTATTTCCAGTATAACCTGTTGCACCTGTATAACCGGTTGCACCTGTAGGTCCAGTTATTCCTGTATTTCCTGTATAACCGGTTGCACCTGTATAACCTGTTGCGCCAGTAGGTCCAGTTATTCCCGTATTTCCTGTATAACCTGTTGCACCTGTATAACCGGTTGCACCCGTTATTCCGGTTGCACCAGTAGGTCCTGTTATTCCTGTATTTCCTGTATAACCAGTTGCACCCGTTATTCCAGTTGCACCAGTTGGTCCTGTTATTCCTGTATTTCCTGTATAACCAGTTGTACCTGTTATTCCAGTTGCACCAGTGGGTCCAGTTATTCCTGTATTTCCTGTATAACCAGTTGCACCCGTTATTCCAGTTGCACCACTGGGTCCAGTTACACCAGTATTTCCAGTATAACCAGTTGCACCTGTTATTCCAGTAGGTCCAGTTATTCCAGTTATTCCAGTATTTCCTGTATAACCGGTATAACCAGTTGCACCAGTGGGTCCAGTTATTCCAGTTATTCCAGTATTTCCTGTATAACCGGTATAACCAGTTGCACCACTGGGTCCAGTTACACCAGTATTTCCAGTATAACCAGTTGCTCCGGTATAACCAGTTGCACCACTGGGTCCAGTTACACCAGTATTTCCAGTAGTTCCACTTGCTCCGGTATAACCAGTTGCACCACTGGGTCCAGTTACACCAGTATTTCCAGTAGTACCAGTATTTCCAGTATAACCAGTAGGGCCAGTACGTCCAGTATGGCCAGTACGTCCAGTAGGACCTGTGGGTCCGGTACATCCTGTTATTCCAGTAGGTCCAGTAGGTCCAGTAAGTCCAGTAGGTCCACTAGGTCCGGTGTAACCAGTAACTCCTGTTTCACCAATAGGTCCAGTTGTTCCAGTTATTCCACTGGGTCCAGTATACCCAGTTGTACCGGTTTTACCAATAGGACCTGTTGTACCCGTTATTCCTGTGGGTCCAGTATACCCAGTTGTACCGGTTTTACCAATAGGACCTGTTTCGCCGGTAGTACCAGTAGGACCGGTTGATGATACACCAGTAGGACCAGTATAACCAGTAGGACCAGTAGGACCAGTTGTTCCAGTACGACCAGTTGTTCCAGTACGACCAGTTGGTCCAGTACGACCAGTTGGTCCAGTACGACCAGTTGGTCCAGTACGACCAGTTGGTCCAGTACGACCAGTTGGACCTGTTATACCAGTTGCACCTGTATTTGTAGCTGACCCTGGAAGACCAATAGGTCCAGTTACACCAGTAGTACCAGTTACACCAGTAGCACCAGTATTTGTAGCTGACCCTGGAATTCCAGGACCCCCGGTTGAACCTTCATTATTCAAATTTATTCTATATAAATATTCATCAGAATCAAATGAATTTGTAATGTTTCTAATATCAAATATAACCATTATACCAGTTTTCTTATCATATGTCTTGACATAACCTGTAAATCTTTGTATTTCATTTTTTGAATTTTTATCCAAAGAAACTACTTCTATTCTATCATTGGGAAAATATGCTAATCCTGATTCAATAGAAATAGTAAAATGATTACTTAAATTTAATTTTAAAATAGATAATTTGAATGTTGTTATATATCTATCACCTGGAATCCCAGTAGGACCTGTATTTCCTACATTATTTAGATTAATTTTATATTTGTATAAATCATTATAAAAATTATCAGTTATATTTTTAATATTTATTAACAAAAGCGCACCTGTATTATAATCATAACTTTTAATTTCTCCTACAAATTCTTGATACTCGTTATTTGTATTTAGTTCAATACTTTTTATTCTTATGTTATCTCCTGGGTAGTATGATAAATATTTATCAATCATTATTGTGAAAGTACTATCATATATTAATGATGCCCTACGTATTCTTTGTGAGGTTATACACAAATATCTCTCACTATATCCAGTAGGACCAGTAGGACCAGTAGGGCCAATATCACCAGTAGGACCAATATCACCAGTAGGACCACTTACATTTATATTTCTTGTATAATTGGGTGAATCTGTTCCAGTATTTTCGATAATATATTCATCCATTGATATTATTTGTATAAGCTATATATATATATTTTAATTAATATTCTAAATTACATATTATAAAAATTCCATTTTCTTTTTAGTGTTTGTAACTCTTCTTTTTTTGTTTATTTCAACAGAGTCTTCATGTGTAAATATAACATATGTATTATCTTCTGGCAAATTATGTGTAAAGAGTAATCTATAAAAACGTAATAGTTCATTATGATAACGTATACCTACTTCAATTAATAATTCTTGATAACTTTTAAAATTATATTTCTCATAATCTGTACTAAATGAATTGCTACTTTCATGAAATTTATTAAGCATTTTTTCATAAACACTTTTTTCATGTCTATGTATTAACTCACGCGATACGGAAAATGTAGGTCCATGTCCCCAACCCGGAATCATACCTAAATTTGTATAATTATTTGGAAATATTTCCATTAGCCATTTATTTTTATTTTCACATAATCCGTCACTTGTCGAAAAATCATCCCAATTTACCATTTCAGGATGAGTTCCAACTTGCATATAATCATATTGCGAACATTTATACAATAAATACCAAAATGGTATATTATTTTCGAACCAATTGCATTTTACGAATACATTCGTATTTGCTAAATTATCATAATTTTGTATTATGTGATATAAAAATGAATAATCACACCTTCCTATATTTGGTATTTCGACCAATGTATCTGATATTTTATTGATTTCGCCTATTTTCAAATGATCACTTTTTTTATAAACTATATATTCTATATTTGCATTCTTAACATTTACTATCCATCTATTTAATTTATGTAGATCATTATAAACCGACGTTATTATTTTTATAGACATGTATTCTATAAAAATAATAAATATTTATTTTAGGTTCATTTTACTTTATCAACTATATCTTTATATTTAAAAATAGACCTACTCGATAAACTTACCTTTTCTTTTATTTTAAATGATGAGAACATTTTAATTTTTGGTAATATATCACTTATCCATTTATCGTGTGCTTTGTAAGTATCATTTATCATTAAAATTACTATATTTAATACTTCGGTTATTTCATCTACCTCATTCACACGATTTTCTTCGTCTATAAATTTTAAAGCCAAATTTTGAAAATGTATTACTATATCTAAAATATGAATCGGCAATTCTACATTATTTTTCATTAAATTTACTATAAATGCCATAGATGCTCTTCTATTTTCATTCATTTTATTGTAATTACAAAATCCATCATAATCAACTGATGAATCTACATATACCAATGTATTTAATGAATCCATAAATTGATTAACAAATGGCACAACTGTATCATTAAAAAATGGGAAATTGTCAATTAATTCTTTATATAACTTTGCATATATTTGTGAATAAAATTTGTTTGATTTTGCAATATCAAATAATACATTGACGACGCGTTTTATATCATCATTCGATTCTTCATTATCTTGTAAACAATCTTTTATTTTTTGAATTATAGAATCTTTATTTACTTGATAATTTTTATCCGATATTTTATTCAATAAAATTCGTATTTCGTCTATATATTTATCAATACCGATTTTTTCTTCCTTTTTGATTCCTTTGAAAATTTGCTGTTTATCCCATTTAGATTCTAATATTTCGTCTATATTGTTACCACTATCATAATTGTTATTTATTTTTTTATAGCGATTTTTATGGTCTGTATTTTTGTCATTGTATTTTTTTACAGGACGTTCTTCGTTTAATGTCGCATAACTTGAAACGTCGTTTTTCAATAATTCTATTATAGAATTCACTTCTTGGGTAATGACATATTTGTTGTTATTAATCAACAAATCTATTTCCTCTAATGTGTAGTACATTATAACGTTTGTCTAAATAGTAATATATTAATTATTTTATATTATTTATTGTTATTTATTATTTACGTTTAATATATTGATTTTTATTTATGTTTCTAAATTAAATAAGTAAATGATTCATTTATTTACAAAACATATTTTAAAAAATAATAACGAAAACGACAACAATGACAAAGTCCCAAGATCTCATACAATTAGTAATTTTATGTTACCAATCGATTATTTAGAACCCGAATGTCTTCATATATTACCACAAAATGTATTATCCGATTTAGAAATTTGTGATTCTGAAAATAACCCAATATCCGATTTTTTATTTGAACCTAAACATATGTTCTCAAAAAACATTACCAAAAAACATTTGAATAAATATACTACAAATATTCCTTTTTTATTGGATACTCAAAATGTAATTAAATCCACGTCTACATATTTAGAAAAAACACGAACACATTCAAATTATAATGTAAATTGTGAAAAAATAAATGAAATATGGAAATCTTTGAAAGAAGATGCCTCTTTTTTAGAAAAACATTATTTCATGGAATGGCCAATATTGAAACATATGAATGAATCTTCTACGTTTTTACAATGCATTTCAATGATTAATATTATGTCACCACTAATTAGTTTATTTATTCCAGTTATTTTTTTAATTATGCCGTTTATTATTTTAAAAATACAAAGAATTCCTATTAATTTCACAATGTATTTAGAAATACTTAAATCTATTGCGAAAAACCATTTCATTGGAAAAACTTTACTGGGTATGAGCAAAATGACACCTGAGAACTGTGTTTATTTACTCATAAGTTTAGCATTTTATATGTTACAAATTTATCAAAATATAACATCTTGTTTACGATTTTATAAAAATGTCAAACAAATGAATGAATATCTTTTAGAAATCAAAGAATATGTACAATATTCAATTGTAAGTATGGGGAACTTTATTGAAATCAATAAAGATATGAAAAGTTATGAAAAGTTCTCCAATGAAACACAAAATCATTGGTTTGTTCTCAAAAAATTATTGATTGAAATTGAGAACCTGAAACCATTTTCCATGAATATCAATAAAATAACAGAACTTGGATATATGTTGAAATGTTATTATCGATTGTATGATAATATTGAATATGAAAATGCTTTGAAATATTCGTTTGAATTTGAAGGATATATGAACAATATTATTAGTATACATGAGAACATTGTATCGAAAAACATGCATTTTGCTAGTTTTGACGAGAGTGTTGATTGCAATATTGAACAACAATATTATCCACCTTATAAAAATGGAGAACATGTGAAAAATACATGCAAATTTGATAAAAATATGATAATTAGTTCTCCAAATGCATCTGGAAAAACTACATTTATTAAAACAACTTGTATTAATATTATATTCACTCAACAATTTGGATGCGGTTTCTATAAATCATGTGTTCTCAATCCATATACACATATTCATTCTTATTTGAACATTCCAGATACATCTGGTAGAGATAGTTTATTCCAAGCAGAATCGCGAAGATGCAAAGAAATTATTGACGTAATCACTGAGAACAAGGATTCTAAAAGACGTCATTTTTGCATTTTTGATGAATTGTATTCGGGAACCAATCCAACCGAAGCGACCAAGTCCGCATACGCTTTCTTGAAATACTTGACTAAATTTGATAATGTGGATTTCATATTGACCACTCATTATGTTTCTGTTTGTAATAAGTTTAAAAAATCCAAACATATTCGTAATTATAAAATGGATGTTGAGAACCTTGATAATGGAAAACTCAAATATACGTATAAATTGAAACCTGGTATTTCAAAAATAGAAGGTGCGATCGATATTTTAAAAGATATGAATTATCCATCTGAAATTATTGAGAACATTGAACAGTATTAGAAGTAAAAAATTGATTTTTATTGATTTGCATCATGAAATACAAATCAATAAAATGAAAGATTCTATTTGGATATACATAAAAGATAGTTTATTAGCTCCTGTTATATTTGTTATAGAATTTAGCGTCATGCCATTTACAAAACAAAAACAAAAAAGAAAATATAAAAATAAAATATAAAACAAAATCCTTTGGGCAATATTTCGTATAAAATATAAAAATTTCATACAAAATTTTTTATTTCTTGAAAATGATTATTTTTTCATCGGTCTCGCGATGTTTCGTTACATGCACATCTTTATTATGCATTTTCAATATTTTTGGAGAACATTTAAATACATCCTTCGTTATGTTATTCATATCTTGAATCAAATTGTATATTCCGTCTGTGTTCTCTGAACCATATCCTGACAAAATATAACAGATTTTTCCTCCTGGAACGAGAACAAAATGACACAATTCGATTGTTTTTTGCCAATATTTAATTAACCATTCATCGTAGGATTTGTATCGACTAGTACTCTGTTTTCCTCCACTATACAATTCTAAACGGAAATATGGTGGACTAAAAAAAACTACATCAAAATGTTCTCTATATTTCTTCTTGAAAATGTAATTTTTAGCTAAATCTTCGGATGGTTCGCAATAAATGCTTGTCGTTTTACTTGGATAAAATGTATTCGCAAATTGTTGCGTTTTTTTGCATACATTTGGTATTACATCCGTTCCTACATATTCGGTTACATATGGACATTCTAAAAATCCATAACAATATGACCCCCATCCCATTGTCGGTGTAAATATTTTGGTTCCCTTTAATACAGAATGATTTAGAGAATATACCAAATATGGATTCATTATTGACGCTCTAAAATAATACGATGAGAATACGCTTCCGATACGCCCCTGTTTTATATAATGCAATGCACTTGGTGTTAATATTTTATAATCAATAATATTATATAAATAAAAATCAGCTAAAACCTGCATATATGTAGGATTGTTCTCCAACCCCGATTTTGTTTTTTCCAAAATATCTTTATAAAACATATTTCGTATTACATTTTTATAATTTATTTTTTCATTATTGTTCATTTTACTTTGTATCATTGGAGGTTCTGATATATGCATATCGTTCTTATTGTCAGGAATTTTTAATGATGTCATATAAAAACGTTCTAAATACTCATTTCGACGTTGTATGTTCTCGAAAATCATTTGTAAATCATTTTTTGAAATATTTTTTTCATATGAATATTGAATCAATGTTTTTGTATTTGTTCCTATTCGAACCTTTGTTTTTTTCATAAAATCATCAAAATCTTTTAAATTATTTTTTGAATATATTTCTAAAAATTTTTCTAATGATAAAAATTTCATATATAATGTATCCACTTAATAAAAATTTATATTTGTTATTACAGATATAAATTTTGTGTAGGTTTTTGTTTTCTTTTTATCTTGTTTTCCATTGTTTCATGTTATCAATATTTATGCGCGTGATTGACGTGGTTGTCTTCTCTTCTCAACCTTTTCAAATCCAGCGTCAGTATCATCTTGACCCTCAGCTGATGGTTCGCTTTGTCTTTGTGGACGAGTTTTGTACTTTCTAACAGTTGTTCTTGGTCTGGCACCATTATCAGAAAGTTTACGAGTTTCACACATAATACTACCGTTCTTAATACCTGTAATATTAACTGCATGATATTCGTGTTTATCACTGGTTGATTTGACAAGGTCAAAATCAACATATTCACCTTGTACTAAATATTTATATAATGAATCATCTCCGCGAATTGATGAGTAGTGAACAAAAATGTCCTTTCCTGCATGTTCTCCGTCACATACTGTAATGAAACCAAATCCTGCCTTATTATTGAACCACTTTACTTTACCGGTAAGGCGAAGACTTTCAGTTGCTGTTTCTTGTGAACTACTCATGGCGAATTGTACCAATTATACTTTAGTAATAAATATTTTTTTATATCATTTATAATAAATATCTATTTTTATTATATAATGAAAAACAACAATTATTTTTTAATAGCAGTTTCAATTATAATTGGAGGTTAAGTATTGATGTTTTTTTATTCAAAAAAAAACAAGAAAGAAAATTTTATTTCTAAAAAATCACAAGAAGATATACAAAGTATTTTAAATACAGAAGGTCTTTCATATAGCGATAAAATTTCAAAAATAAAAATTTTGAAAGTAAAAGACGAAACTTTAAACGATTTAATTTTTAAAAATGAAAAAATGACAATCGATTTGATAACTGATTATATGAAGACATCTATTCCAACACAAGGATAGTCTAGAAAAACATATTTTTCAAAATAGTATAATTTGGTTTTTCAGTATATTTCAAATTATAACAATAATCCATATATTTATCACAACCGCAATTTATTGCATATTCCATTATATTGTGCAATTCTTTTTTCTCTTTAATATACATGTTTTTTCTATTCAAAATATGCATACTTTCTTCATTCAATGCATGCATTTTTGGAACATTTGGAATATTATTCCAAGGTAAATTGCCATAGTATAAATACAAATATAAGTAACCGATTGATATCAAATCATCACGCCGAGAAGGCTCTATTCCATTATGTATATTGATACTTATATATTTAGGTGTACCTGTAATATATTCTCGTTTTTTATATTGAATATGTTCATTATTCTCATCTATATAAAATGTTGCTAATCCAAAATCAATGATAAAAATTTCATTTTCTAATATCATAAAATTTTCTATTTTTATATCACGATGTATAACGTAATGTTCGTGGACATTTTCTATGATGTCTAATAAACGATACATTATCTTATTGATTTTTTCTTTTTCATTTACTAATTTGTCTTTAATTTCACTCAATGTCTTTTCAAAATATGTCATTGCTAAACATGTATACTCCATATATACACCATACCATAGAACAAATGGTACATCGCGACAGCCTTTTCTATATAAATGATTCAATATGATTGTTTCATGTTTTATTGTAGCAATTTCTTGGTCTCTTTTTTCCATTTTAATTGCAACATTTTGTTGCGTTTTTCTATGAATTCCTTTATACACTATACCAAATTTACCCATTCCTATTTTTTCTAATAAAATATATTTATTAGCAATTACGATATCTTTCATTTATTGTATAATTATATTGTATATGGAGCATACATTTAATTTATTTTATACATTTGATAAAATATTAGATAAGATTAAAAAACCGGTATATTTAACAATAATCGGATTTATCTATCTTTCTTATTTTTTGATATTTTTCGGTATTTTTTACATGAACAAAAAATACATTGACTTATTTAGCAATTTATTATTAACTTTCGTTTGTTTATTTTTAATTCTTCGGTTTCATCCATTTAGAAAACACGAATTACGCGAGTTTGATGCAACTATCATTTTTGGAAGTGCTGTATTATTACTTACAAATGCTGGATTAACTAATATAATTGCGAATGATATTTCGAATGTAATGACTAATGGTAAAATAATATAAGGATATTTTTATACAAAATACAATATACAATAATGAACATAGACCAAATATTTAAAGATGCTCAAAATGACTCCTCATTATTATCTAAAATAGATATTAATGAATTATTGAATTCTCTTGAAAACAAAAACAATGATTATTTGGAGAACAAAACACTAACTGATATAAATAATGATAAATACAACGCTTTATCACAAATCAATTTGTCGAATGAAAATGTCCAACAATATTGTGAAAAACTCGCAGAATTCAGGTTAGTCGATGAAGTATATCAATTACATAAAGGTAAATATATTCGATGGATTAATATCGAAGATGATGCCAACTTTAAATTACAATCAGGTGGTTTTGTTTTTGATATAAAGTTTTTAGATAATGGTACTCATGTATTATGTATGAATAATTCGCGACGATTCGTCCAATATAAATTTGACAAATGTTTAACTTTCCAAAAACTATCCATGGAAGAGCAACTAATTTTAATGGCATACGAGAAAATATAATTATCTTTTCTTTCGAGTGAATTTACCTAATGATACACGTATTTTTTTTGTTTTTTCGTTGCGATTTGTTAAATAAAAAAATTCTTTAACATAATACATTATTTTTTTATAAATTTTTTTATTTTCTTTGTTTTTATCTTGAATCATGTAATCCTCGTATGTATAATCAATATGCGGTATATTTAATATAGAATTTATTTTATTCATATTTTCATCGCTATTGAATGTACTATTTGAAAATCTGGTTATAATTTCTTTATTTGTTAAGTTGTGATAATAGGGATATGGCTGAATATAGTATATTTTTTCATTTTCCATTTTAGAATAATATTTATCATCTATAAAACATATTTTTATATTTTCTGGTAATATTGTGCAATTTATAAAATCGTTATACGTTTTTTTATGCGTAGTTCGATTATTTTCAATTATTTTATTATTTACTTTAAATGCATTTATTGTTTTGTCAAAAACATCATAGTCTATTTTTAATTTATATTTCAAATATTCTGATATCAAATTTGGAAAAACAGGAGAGTTAATATTGTTTGTATATAAATACAATTTATCACATTTACCAGTTTTTTTTTTATTTAATATAAATTCAATAATTTGTAAAATACCATAACGTATAAATTCTGGATACAAATCCATCAATGTATTAAAATCCATTTGTAATTCTGATTCTATTATTTTCCATAAAATGGCTGCTTCATGAAATGAACCAATGGTTTCATCTAAATCAAATACCAATACTTTTAAAAAATTTGGTGAATTTGGTATTTTTATTTTTGATTTAGGATATATTATATTTGAATTTAGGAAAAATTTATTATGAACATTTACCGTATTATTCGGTTCATGCTTATCATATAACATTATGTATACTATTAAATTACATAATATTAAAATACAATTTTATAATTCTAATTACTAACACCAATTTTTCCAGTTGAACCAAATCCACCTGCACCTCTTTTTGTGGTAGATAAGTCTGATTCATCCACTAATTTTACAAGAATTGGACATAATGATGGATGACAAATTTGCAATAAACGTGTATGTTTTTCTACTTCATATTGTTGATCGCATGATTTTAAATACCGTAATGCTGCAATCAAAAATCCACGATATCCTGAATCGATAATGCCTGTATGATTTGCTAACATTAATGGTGTTTTTGACATACTTGAACGTGGATATACATAATATGCGGATGTTTCAGTGTTCTTGTTTCTTTCATGATATGTCATTTCACATTTTACTTCTAAATCGACAAACACGCTATCAATTTCTTTTTGAAATGTTGTATCGTGTGGAATAAATAAATCAAACCCGGAATTTGGATATTCATCCGAGATTATTTTTTCATTGTGTTTTTTAACATGGTCTTTGTACAATTCAACCAATTCATGGTTTTCACTTTTTACATATAAATACAAAGTTGCATATGTATTTAACTTAATATCATCATCTGAATCATACGGAAATAATACCTTATCTAATGCTTCTGAAACATTTGTGAAAATTTGAGACAAACTATCTGATGTAGCCATTATAGATAAGATACTATTTTCATTTTATATCATTTACTCAATTCATTTTTTTAAATTGGCTCCAACTGATTTTTTTACCCTCAACTTGCGGGGTCTTTTCAGTTTCATATTGTTTATCTAAATTTTCACCATGTTTTATAGCTGAATCTATATACAACTCTTTCAATACTTTTCCAAACATAACCGAACCTTCATGTTGGTCTACCTTACCATCTTCAATCATTTTTAATACACTCAACATTTTTGTCATAATTAATAAATCAATTTCGTCTTTCAAAATTTTATTGAAAATGTCTGTGTAATTATTAAATAAAAACACACATTCTTTTTGACATAGTTCTCTAAACTCTTCCGGTTGTAAACTTCGTAATGCGGACTTTGATTTTTTTAAATTTTCAATACGTCTAATATCATCACGGATTTTTACGCTGTGTTTCAATTTACGAATATTATCAGTATTATCTTCACATTGTGTTTCATCAATTAATCTTTTCAAATTAAGTTTTTCAGTATTATTCATAACTATATATTAAAATCATTTATATTTTTATGTTTTTTTGAACAAATTATATTATTTTTATAAACTATAATTATGGAAAATGAAAATAATATCCTAAATGAAGTGAATGCTTTTGATTTATATTTTTATTTAGTTATTGCAGTTATAATTATTATTTGTATTTACTGCATTTACAAGTATGATATTATCAATAGAATCAATGAATATATAGAAAATATGAAAACCACTACTTCAAACTATTTAGAACAAAAAATGAAAGAACGTTTTCTTCAAAGTGGAATTTTAAAAACTACATATTTTCCTGAAAATAGTATTTTGCAAAAAGTAATGGAAAGTTTTGGGTTTTTGTAGTATCATATTTAGGATATATTTTTATCTTTTTATTATCTATAAGAATGAAATACAATTCAATGTATATTTTAGCTGCAATAATTATAGGAGTTTTAGTACTTCTTTCATTAGTGATGGGAACATGTAATGTTCAACCATATTCAAGCGATTCTTTATTCAAACACGAATACCCTTATGAAGGTTTTGAATCAAATACAGAGTCTACTAAATATTCTCTAACAAAAGTTGAAGGATTCGAAGGATTAATGCCTGCACCTTTTGCTGAAAATAAAATGATAGACCCATTTTTTAAAGTAGAATCCAAACCAGATTGTCAAGGTTCTGGTTTAACAAAGGGAAATGGAGGTGTTTGTTTAACACCTGAATTAGAAATGTTATTAAAAACCCGTGGTAAAAATGCTACTGGTGGTGAATCACAAATTGGAAATTAAATAATAATATGTACATAAAGATTTATTATTATTACTATATAGAAATGCCAAACTGGTGCAATAATTACGCTACTATTACATGTCCAACAAAAGAAATTTATGATAAGCTAAATGATGCAATTTCCGCAGATAAATGGTTTGAAACATTTGCTCCCATTCAATCCGATAATGTATCAAATGAAGATGGATGGGATAATCATGCCGCAATTAATAGTTGGGGTACGAAATGGAGTCCATGTAATATAGAAGTGAATAACAATGATAATGAAAATTATACAGTCGATGTAGTATTTGATACTGCATGGTCGCCTCCAATTGGCGTATATAGAACAATGAACGAAAAATTTGATATTAACACAAATGCATTTTACGAAGAATGTGGTTGTGAATTTTTTGGCAGATTTTGTGTATCCAAAGGAGAAGAAATCGATGATGTTTTTGATATGCCATCTGATTTAGCAGAATTAAATGAATTGCGTAAAATTATAGGAAGCGAATTAGACGATTACATGTCATTTAGATGGGAACAATTACAAGAAGAATGGAAGAATTACGAAGAAGAAGAGGAATATGAAGAAGAAGAAGAAGAAGAAGAAGAAGAAGAAGAAGAAGAACAAGAAGAAGTTCCTCCTATTATTGATAGTGATTCTTCCAGTAATGGAGATGAAGTTGCTGATAGTATCAATTTTGATGATGATTGTAAAAAAAATGAAACATGTACTACCAGTTGATTATCAATAACTTATATAACCAGTTCCATTATAAAATATTCCTTATTTGGTTCATATCTTTCAAATCTCATTAACATAGTATGGTCAGTAATTGATTCGCGTGTCCATTTAAAACCATACGATTCATAAAATATCACAGACTCTTCAACTGAACTTAATATAATTTTTATTGTATTTTCAATATTGTCATTATTTTCACTTTTTATTCTTTCTATAAGTCCATCCAATAGTTTTGAAGCATATCCTTGATTTCTAAATTTGCGTTTTGTACAAGCTATCAAAATATAATATCTTATTTCATTATTACATTTACACTTACGATATACTAACATGGATGGACAATTATTCAAATTAAATTCATTGTCAATACAGTGAAATGCTACAACATTTTTTATATTTCCTAAAACATTGTATATATATTTGGAATGAATACTATTATATGAATATTTTGCAATTGCATTGAAACATTCTTCTCCAAATTGTTCAATTGAATCTATTACTTTTTCTAATGGATAATTGTCCATAATATCATTCATGATAACATCTGAATAAAAGTTCATTTTAACGTTTGTATTTTTAATTATATTTTACGAATACAATTAAAAAGAATCAATTTTTTATTTTTACTTTTTTTGTTTTTTCATTTTTTCTTCGTACAAACCAACGAATCGTTTCAAACTTTTTATAGAAATTCCATTTGTATCTGGTTTGAATACATTTATCATACGATTGCATATTCCATTTGTCATGTCATTTTTTAATTCGTCATCTGCTATATTGTATATATATGTGTTCATATTACGTGCAAATGAGCGAACTTCACACAATACTACGTCATTTTTAATATCAGATGTACTTGAATAAACATCTATTCCTGAATATTCTAACCAGTCATTGGATATTTCATCGATTGGGTCCTCAAAAAAATTGAAATAAGATATCAACGAATAATATGGATTTCCATATTTTTTGTTATCTTTTTCCAAATTATTTGTTATAAGAAATGCATTTTTACGAACATATTGTTTGTCTTCAATCAAAAATTCTTCCAAAATATCTTGTTGAACAATCAATGTTTGAACAATGGTTATGATTTCTTTATCATCGATTGAATTTGAAAAATATTCGGATATATATTTTTTGAGCGATTTATATAATTCATAATTTGTATGTCGTGAATTGAAATACAACGTATCCTTCAAATATTTTGCATTTTTAGATTTATTCTTTACTTTTTCATCTTGTAAATAATTGTTAAAATATCTTTCCAATTTAAACAAAATCATAAATATACAATTTTTCATCGATTTCACAAGACCAACGTTCTTACTTTCTCTTATTCTTTTGTCTTTTGGAACAGATTTATTATAACTTTCAAATAATTTGTTGACATATTTTTCAATATTATTAATCAAATTAACCCTTTCTCGTGAAAGACGTGTATGATTTTCAAAAACATTGATAGAATCTATTGCTATCTCTTTGAAAATATCAACAATATCTTTGATATGACATGAAAATGTCATTTGAGGAACAACGCAAATATCATCAGTATCAATTTCTTCATCAAGTAGTTGTGTTTGTATATAGTACATATTTGTACCGGGCAAATTGTAGAAAACACGATTTTCTGGTTTTTTTATTACTTCGGTATCACTTTCACTAAAATTCATGATAAGTCTACCTTTTGTTTTTTTCAAACTACTCAAATGTAATATCAAATTTTTCGCAACATTGATAAATGTCTCTAATATAATATTATTACTTATTTTTGGTTTGTAATAAGTTACAATCCATTCAACGTCTGCAAATGTTCCACAATCTTGTTTACCCCAATTTTCAAAATTTATTTTATATTTTCCGTCGCAGTAACTGTCAAATGTATAAAGTTCGTTTTTATCAATTAAATCTTCTTTTCCGTCATCATTCAAATTACAACTTTTATTTAAATATTTTGTAAATGGTGTTACTGCTACATCGTTTGCTACCAAGAAAGTAGAATTTTCATTTTTCACCAATTTATTTGATTTGTTTTTGTTTATACTTTGAGTTGTATATAAATCAATTTCGAAAAGTTCTTCCAATCGATTTTCATATTTTTCATTTTCTTCTTCGGTGGCTTTATCGTTTTGAATCTTTTTGATTATTTCATAGTCTTTTGCATTACTACTCGTATTTAATAGAATTTTCTCATCATCACTTGAATTTCCAATCAATGAGAACTTCGACAAAGTTGATGTTTCCAATTCATATCCTATACTTAATATTTTTCTGAATATTCTATGTTTCTCAATATCACCCGCATACATTTTCTTGGTTTTATTATTTTCCGGATTTTTTTGAAATTTGTGTGTATATTTCATTTATAATATATTTATATTATATCTATATTATAAAAATCACTTGTTCCATACTAAATATGCTAAATATAGTCCGAAAAAGTTTTTAGAGAATATATCCAATATATTATAGGTTATATTTTTCCAATAATAGGACATCAATGCCGCTTTTCCATAAAATGCCCAAATTATAGCAAACCACCAAAACAATACTGTACCTGTATTTGTATATTGCGCATAATTGAAATATATTATTGCATAGAATGCAATAAATGGTATAAATCCTAAAATTACCGCAAACAAATTGTCTATTGTACCGATTTCACCTAAATATCCAAGTAATAACATTAACCAGTTCAAAATAAATACAGGTATAAGTATTTGTTTATGCTGATTGAATTTATCAAAAAGTATAGTAATCAAGTTTTCGTTGGTTTCTTTTTTCTCGTTTTTCTCTTTGTTTTCATATTTTTCCTTTTTTCGTTCATTTTCTTCTTTCTCCTTTTTCAAATAATCTAAATAAATAGACAAAGTAAATAACATAATCGGTGTACTGAACGCCCAATCAAAATATCTTTTTGGCGTTACATCTTTTATACTGGAAAATAATGAAACCATCCAAACATAAAATGTCCCCTCTATTGCCTGCACAATTATTTCCAATAATAACAGAGCTTTTAATATAAGTTTTTCACCAGTTACTGCAAATAAAACATATACATCGGTTATTCCAGTTAATATTTGTACAAATAATGATAAATATACTGTTTTTAATAATATAGAATTCAAGCCTTCCATTTTATATTTAAGTAGATTTTTTTTCGAAACTTTTCATACATTTTGAACAATAAAAAATTGTGCGTGATGTATCTGGTGTGATATCTATACTATCTTCTACAATATTGTGTTTACAATTGTGAATTATATATTCTTCCATTAATTTACAAATATTTGAATATTCTTCGTTTGGATTTTGCACAAGTGCTTTCAAATATCTCAATGCAGTGTGCATACTTTCAATGTCGGGTTCATCGTGGTCCATTATACACATTTAGATAACGCATTATTTTTATGTACTTTTCAAAAATATAATACATCATCTATAAGACATTCGGAGGTGGTTTGAGTGACAATGTGTAAAAAATACATAAAAAATATATATACATTTATTTACATTTTATAAAACTATACTACTTAAACATACATTGCTATTAAACTTTGATTTTGATTTTCTTCATTTTTTATGAAAATGTCGACGTGCTTTCTTGTTACTGTAAATGGGAATTCAACTTTTAGGTCCATGTCTTTTGAAAATAGATTGGTATCGGATTTGACTAATCTGAACAAATTGAGTTTGGTATGAATGATTTCTAAACATCTTTTTAAATTACGAACACCTGGTTCATTGTTCGTCAAACTTGTATTTCCGACGATATATTGAATTGTATCATCTGGAATAATTACTTCGTCTTCGGTGAAACATACTTGTTCGCGAATCTTTGGCAACAAATATTTTCTGGCAATAATGGTCTTTTCTTTTGCATCGTAACCCTTGGTTTGAATTCTGTACATACGGTCTTTTAAGATTGGATTTACTTTGTTCTCATCATTGTAACTGAATATGAATAAACATTTACTTAAATCAAAATCAATTTCCGAAAAATACTTATCATGATATTGACTGTTTTGTGATGTATCGGTTAAATGTGTTAAAATACCTACGATTTCTTCGCCTCTTGGAGTATCACTGATTTTATCTAATTCATCGAAATAGATTACAGGATTCATACATTTACTATCAATCAAGATTTGTAAAATTTTACCCCATGAACTACCTTCATATGTATAGGAATGACCTTCCAAGAAACTACTGTCGCCTGCACCACCAAGTGCAATGAATGCAAATTCTCTGCCTAAAATTTTACTAATACCTTCTTTAATTAAACTAGTCTTACCTGTACCAGGTGGACCTTTAATCGCGATGGCGGTTCCTAATGCAGATGGATTAACAACCCATTGACCAATCATTTGCATGATTTGCATTTTTGCATCATCCAATCCATATACGCAATTATCCAATGTCTGTTTTGCATTATTCATAAATTCGTTACATTTGTCAATTCCGTCGTCCATTTTGATAGACAATGCTTTATGAACTCCAAATGGAATTTTCATAAATGTATCGACCCATGTCTTGATTTTATGATATTCTGAATCACCTGGTTCCATAGAACGTAATACATTCAATTTTTGTAAGGCAATTGCCTTGAAATTGGATGGTATTTTGGATTCTAACAAACTTAAACGATATGGTTTTTCGATATTAATATGAGAATTAATTTCTTTCAAATCTTTCATAACTTGTAACTGCTCTTTATTAGACATTTTTTTCTTGAAGTAATCCATTTCATTGGTTTTTTTACGGTCGCTTGTAACCAACTTGTGATAATTTTTAGTATTCTTTTTTCGGGCGTCTTTGATGATAGTGTGAATTGCATCTTTGCATTCTTCAATTGCATTTAGAAGAATTTTACTGTTTGGTTTTTTGTGCAACTTTTCAGTTAAAACTTTCTTTAATTCTTGCAATTCCAAATATTCAGATTCAACGTTTGCACCATTTTCTTCATCAGTTTCTTGTTTATCATCTTTTTTTGATTTTTTAGATTCTTTTTTCTCTTTTTTAGATTTGGATTTTTTGGTTTTAGATTCTTCTTCTGGCTTCTTCGGCATTTCAATTTCAGTATAGTTTTCTTTCATAAACATTTTTTCATCATCACTGTTATATTCATCATCTTCTTCGTCTTCTTCTTCGTCATCATTATATTCATCATCCCATTCATCTTCATCACCGCCAATTGTAAATACAATATTGATTTTATTATCATCATCTTCGTCATCATCGTATTCACTTTCTTCGTCATCATCTTCTTCCTCACTTTCAGATTCTTCCTTTTTCGATTTCTTTGATTTAGATGAAGACTTTTTGACAGGTTTCTTTGATTTTTTAACAGGTTCTTTGTCAGATTCGCTATCTTCTTCACTTTCGGATTCTTCCTTTTTTGATTTCTTTGATTTGATTGGTTTTTTTACAGATTTCTTTGATTTTTTAACAGGTTCTTCGTCGGATTCGCTTTCTTCTTCACTTTCAGATTCTTCCTTTTTTGATTTCTTTGATTTAGATGATTTTTTGATTGATTTCTTTGATTTCTTAGTTTTAACGTTATTTTCATCGTCCTTTACCTTTTTAGAGATATATTTAGATGGAAATATTTTTGACAAAGTTTTTCTGAATTCAAAACGGTCGAATCCTTCATCGTCGTCAGTGTCTTCTGAACCAAGAGTTTCTTCATCGTCTTCTTCTTGTTTTTTATTTTTTTTTGATTTAAGTTCTTTAGGAGAAGGTACGTAGGATGAATCTGATGTTTCAGAAACAGTTTCATAATCGGAACTGTTATCTTCTTCATCGTCTTCATAAATGATAATTTCTTCTTCTGAATCAGAATCAGGTTTGTTCTTTTTCAGGTTTTTCTTCTTATCATTCTTCATCTTCTTTGAACCAGATTCGTATTTAGTAGCGACCATGTTTGGATAATATAAATTATAACTTGTTTGTTTATATTATTCTCAAATGAAAATAAATGTTTCAATTTTCTGCAAATTTTTGACTTTTTTTTAAAGTTATTTTCTGAAAAATTGATTATAAATAATTAAATAATATAAATATAAACATATAATATATTTAGGTTACAATGTCATCTTTTAACAACAAGATGAACGAATCCAAAATTGCCTCATCCAAAATTATTGGTGTTCAATTTAGTTTGTTATCACCTGATGAAATCCGCAAAAATTCTGTTGTGGAGGTTACATCACGTGATACATACATAAATAACAAACCTGTAATTGGTGGATTATTTGACCCTCGTATGGGTGTGTTAGAACCTGGTTTGATTTGTCCAACTGATGGTCTTACTTACATTGATACACCTGGTTATTTTGGGCATATTGAAATGGCACGTCCTGTCTTCTTCATTCAACATTTGAAGGAAATTATGAAAATTTCACGTTGTATTTGTTTTAAATGCAGTAAATTACTGCTCAACAAAGCACAACATAAACATATTTCTGAAAAATCTGCGGAAGACCGTTGGGATTACGTTTCAGCACTTGCTGCGAAAATAAAAAGGTGTGGTCAAGAAACCGAAGATGGATGTGGTTGCAAACAACCTGACAAAATCAAACTGGAAGGCATGTCTACATTATATGCTATTTGGGAAAATATGGAAACAACTCAGGAATCTGATAATAAAAAAGTGAACATCAAATTGACTCCGGAACTCGTTTTGAAAATATTCAAACGTATTTCGGATGAAGATGTTCATTTTATGGGATTCAATCCATTGTGGTCCAGACCAGATTGGATGATTTGCCAAGTATTGCCAGTTCCTCCACCTGCTGTTCGTCCATCAGTTAAACATGATGCACAACAAAGAAGTGAAGATGATTTGACCCATATTTATAGTAATATTATCAAAACAAACACCGATTTATTCAATAAATTGCGTGAAAATGCCCAACCAAATATTATTGAAGGATTGACCACAGTATTACAATACTTTGTGGCCATGATTGTCAATAATAAAGTAAAGGGCGCAGTTCCAATGGCACAACGTTCAGGAAGACCTTTACAATGTATTATGGGTAGATTAAATAGTAAAAATGGTCGTATTCGTGGTAATTTAATGGGAAAACGTGTCGATTTTAGTGCGCGTTCCGTTATTACTGGCGACCCCAATTTGTCTATCAAACAATTAGGTGTTCCTCGTAAAATTGCCATGAACATTACAAAACCAATTACTGTCAACGATTTGAATCGGGATTTCTTGATGAAACTCATTCAAAATGGTCCTGACGTGTATCCTGGCGCCAAAATTTTAGAAAGACGAAATGGCGAACACATTTCATTGCGATATGTTGACCGCGGGTCCATTCGTATTGAAAATGGCGACATCGTTCACCGTCACATGATGGACGGAGATGCCGTTCTATTCAATAGACAACCTTCTTTACATAGAATGTCTATGATGTGTCATATCGTCAAGGTTATGGAGCGAGGTGATACTTTTAGAATGAATGTTGCTGTAACAAAACCTTACAACGCCGACTTCGATGGGGATAAACTTTAAATTGCATATTTATCTTGTCCTCAACAGGTGACCGCTTATTAAGTTGTAGATAATACTTAATAAGGAAAACGTTGTAATATCTACTAATTCATTTATATGAATTAATATAATCACCTAGTCATTTCAATATAAAATGATATAAATATTTCTTGCTTAAATATATAAATATGGATGACCTATTCGGAAAAGAAGAATCGCATAAAGTTATTGGTGAAATATATAAAATAACAAATTTAATAACAAATAAAATGTATGTTGGACAAACTCGAAGCCATTATCTTAATAAAGGAAAATATAGACCATTTGGACATATTGGACGATTTAAAAGTCATATAAGCGAATCAAAAAATATGAATAAATTTAACGCTTGTAGATATTTAAATAGTGCTTTTAATAAATATAGTATTGAAAATTTTAAATGTGAATTAATTATTAATTGTGAAATTGAACAATTAGATAATTATGAAAAAAAATACATTTATGAATTAAATACTAGATATCCAAATGGTTATAATTTAACAAATGGCGGACAAAGTTGTGGATTTGAAAAAGGAAAAAAGGTCGTTTTAGAAGAAGTATTCAAACCAAAAATAGATTTATCGTTAAATCCAAATTTGAAAAGAAGTACAAAAACAAAACAACTAATTTCCAAACGTTTGAAAGAATGCAAAAGCAATCCACATTTTAGAGTAAATGAAATGAAGAGAGTCCAAAAACAACATTCAGTTAATAGATTTGAAAAATATAAAGATGTTCATATTGATAATAGTAATATTGATAAATATATTTCAATTATTAAAAATAATACATTGGGGTATGAATATGTTAGAGTAACCATTAATAAAATGCGAACTACTTTTATAGGAAAATATGAAACAATAGAAGAAATAAAAAATAGAGCAAGACAATTTGTATTAGAAATATTGGAATGGCAACGTATCCAAACTGCTGGAACTTCCTTAGAGCCTTCACTACCACTCACATATGGAAACATTCGTGAGGAACTCGTTTAATTGACGAACCCAAAGGTAAAAACGTGAATGGATTGGATAATCAGCAACCAAGCCCCTAACCTCGCTAATGGTAAGAGTATGGGGAAGGCTCAGAGACTAGATGTTTACGGGTTTCAAATGATGACTTGACCAGTCGGATGAAGCACAAGGTATAGTCCAAACCTTACGAGAAATCGTAAGGCATTTCCAGGTCAAGGAGATGAATATGCATATGCCACAAAGCGCAATAGCAGAAACTGAATTAAGACATTTGGCAGCAATTCCATATCAAATAATCAGTCCTGCTGGTAACTCGCCAATTATTGGCATATATCAAGATTCATTATTAGGTTCATACCGTTTTACACGTAGTGATATCAAATTCACTCCACGTGAGGCAATGAACTTGTTAATGATGTTCAATAATGTAGATACAAAAAAGTTACGCGAAAATGGAAACAAAATAACCAATTTTGATATTTTATCACAAATTTTACCACCAGTTACAATGGTGTATAAAACAAAGTTATTTGAAGATAACGAAGAATATAAAAATTCAAACAATGTATTAGAAATTAGAAACGGAAAGTATGTCCGTGGTCAAATGGAAAAATCCGTATTAGGAAGTTCAACAAAGGGTATTATCCATCGTATTTGTAACGATTTTAACAATATGGCATCCGCAAATTTCATCGACGATTTGCAAAATATCATTACTGAATACATGAAATCTTCATCATTCAGTGTAGGTATTAGCGATTTAATTGCTGACAAGAAAACTGCACGCGAAATTGTTCAAGTCATTACTACACAAAAAATGGAAGTACAAAATATTATCGACAAAGTCCATTTGGGTATCTTTGAAAACAATACTGCCCAATCAAATAACACTGAATTTGAAACACAAGTCAATAATACACTGAACAAAGCTACCGAACAATCCGGTAAAATTGGTCGTAAATCATTGAGTAAAGATAACCGTTTCCTTATGATAGTAAATTCTGGTTCAAAAGGTTCGCTTATCAATATTTCTCAAATGATTTCGTGTTTAGGCCAACAAAACGTTGATGGAAAACGTATTCCATACGGGTTTGATAGTAGAACCCTTCCACATTACAGTAAATTCGATGATTCTCCAAAAGCACGTGGATTTATCGAAAATTCCTACATTACAGGATTAACTGCCCCGGAACTGTTCTTCCATGCAATGGGTGGTCGTATTGGTTTGATTGATACGGCTGTAAAAACCTCGACCACCGGATATATTCAACGTCGTTTAATCAAAGGTCTTGAAGATTTAAAAGTTGAATATGACATGACCGTTCGTAATAGTAAAGGTAAAATTGTTCAATTTACATATGGAGATGATGGTTTTGATTCTACTCGCGTAGAAAATCAAGTCATTCCATTAGTTGGTATGAGTGTAGAAGACATCTACATGCATTACGATATACTTGGAGTAAATGACCGCGACACTGAATTATTAGAGATTTACAGTAAAGGCACAATTACTCGCATGAAAAAACAACGACCAGAAACAAGAGACAAATGCAAATCGTATATCGAAAAAATGTTACTTGCAAGAGAAGAAATTGTTAAAAACATTTTCAAATACAAAAATGAAAATGGCGTTAAATTACCAGTTGCATTTCAAAATATAATTACAAATATTCAAGGACAATTGAATCTTGGTTCCAATACAACCGTTGATATTACACCAATGGAAGCATTTGAACTAATCGAGTTTTATTTCAATAAAATACGCGAAATACATTATGTTCCTCCAACTGAATTATTCGAAATCATGTATTATTATTATTTAACCCCAAAAGATTTATTAGTTACAAAAAGATTTCATCGCAAAGCATTGGTGCTTTTATTAGAAACTGTTGTTCTGAAATATAAACAAGCAATTGTTCATCCAGGTGAAATGGTCGGCGTTATTGCTGGTCAATCGATTGGTGAACCTACTACACAGCTGACACTTAATACATTTCATTTATCAGGTGTAGCTTCCAAGTCAAATGTTACTCGTGGTGTTCCAAGAATTGAAGAAATTTTGAGATTAACCAAAAACCCTAAAAACCCATCATTAACTGTTCATTTGAAACCAATCGATGAATTAGAACAAGAAAAAGCTATACAGTATGCAAACATGATGGAACATACTAAATTAATAGATGTTGTAAAATCATTACAAATTTGTTTTGACCCACATGAACAATCTACATTTATTGAAGATGATAAACTGTTAATGGAACAATATTATGAATTTGAAAATATGGTAAAAGAATGTAATGATGAAGAAGATGGCAACAACGTAGAAGTTGTTAAATCAAAATGGATTATTCGTATGGAAATGGACGCCGAAGTTCTTTTGGATAAAAATATTACAATGGATGATATTCATTTTGCTATCAAAAATAGTCATTATGGAAATGACATATCATGTGTATATTCCGATTACAATAGTGATAAATTAGTATTCCGTATTCGCATGAACAGTAATGTTTTCAAATCTAAAAAATCAAAGGGATTTTCAGAAAAAGGAATTACTGACCCATTGGACCAATCCGACGATATTTATTTACTAAAAAATTTCCAAGACAGTTTGTTGAACAATATTGTATTACGTGGTGTAAATGGCATTGAAAATGTCATTCCTCGTAAATTGCAAAATATGATTGTAAAAGAAGAAGGTAAATATGTGAAAAAAGACGTGTGGATTTTAGATACAACTGGTTCAAATCTTATGGAAACATTGGCAATTGACTTTATTGATAATAAACGAACATATAGTAACGATATCAAAGAAGTATTTGATGTATTAGGCATTGAAGCTGCTCGTCAAGTTTTATACAATGAATTCGTAGAAGTCATGGAATTTAGTGATGTCTATATTAATTATCATCATTTAAGTCTATTATGTGACCGCATGACATGCACAAAAAATATGGTATCTATTTTCAGGTCAGGTATTTTGAATGATGACATTGGTCCTATTGCAAAAGGTACATTTGAAGTTCATACAGAAGTCTTCTTAAATGCTGCCAGACATGCAGACTTTGACCATATGCGCGGCGTATCCGCAAATGTCATGATGGGACAAGTTGGATACTATGGAACCAATGCATTCAATCTGGTATTAGATATGAAAGAAACTGAAAAATTAGCAGATGCTCAATTGGATGTAACTGATGCAAATACTGAAATTGAAAAAATGTTCAAAATTAGTGAAGATAAATCTGACGTTTGTTCAAAATCCAATATTGTTATACAAAATAACATTGCAAATATCAAACAAGGAGAAACCAAAATATGTGATGATGATTATAATATGGGATTTTAGATTATTGTAATATTTGTATATTTGTAAATAGTTATATTTTATATAAAAAATAATATAAAGAATTTTCCGTATTTTTTATTGGAACGTTGATGGTGAAGTGGTATCACGAATGACTTCCAATCATTAGTCTCGGGTTCAATTCCCGATCAGCGTATTTTGTAATACAATTTATAAATTATATAAAAATATAATCATTGTATATTTTTATAGAATGGCGAAAATTCTTATATATTCAGAGAATCAATTAAATGAAGGATTATTTGGTGAAATTTTTTTGTGGATTTTTGAAATTTTACCAATTTTAGAAAATAATGATTTCGATGTAGCTAATTTATATTGGTATGTATGTAGTGTCAACTATGGTTCAATATTTCCAGAAATTTTGGATTACGTTAATGATGACAAAAATATACAACAACCAATGAATCATACAATCAATTTCTTCGAACTTCGAAACATTGCCCCTCAATATGTTTTAGGTGATGATTTTTTAAAACTAAACAAATTATTTTTCAAATACTTCAAAATTCCGAAACAATTAGATGATGTATCAAGTTCACTAAGTTTACGAGATTATTTAGGATTACATTACAGAGGTACCGATAAAACAACTGATATTAGATTCAATACTCCTCTTACAAAAGAAATGTTTTATACTGTTGTTGATTCATATATCCAAACAAATAACATCAAAAATATATTTATAGCAAGTGATGAAAATGACGTATTTGATTATTTTGTAACTAAATATACAGACATAAATTTCAAAAGTTCTCGTGATTTCAAAGGAAATCTGTTTTGGAGAAACAATGAAAACCCGTCATTAAATGCTAAAATGGCAATGTTAGACATGTTATGTTTATCTAAATGTAATACAGTTTTAAAGGTTTCATCTGCTCTCTCTTCTTTTTCAAAAGTTATCAATCCATCTTTGAATATCTACAGAATAAATTCATTAAAATTCATTCCAAACCCAAAACATATTCCTTATTTTCCGGATGCTTATATTCCATTATTACCAACAAATGAAAAATATACAGAAGAATGTAATAATATAATCAAAGAAGTACAGCAAGATGATTGGTCCATTCAATATCCAAATATATACAACAATTTCAAAAATTTTGATTTGAAAATAAGAACATTATTTGACTATGATAATATGTAAAATATATTGATACAAATATAAAGAATCATGTATATATTATTTTATATACATGATACCCGATTGTACATTGACTACCGCTTGTTTTTGTGTACATGATAAAAATAATCATGCACTTTCAATTGAACAAATTATAGAAAATATTGAAGATTTAATGAAGGTTCCAGTATATCTTGTTATTTATTGCGATGCAATCATGTTTCCAATTATCAAAGAACAGCGTAGTCAATATGACCATTTAACTGAATATAATGTAGTTGAATTACGTGATTTATGGACATATCAATATGAAGAACAAGTTAACAAAAATCGTGAGATATTCTGGGGAACGAGAGACCCTCGTGCAGGTACTGATTCGCATTTGATTAATTGCAATAAATGTAATTTTGTATTGAATACAATTCATAAAAATCCATTTCAAACTTCAAAATTTGGATGGATTGATTGTTTCCTTAGAAAACATATGAAAAAAATATCAGAAGATTACTCTCCTAATATGATACCATACGTCCTTTCTAATATTGACGATAAATTTCATTTGCAAGTATTGAACGTAACCGATAAAAAATATAAAAACTCCGAACATAAGCGAGAATTTTACCAAGAATATCGGTATATCATGTGCGGTTCGTTTTTTACGTGTGGTAAAGAAATAGGAATAAAAGTTTTCAACCGATTAAGAGAAGTTTTTGTAGAAGCTACAAATGCCGGATTTGGACATGGTGATGAATTATTACATCTTGAAATATTAGATGAATTTTACGATGATATTCATAGAAGTTACGGGGATTATGGACAAATATTAAATAATTTTATTAAACCTACCCGTAATTTTCATTATATTTATTATTTAATTTTTAAAAAATATTTTGACTATGGATATCAAAAAGAATGTTATGATTGTGGTAAAATATTATTGGACCAAATTAAATCACACAATGTTCATATTGGAGAACATCTACAATTTCAAATTGCATTTCAATTCTACATTACAACCTATTATTACAAGCCAGAAGAATCTGCTGCTGCCGCCCAATATATTATTGATATGTGTAAAATAAATCCAAATATGAAAAGAGAATGGAACAATAATTCACAATATCATAAAGAACAATTGAAATATGTTGTAGATGTTCCAGAAGATTTCTAAAATTTATTTTTGATATATATGTATTATTTTTTGATATATATGTATTTTTCCAAATAATCACCCAATGTTACCAAATTTTCTTGTGGAGAATCTTTATTTTTAAGTAATTTATCCTGTAACAATAAATAAAATTCATTTACTTCTGATAATTCAACCGATGGAGTAATTAAATGATAACCAGTACTTGTCGTTGGCTTCATATTTTGAGGAGAACGAATAAAATAAAACGGTTTACTCAAATCTCCACCTAAAAATAACCAATCTACGCTATCCACTAAATTTCCTAATTTTGTTGATGAGAATAATATAATAGGCAATTTCAATTTGTCTGCTAACATCCAAATATCCAAATCTGTTAAAAAATATGAATCACTAAATAATAGGTCTTCAAATGATACTTTATTTTTTATTACATTTTCTAATATTTTTATCTTACCTTGTTTTCTCAGTATAGTCAATATTTTACTACTATATTTATCATAATACTTTGAATATGCATTCCATAAAGTTACTTTTAAATTCTCGACTGTTATCAATTTTTTCAATTTATCTTCTAATATGTGTAATATGATTTGATAACTACAATTTGGTGTATTATTGAAAACGATTTCATTGAATTTTCTATTTTGAAAAATTCGTTTCCATAAAGACGTTGTTGGATTTCCTATTACATCTCGTATTACATTAATACAATCATTCGATAATTTTTCTGATGATTTTTCTAATGTTTCTTGTTGTTCTTTTAATGAAATTGCTTCATTTGAATATTTTTGTGAAATTGCTGGATTTGAATTATTATAATCAACATTTTTTATAAATTTATTGGTGTTAAATGGTTCCATATCTTTGAAATATTCAGGTGTCAATAATGACTGTAATAATAAAAATTCGTCACTTTTAATTTTATATTCATTATTACCTATATTCAAATATGATTTTGGATTCAACATGAACAGCTGAACACGTTTATATCTTATTAATTCGTCAGAAATTCGTCCAAAATATAATTTCATATTATCACTTCCACTTACCAAATTATTCTTGGGCACTATGAACTGACATTCATTTTTGTCTGTAAGTAAACAGTATGCTTTTCCCGACGAGTCATTATTATTACAGTCAGATGAACATGCAGTTACATTATTTAAATCCATTAATATTTTTTCATCTATTTGTGAAAATGATATTTTATATTTTGTCAAGTTCTCTAATATTTCTTCCATCTTTTTCAACTTCTCTTTATGTATCAGTTTCTTGTTTTCTATTAATTCGATAACATTTTTTCGAATACCTCTATTTATATAATCGTTCAATGCATTTCGAACAATACTTCTGAATACATCATAAAATTGACTTTCTAATCTAATTTTTTTAACAATTTCGACTCTTTCTATGTCTTCTTTATTTGTATTTGTAATTATATTATCTACTAATGTATAATTTGTATTTTTTACTTCAATCAACCCATCATTTTCTACATTTTCAACAGGATTATTTATTTGAACAAATTGGTTTGTTTCTGTCAAAATACCTACTACTAATTCATCTTCAATTACCTTCATTACTGGTTTACATGGGATCTTACCATTACTTGCAGAATGTATATTAAATAATTCTGTTTTTGTTGTTTTATAATCATTCCAAATACTAGGGTCTTCCATATATTTACGTTGAATATTTGAAACAATTGCCGATGGTAAACATGGAATAAAAACATGAGATTTACTTTCTGAATTTTGTTTAACTAATATACCAATTACCTTTCCTTGATAATTGAGTACTTGGTATTCTACGTAATATTTATCATTTTTCAATATTGCGATTAATTCCTTTACTGGAATATTTTTTTTAAATTCATATACATTTGGTAAACTTGGCAGTGGAGAACAATATTTTTGCGTAGTTTTTTGAATTATATTCAATATTTTTTTAATATTTTTTGGCGAATTGTGCTCATCAAATGCTTTCACTATTTTGTTCGGTTCCTCATTATATAAATATATTGGTTCGTAACTTGGACCACGTTTTATTAATATTAGTGTTTTCTTACGAGAATCGTATAGTAAAGATGACTGTGAATTTGTTGGACATAATATTTCCATATTATCTGTAATATCTTTATTTGATATTTCTAATATTACCATATTTACACCATCTTTTAATAATTTAGAATTAGGTTGAGTAATACAATCCCATAAATAAGTATGGTCAATTAATACATCATCACTTTTCAAATATCCTATAAAATTTTCATAAGATGCAATAGTACTTTCTAAAAAATCAAATTCAGTTGGATTATTTACATTTATAGTTTTCATAAATTCAGTTGAACTATATTTATCAATATCTATTTCATCTACAATATTTTTTGGTTTGAAAATGGATACTAGTGAAGCGTTGTGATATTGTAAAAAATTATCTAAACTAATAGCCGTGATTAATATATCTTTCATTTCTTTTATACCAGGAACCACATCTAAATTTTGAATAGATGCATATATATCAGCAACGCATCCAATAAACGATTGATTCTTATTTTTTTCTATACCATAACGTAATAAGCAACTTGCATCGGGACGTATCAATGCAGGATTATTCTTTGATACACATTCAGCATTATTTGTTTGTAAGAAAGATTGAACTGAAAATGGCAAAAAACCCCATCTATTTTTATCCAAAGGATATTTATCAATTCCCATTACATAATTTGCAGGTTTTACTGATTTTTCTACAATATTTTCATCTGGCGTTTCATCTTGACTACATACTTGTCTACGTTTTTTCATATATTTTGAGTCCCATTGTGTAAAACAACATGGTAAACAATAACCATCACTATGTTTTTTCTTATCTAAAAATCCAGGATAATGGTCGATATACGTTCCATCTTTACGAAGATGTTCTTCTGGATGATTGAATTCATATACATAATGTCCAGCTGGAACTGTGGATGAACCTCTTGGTATAATTTTTCCGCATTTTCCTGATTTAACATCTTCTTCGGTAATACTTGAATTTGTTTTTAAACACCAATATCTTGGACATATATACCAAAACTGATTATTTGGGTCAGTTCCATATTTAATTGCATGATTATATGACCCTTTATGATTTTTATCTATATCATCTTTTTCTTGTTGTGTCAATATAACGGGTTGTCTTCTAACATTGGATTCACATGAACGTGAATATGATGAATAATTACCATCTTTCGTTACAAACAATTTAGGTTCTCGCTTTTTAATACGTTCTTCAAATATATTGGGGTTTGATAATTTCATACCATCTATTTTCATTCTAAAATTTGGCGATTCTGAGTCGGTTACCATTCCACCTTTGTTTTCATTACTATTGACACTATTTTTACTATCAGTGTTATCACTTGATGATTCATCTGAGTAAAAAATGCCACCTGGACTACTTTCTGATTCGGGTGATTCCTCGATATTTTTTTGAATTATTTTTTCGGAATTTTTTTCTTCGTCGGACGATTCTTCTAGTAAAATATTTTCTTTTTTTTCATCTTCTTCTTCTTGTTCTTCTACAACGTCTAGTTGTTCTTCGTCGTCATCTTCATAAAATAATGCATCATCATCGATTTCGTCATTTTCTTCTTCATCGTCAATTATAGGTCCTTCTAATGAAATCGGCTGCATTTTTTTTACGTTTGGAACAAAGGTTACATCCATATTTGTAGTGATTACATTATCAATGCTACTCTTATCAATATCTTTTTTTAATAATTTGGATTTAATACATAAATTATTTATTTTTTCCAAAGAAATATTCGTAGTTTCTGGCGATTGAGTTATTCTTAAAATACTATCAATATATATGTTCAAAATTTTCAAATAATTGATTGATGTTATATTATCAATTTCTATTATTAAATTATTTTCCAATGGTTCGCTTGTAATTAATGTAGAAAATCCTGGATTTTCAACTATTTTTCCTCGAATATCCGTGATTTCATTAAAATATTCAATTACCAATGATTCTGCTTCATTATTCGTCATATTATATTTTTGGACCAATTCATTTATTATAGACAACAAATTATTCGTTTCATCATACACTCGTTTTATCAATATACGTTTTTCATCCATCAATTGGTAATTATCTACACGTTTGAATAATAAATGTGCGCCCACGGATATATCACTATCAATTATATGAAAAATACTTGATAAACAATTTTCGTATTTTTTTAAATTGATATCTTTTTGTATTTTCATTTTAGAACGATATGTCATTTTAATTACTTCAACTTCTTCATATTCCAAATTTTTAAATAAACTGATACTGTATCCAGATTGCTGTAAAAAATCATTCATATTATTTATTACTGGATTTACTGAATTTTCAATCATTATATTTAATTCTTCTGTTAATACCGGATTTTTTAATTCTCCATATACACGAATACTTCCATCGTTTTCAATATTAATATACATACTTATTTTTTTCGTTCTTTTAGAGAAGGTATATTCATTTTCAACGTACATCGATATTTGTCGTCCTTTTCCCATTTTACGCGACAATTGATTTATCATATTTTCGCTCAAATATGGAATCTTTTTACCATTTTTTGAAACCATTTCAGAATAAATACGATAAATATTCTCGCGAAGACTACCTGGATTGAATTTGATAAATGGAATTATTTTTGACGCGTGAATATTTTTGAATATTATTTCTAATGGAATATTTGCATTCAACTCTGTATGAATTAATATTTCAAATTTATTAATACCTTTTTCTTCATATATCAAATTAGTTTTTTTCTCATTATAAATATCATAAAACATCGTAACTGTATCATATAGTTGATATAATTGTTTATCAATATTTTTTTTATTTTTCTCAATTAAATTGTATTTTTCCTTCAATAATTGTGGTTTATTTGTAACATCTTCATTGTATAACAAAGGAAAATACATTTCAGATATATACGTTTCATCCAATCCACTTTGCATAGCATATTCATAAACATCTTCTGCAAAACATAGATAAATATTATTACCAAGAATTTTACCATAATTCAACATTGTTGTGTTTTCAAAACTTATTAATTCATTTTGTTTATTTGGTGTCGCTATTGTTTTTTGTGACATAATAGAAAATGGATTTGCTGAATACAAATAATTACGATATTTAGCAAATTTTCTACCCAGAGATAATGTTAATTCATATTCATTATTTTCCATTGCTACTACATCTTCATAATAATAATTATTCTTTTTTTCTATTTTACTTATTTCACTTTCATCTATATTCAAATTTATTACAAGTTGGCTCATAAATGCTTTACTTAATCCTAGTTTATCATTTTCAGTAATAGAACTAAATACTTTCAAAGCGCTTATGTAATGTTTTATTTTTCCAAATAAACATAATTCTTCATATGCATATTTGTTTTCAAATTCTTTCAAAATTTTTATTTTGATAGTTCTTATAGTATCATCGCTATGAATTTGTTGATTTGAATATAGTAATTCAATATTTTCTTGCTGTATATACTGTAATTCATTATTGCTAAATATATCAGTATTTAATGGTTTATTTATTCCCGAAAAAATAATGATTTTTTCTATTTTTCCATTGTTATTCAAACAATTTACTTTGAAAATATCCATTATATATATAATTTTGTGTTATATTTTTGTATAGTTATATACTATAATGAAATTTGCGTTATTGATTGGGTCTAATTATATAAATACTCCAAATGCAAGACTTTATGGGTGCATCAATGATATTATTAATATTAAAAATATGCTAATTGATGCATATGACTATATTGATTCTAATATCATAGTGCTACGCGACGATAAACCAAATTTACTACCTACGCAAGCAAATATCATTAATAATTTAAGTAATGTTATTAACGAATCTGCTAATTACGAAGAACTTTGGATTCATTATAGTGGGCATGGTTCTACCATTATAGATGATAATGATGATGAAGCAGATGGTAAAGATGAAGTCATTGTACCTTGTGATTTTCAAACAGATGGTGTTATTACAGATGACGTAATTTTCAATATTATCAAAAACTCGAAATGTAGGACTATAATAGTAATGGACTGTTGCAATAGTGGCTCTGTATGTGATTTACAATGGAGTTTTGAAAACAATGAAACAACGTTTGTTAAAAATATGAACCCTAATCATGAAATTGCAAATCCGAATATTTTTATGATTAGCGGTTGTAAAGATGATGAATATAGTAATGATATTTATGATACCGAAAATAATGAATCGTGCGGCGCATTAACATCTACATTTATTAAATGCTTACGCAATTCAAAACATAATATTGGTTTATTTACGCTTTATGATGATATTTGTAATGAATTAATCGCAAGTGGTTTTCCAAATCAATTACCAATATTATCATCTTCTGCTGAATATCCAGAACATACATTTCAAAAAGAAATTATTATTAAAACGGTTACTGTTAATGAAAATATAACTACATCCCAACCGACACCACCTACAAAATTTTACCAAATACATGAAATATTAGGCAAAAATATGGTATCTGTTATGGTAAATAAATCACAACGTGAACTCAATAAATATAAACCTAAAAAAAAACGATAGATATATTTGAATGTTGAAATATGTAAAAAAATTTTATATGTGTGTAATATAAAATTTTTATAGGTTCTTCTATAAAACTACGGAGAATATGTAATTGAAAATACTAAATATCATAATACGGATTATCATGAATAGTCATACCACAATAATTCTGTGGCGATTTTTTATAATCTTTGGGGTCATGTAATCCAGCTTCTTTTGCATTTTCCAACAAAAATTTGAAATTATCCCAAAATTCGCTTTTATGTCCAATTGATTCCGTTGCTATATGTGATAATTCATGTATTGCGACAAATGTTAGTGTATGTTCGTCTATCAAATTATCTTCACCCCCTTTTGTTCGATTTAAACAAAATGCGACTTTTTCTCCTTTGTTCTCACTATATGCTGTATAACCACTTGTTGGTAATGTTTCCATGATTTTCTTTGGATTGAACCCATCAACCAGACGTCGTACATTCTCTTTGTCCGGATATTTTTTGTCAACATATTTCACGAGATTTTTGCATTTTTCGGTAACACTTGCTAATAAATCAGCAGCTTCTTGCAATTTTTCACGTTCTCTAACACAATATTTATTACCATCCACAGTTGAAACAATACATTTCAATTCAAAACCTTCGCGTTTGTAATACATATATCCACATGCAATCAATACACCTGCAATGACAAGATACCCTAAAATGTCTATTTTCTTCATATTTATATTTACATCTTATTTTATTTTTTGCACAATTTTTCACATTCCTCTTTTACTTTTTCGATTGTCGGAACGTGTTCTCCTAATAAACAAACGACCATATTTTCCTTTGTAAAATATTTATGAATTACATCATTCAGTTGCGTTTTTGTAAGAGATGAATAACGTTTATCGTATAAATCGATATAAGATATCTGGTTCTCATTTCCCATCAATGCATCTAAACCATTATGAAAAGTGGATGTTTCAATATTTTGTAATTCCAGCGCTATACTTCCTTTCAAATTACTTTTTGTATTTACCAATTCAGATTGCGATACACCTTTCTTTATCAAATCATTTAACATACCAATTATCAATGGAATGATACCTTTTTTATTCCCATCTTTTAGTATTTTATGATAATCTGTTTCGATTTCGATTGTCAAATCCCCTAAATGTTCATAATATTTTGTATAACAATGGGACCTATATGTTAACCCATTGTCTTGTCTCAACATTGTAAATAAACGAGAACTTGATGTACCTCCAATTATATTCGATAGTAAATTCAATATGTATTTATCTTCTGAATTATATGGACATGTTCTGAATCCTATACTTAGATGTAATGTTGTTAATCCTTTTTTAGATTGAATATTGTATTCTATTTTATCTTGATTAGAGAACATTGTTATTTTTTGATATTTATTATAGTTAAAATTGCATATTTTGGGTGTTTTCATAAAATAGGTTCTCTGCAATGCTTCATTTATTTTTTGAAATGATATGTTCGAAACAATACTCAACACCATTCTATTGGGAACATAAAACATTTTATACATTTCAAATACATCTTGATATTTTAGTGTTTTTGCGGTATGAAATGACAACGTATCGATTTCATCCGCATACGAAGAACCATTATACAATATTTTATTCATATTAATATTTATAATATCAGATGCATCATCTTCATTACGAATGTTCTCTTCCACGACGACTTTTCGTTCTTTTTCAAATTCTTTTTTATTGAAAGTTGAATTCATCAACATATCCGACAAAATATAAATACAATTGTTTACATAATCATCTTCACATACAATTATATAACGTGTATGACTTCTTTCTGTATTTGCATTGAAGTACGCACCGATTTTGTCATAATTGATGAATATTTCTTTTCCATCCGGTATTTTTCGAGTACCTTTGAAACACATATGTTCGATGAAATGTGCAGCTCCGCGAACCCCATCTTTTTCATTAACAGAACCGAAATCACAAAACAATTGTATTGAAGTTATTGGTAATTTAGAATGAGGTGTCTCATGAACAATACGAAACCCATTCTCAAATGTATGTTTATTAATCATATATGTTATTATATATTAATCGTCTATTATTTATATTAACAATATTGCTAATATAAATCATTTTTTATATTTATTGAGGACCTTGACCAACTTCTAATGGAACTCTTGCAAGGTCAGGTTCAATTGTACTTTGGTTCCATGGACCAATATCAGCCTTCTTGATTACTGGGTCAGAACGTAATTGAAGATTGGCATTACGTAAAGTTTGCCCAATAGTGTCTAAACCAATGTGATATCCGGCTTGTAATAAATCAGGCATAGCAACATTACCTTGGTTCATAGCAACTGGGTTAAGTGCAGCCCATTCACTGTTCTTATCTTGTGGTAATAAATCTGTTGGGTTAGCAACAGATTGAGCAGTGTATCCACCATTTACGGCTGGTGCTGGTTGTACATTTTGTGCAGATGTTTCTTTCACAGTTGGCTGTTTTTTATTATCGGCGGAGTTTCCATCTGACATTTTATCAAATACATTCATCTTATTATTTGAATATGAATATAACAACCATACTGCAACTAATATAATGATCAATAAAACTATTTTATCAATAGTTAAAAACTTAGTTAAACTACTTGCAATTTTATTCAGTTTGAACATCTGTTTATATAAACGGTGGATAAAATTATTTCTAACATTTTTGTTTTTATTTTTACTAAATAAATATTATGCAACTCAAATCGTCCTAAATCATTTCGAATTTTATGAAATCAAATTATTGTTCAAAATTTAAGTTATCTTCTTCTAAATCACTATCACTATCTACATCATCTAACATATAAGTATTTTTGATACGTTTTGCCTCCAAAAATGAAGAAAGTGCTAAATCTCTTGCTTCTTTTGCTTTTTTTATTGCATCCTTGTACATTTTATAATAAACATCATTTCTATTTTTTAATTGAACTGTTTCAGTTTCTGCAATTTCGTCTAAATTAAAATCAACTTCATAAATATCTTTTTCTTCATGAATGATTTTTTCTTCTAAATCATTGTTTTCAATAACTTCTTCATGTTCTGACTCATTGTTTTCAACATCTTCATTTTCGTCTAATGTTTTCATTTCGATATTTTCATTTTCTCCTAAATTATTTACATCAATTGAATTGTATGTTTCAGATGAATTTATATTTTTTTCAAAATCATTTATATTTGATACTATATTTGGGTTATTACTGATATTTATTTTATTATCATTTGAATGTTTTATAACACATTTTTCAAAAATATTACTAGGTTTTAAAAGTAACATCTGTTTTACTTCAATTTCAATTTGAAAACTACGGGCAGAACACTTAATGCCTTGTATTTCTAGAATTGTCATGATGTCATTATTTTCTTTCAAGTTTTCAAATTCAACTTCATTTTCATATTCATCGTATATTTTCAGAGAACTTTTTCCTAAAACATTAGGAATTGTTGTTCTCACAAGGTAATATTTACCGGATTTGTATAATTTGAATGGTGATACAAATGAATTTTCTATATCATGATTATCTAATTCAGTTTCAAACCATTGTTCACGATTATCATAAATACATTTTTGACAATAATTTTCTAAATTTTCCATCCACTGTATAAATTTTTCATTCTCATTTGTAAACATTAAATCACAGTATATTTTTTTTCCTGCTTTTACAATACTGTCTTTTGTTTTACATTTAGGAGGTTGTACATACAATGGATTATTATTAATACGAAATTTTATAAAGTAATTTCCACCTGCAACTTGTGTTGGTTTTAATAATACGAGTTTTTCAAAATTGAAATTCTCGTCTGTTTCATATATACTTTCCATTTAATAAAATATTATGCGATATTTGTTATTTTTATAATACGAATTATACGTTTGATATTTTTTTTTAATTTATTCGTTCTAAATAAATAACTTCCTTAATAAAGTATGAAAAATATTCGAGAAACATGTATAGAATTTTTTAAAAGTGAAGATATTAAAAGAGACGTCAAAGAAATTATCAAACCGATTGTTAATATCATCTATAATGAAATTTACATTTATATTTGGTTCATTTGTTTGTACAATGTTTTTTTGATATTTTTTGTTTTAGCAAATTTATTCTTAATTCTTAAATTATTCAAAAAAAAATCCATTGTTTATGAATAAAAATATAATACTACTATATAGCAAAATGGCTAAATCAAAAAAAACATTTAGAAGATCCAAAAAACAGCGCGGTGGTGTCGGCGCTTCCGATTATATGATTGGTGTAGTTGGTGGTATTGGACAACAAACTGCTGTTCCTGGTAGTAATGTAATTGCAATGAAAGATTTAAGTGCCCCAGCTATTGTTGCCGAAACAAAAGGTGGGGCACTTGTTGCTCTTACTCCTGCTGCAATTGAACCTGCTGCTGCTGCACCAGTTGCACCAGTAAAGGGTGGTAATCGTACACCAGTAATGGGTGGTGCTGCTCTAACACATGCACCAGTAATGGGTGGTGCTCATCTAACACCTGCACCAGTAAGCGGCGGAGGTGTACTACAAGACGTTGCCGTTCCAGCTGTATTACTTTTGGCAAATTCTGCATTCAAAGGTAGAAAAAGCATGTCCAAACGTCTATTCAAAAGACGCTCATCCAGTCGCAGAAGACGTTCTTTCAGCAAAAGAAGACGTTAATCCAAGAAAATATATACATTATATATAAGAAATATAATGTATAGTGAAAAAAATAAGGGCAAAATGGATAGCAAATCGGACCATGATAATAGTATAGTCATAGAACCCAAGACGCAGTTTGTTGAGAACATACAAAAATGGGTTATATTAGATAAACAATTGAAACTTATTCATGAAAAAACAAAGGAAATCCGTGAAAATAAACATCGGCTTAATAACGATATATGCGAATACATACAAAATAAAAATTTATCCACTACGAAAATAGAAATTAGTGATGGAGAACTTAAAATGTATGAAAAAAAAGAATATTCTCCTCTTACTTTTACATACATTGAAGAATCTTTAGCCAAAATTTTAACCGATAAATCACAGGTTGATTATATTATAGAGTTTCTCAAAAAAAACCGCGAAATCAAATCATCTCTTGATATTCGTAGAACATACTATAAATAAAAAATAAATACACATTATATATGCAATTTGAAAAATCTTTCGTGGATAATTACATCTATAATGAAAACAATGAAACAATTGTTGGTGGATTTCCTATTCAAAACTTGTCACCCATTCCGTTAGACGCAAAATTTGAAAATATGTCCATTCCAGTTGGTTTAGTCTTTGAAAAAGTGATTGATAATATGAAAGGTGGATATGTAAATCATTATAAAATTGCCGAAGAATCTATCAGCACTTTAATCGACGATGATTTGTTTGATAATTTAATAAACAAAATATCATATCGAGAACATAAAAATATGACAAAAAAGAAACATAATGGTGGTTCTCATAATAAAACTAAAAAATTTGTATAATATATTATAATGATGTACTGATTTATCGATAACTGTTAATATTTAACATCCAATGGATGTTAAATAGTGTAAAAATGTTTAAAACTGCGACCATTTATCATGGTTGAATGAATTTAAATTCAACATTTTATCCGCATTTTGTTTCCAGAAATCTATTTTGCTATCTAACAATAAATCCTTTTGTGATTTTGGATATACCATATTTTTATTTGCATTCATTCGATTCAAATCAGTATTGCTTGCTTTTGGTTTTTTACCATAACAATTTACACCAAATCTTACATATGGATTTTTGATGTATCCACCATTTACACCTGGGCGTCCGCAGTCATTTTTATGGTTGCTTGTTTTTTGTAATTTATCCCAGGTTGATTTTTGTGTCGGAAAAAATATCATTTGACCATCTGACCAACCATAATTACACCATTCTGCACCTTTATTATATGCATTTTCAATTTCATCATATGTAGCTAAACGTGATCCATATGAAGTACATATTGCTTGTGCATCATCATATGTATATAAATTATTTGAAATATTGAATACTTCGTCTTGTTCTACTTTTTCTGATTTTTCTGATTTTTCTGATTTTTCTGATTTTGATTTTTCTTTTTCTTCTGGTACTTTATTCCACAATTTGCGAATTTCGTCTATTAATGAAAATCCAAATACAGATTTAAAAAATTGTACAAATATAGTGATTATTAATACACCCCACGAGACATTTTCAACCATACTAAATGATATTGGTTTTGAAGAATCCATTGGTATTCCCAACAAATATGCAAAAATATACAATATCACTAAAACGATAATTGTAGTAATTATTGATGCCGTTTCATTCAAGTATTTTAATATTCCCTCGAATGCAGTTGTTGCTATATTTTCTCTATCTTTTGCATTTGTTGAATAATACCATGCTAAAAGTGCTATAATTAATAATACAAACATGATTAAATCAAATATATATCCCATGAAAGAACCTGTATTTTGTTTTAAAAATATTTTCAAAACAAAGAATACTACGAAATATATTGCTAAAAACCATACTACAAACATTATATTTGATTTATTGAAAACTGAATCTATTGTTATTTTTTTGTCTCCTTTTTTGTCGTCTTTTTTTTCATCTTTATTTTCCAATTTCTCTATTTCATGAAAATCCATTTTTTCAGACATATAAATTTAATATATTATACCAAGCTATTTTTTTTTCGATAAAATAAACAGTATGCCATAGGTGTTATTATTTTTTGTGTATCTTTTATTATTTCTACGTTTGTATCATTATAATGTATCCATTCATTTTGCGAATTTTTCACAAATGATGTATAATGTCCACCTAAAACGCCCCCGGTATGATTACATATTCCAAATAAATCGTATATGTACTTTTTCGAGTTATATCCTCTTATATATGTTGACATGTCTAAATTTTCCAATGGAAAATCTATGCAACTTTGTATTTTTCTTTTCCCGTCCGCTGAAAATCGTTTGAATGTGATTATCAGGATATTTGGTAGATTCCAGAATACGATTTTTTTTTGTATATCTTCTTTCAATCCGGTTTTCTCATTCATCCATGCGTTTTCTCCTTCCAATATTTCAGGAATTACAAATGCATCTAAACATCCATATAAAGTACGCTCTCCGCGATTTTCTGGAATAGGCAAATCTAGGATGAAAAAATGTTCTGGTTTTAATGCATGTGTTTTTTTTCCGTCCAATGATAGTAACTGTGAAACATAGATTCCATAAAACATATCCATTATTTCTGAATATTCTTTTTCATATATGTCTTTCAACATTGTATAGCATTGTATTGCTAAATCGTCCGTTTTATTTTTTCGGGTTCCTCGTATTTTTAGAATTATACCTCGTGATATACTGTTATGCATGGATTCTATTAGAAAAAGTAGAAATTCCGTAATGTCATTCTGTGCCCATCCTGTAAATAATTCTCGATCTTTCTTTTTTGCGAGTTCTTGGACATTGTATACGAATTTATTGGGTGAAATGATTCCATTGTTTGTCCACATTATATTACGTAATTCATTCCATTCATTTAATAATACACTGTCTATTAGGTTTGACTTGATATTGCGTTTACAATATTTTGAATCTAACAATTCGTTCAATTCGTATGTATGATTCAACACTTGCATACACGAATTTAAAAAACATGTATTTCCCAAATTGACTAACCCCGTATACCCTTTGCCATGATACTTTCTTAAATCCATTTTTATTTTTCACTATTGTGTTATAGTAGACTATCTTCTTTATCTTGTTTTTTTGTAGATTTTATATTTTTTGGCGCTTTTTAGCGTCGTTTTTGACTGCATATTTTTCATTTTTTGAGATTGTTTTTATTTTTTTATAAGCATTATGGTTTGTTGCGCTTTTTAGGGGCAAAAGTTATCATTTTGTTATCATGCTGCGATTTTTTTACGAGTATTTTTTCTGGGATGGTTGCAGTTATGGTTTATTTAGTTTCGATTGTCAAAAAGTTGCCCCAAAGTTATTATCATCAAATTATCTTTTTGTTGCCATTAGATGATAACGATTTTGGGGCGGATTTTTTCATGAAAAAAATTGTGCAGCGACTTTTTGAACGATTTTTTTTGTATTTACATCATTATGCTTTATGCACGTTTTTTGCCAAATTTTCGGAGCCATTTTTGCAAAATGGACATTTTTATTTTTCCAAAAATGTCCAAAATCAAAAACGGCCAACGAATCTAGATCCACCTTTTTTTTGGGATCCTTACTGAACCATCATTTTTATGATTATTTTATTTGTATATATAGCATATTGTATGTACAATGAGAACAATACATACAATATATACATTATACCCCCCACGCCAAAATTTATATTTCACGTAAATGATTTGTAAATCTGATGCATTTTGAATTATATGTTTTACTAATATCAAGGAAGCAGTCATTTGTATAATTGACAATCTGTTCAACTTCTTTTATTATTGTGTTTTCCCATTGTCCAGGTTCACATTGTTCCAAGTGTTCAATAAAACGAAGAATAATATCAGTTATGGTTGTTTCCAATAATTCAAAAACATTGCGTATTTCCCTGTTTTTTTCATATTTTTTTTCATCACGTTGAAGTGTTATTTTAAAATCATCTTCTGTAATTTTATTACGCATATACTGGATACGTAAACCTTCATTTCTGTCTTGACGATAATTATTCACTGGATATCTAGGTGCTATAACATCATTAATATGCGCAGCATTGTTAAACAAGTTACCCATAAATTCATCGTAACTAGTTGACATTGGATTACCGTTATGTTTATCTACAAGTAAATTATGTATTCTTGTAAACAACCTATGATTTAGACGTTGGTGTTGGCATGGAATATTTACATTATGTATATTTTGTACATTATAATCATTATCCGGTACATAATTTCCATTTCGGCGAAGCCATTCATAATAATGCGGGTTATGTCCATCTGCTTCAATTCTTCCTGTTCGCCAATTGAATGCTTTGCGACACTGTGTGCACCACATATGGTCGCAACCGGCTATTTTGAAAATTCCGGACCCACAACTAGGACAAGGCCTTGTATCGCTTGATAACAAACGGGCACTAGCAAGTATATCAGGATTACAAGTATGTTCAGTGTCACGAGTAGGTCCTTTTATCTCATGACAATCTGGACAAGACCATTTTTCACATAATCCGCATTTCCATTGAGTACTAAGAAACCCACGACAATCATTATCTGGGCATGCGCGAATAAATTCTCGCCTTTGTTGCGGTTCATTATCCGTTGAATTATTAGGCTGATTAAAATTGTATTCTTCCCGTAATCTACGACAATCTGCCGAATATTTGTCTGAAAGTTCATTTCTTTTATCATGCAAATCTTCAAGTTGTTTACTCACTTCATCATATTCTTTTTTGATACTGGCAATATTATTTACTTCCCACTGATTCTCGGATACACGAGTACGTCTCACTTTCATTGCATTTTTTAGAGATCTTTGTTTGTATTGCAAATCCCATATTTGGCGCCATACATTGTTCCATGCATAATTATATTCATTGCTAAGTTTTTCATGTTTAATTAAGTATTCCACCCTTGGTTGAGTAGCAGGTAACAGCGAACGTTCAATATCAAATAAAATTTCTTCACGCTTCTTTTTTAATTTTTTGGTAACGAATACACTAGTAAATGATTTAGCAATGAATTGACGCGTCCATTCGCGATTACATGGAGGATTCATGCATTTACTTGTAGTTTCACCAAGTATATATGTTTCGCAACATGTGCGACAAGCGGTAAATTCACAATATGGGCAACATACAGGTTTTCTTACAGTTTGATTCAACTTATCATCACAAATTGCACAAACTGACGTCATTTTTATCTATAGTACTATTATTGTTTTATCATTATATCATTTTTAAATAATCAATTTTTTACAACTACAAAAACAATATAATGTATAGTCAACTACATACCATAACGACTGCATATTCTTACTACCAATTTTTATTAAATGTTATCATTTACGCCGGAATGTTACCATTTTGGGGCATGTAGTCATTTTTTCAAAGTATAATTTTGGCATTTATACCATATATGATGTTATAATATAAATCATTTTATTTATACAAAAATCCGACGCTTTATTATTATCTTCCGATGATAACCCAAAAAGCGCCAAAAAATCGTCCAAAAAAATTATGCAGCGACTTTTTGCGTTAAAACATCTGTATTTGCAGCATGATGCTTTCTGCACGTTTTTCGACAAATTTTGGGAGCCATTTTTGCAAAATGGACATTTTTCTTTTTTTCAAAAATGTCCAAAATCAAAAACGGCCAACGAATCTAGATCGACCTTTTTTCAGGGGTCCTTACTGAACCATCGAAAATACAATTATTTTATACAATCTCACTGCTATTTTGAGCAGTCAAATCTTGTTTATCAATATAAACAGCTTTCATGACATTCTTCATAACCTTTTCGTTGTTTTTCTCAACACCACCAGGACACGTATCTCCGAGTGATTCTTTCATAATTTGAAATGCACGATTGTATTCGGCGCTATCAAGTATCTCGGATTCAGGATGTAATTTATTCCATTCACTGATTTGTTGTATATTACGAAACGCAATACGGCGTATAGCCGACTTAATTTTGGCTTGGTCAGGAGTATCTTTTATCCATGTATTGTTCTCGCGAACATGCATAATTTCCCGTTTAATATCAGTACAGTGCAGTGGACGAGTGTATATATCCATATCTTTCAACCCATTCATAAAAATCTGTGTTACCCCATCCACATACCCCATGTCTGCCACGTTCTCCAATTCAGCTAAACTTAATTTCACGTTCTCAACAAATTCAGATAAATTGATGGCGTTTTTACATTGTTCATTCAAAAAGAAATTCAAATTGAATTGTTTATTATTGGAGTTTGTATTGTTCGAATTCGTAGTAATCGATGTTTTTTGTGCAATTTCAATCATGGTTTTATGTTGTTCAATCAACATGTTCTTAAAATCTTTGTTCTCTCGTAGTAATTCCAATATTACTTTTGTCAAATTCACATCTGTATTCGAATCATATTCTATCAAACTATTGTTTTCTTGTTTTACATCTTCATTCGGCATTTTATACGAACATGATACTTTATGGCGACATAGTCCCGAACGATGTTGATATACACGACCACAATCGCAGACAAATTTATCCACCGGTTCGGCGCTTTTTTTTGTACCCGTCGTTATCATTATATGTTTTCGAGTGGCCACATGTCGATTATAATCATATGGTTTACTGCATTTAAAATCACAACCTTCACATGTAAAAATTTTGGCGTTTTTTTGCGCTTTTTTCATTATCTTTCTTTATATAAAATGATAATAAAAAGCGCCTAAATAGTTTTCGTAGATTATTTATTTTGTAATTTGTCAAAGAGAAAAGACAAAAAGAAACATAAAAATAATGTCTTTTAAATGTATATATGGAGAACATTCAAGTATTTGACGGATTATTTTCCAATGAAGAATTGGATTGGTTGATTCAAAATGATATTGTAGTAAATCAACGAGAAAATTTGTCAGATACTAATCACAAAATTAGGTTCTCACTAAATTTACCAGAGAACATGAAGGCTAAATTACAAAGTTTAGGATTATCCGAGAATGCTGTATCCATTCCAATGATGTGGATTAATAATGATATGTCTACTCACATAGATAGTGGTGAAGGTGAATTCAATGAAACTATATTAGTATATGTTTCGTATTGTCAAGGTTCTCTTGTTATAAACAACAATTCCTATGAAATAAAACAAAATCGTGCATTCAAATTCCAAAAAGGATTAGAACATTCTACTGAAAATACAGGAAATGCACCACGATTGTTGATTGGTCCAATGAGTGAAACCGGGTTTTCAGTGGGTACACCATATATTTATTATTATATTGACAGTGCTTCTTTAAATCAGGAAATTCCATATATGGAGAACTACAATCCACCAGGATACTATATTTATACTGATTTTCCAAATAATGGGGTTTATACGTTATTATTAGCCGACGATTATTACAATTTACAAATGTTTAATCAACCACCGAATACATTCTTATCAAGATGGGTTGGTAAAGTTGGATATACAAATGGACCCGTCGATAATTTCGTGAATGTTAGTTATCCACCTGGATATCAATTCAACGTAACTGATTTTCCCAGTCCAGGAGGTAATATGTTTTTATATCCAGTATGGTCACCAATTCAACAAGATACGATGTGTTTCAAAGAAGGTACAAAGATATTGTGTTTGGACCCGGTTGACAATACCGAAAAATACATTCCTATCGAAGATTTAAGAAATGGTGTTCTCGTAAAAACACGTTCAAGTGGTTATCAACCAATATGTATGATTGGTAGTTCGACTATCTATAATCCTTGTGATATATCAAGGGGAAAGAATCGTTTATACAGATGCAGTAAAGACAAATATCCAGATTTAACCGAAGATTTAATTATAACCGGATGTCATTCAATCCTTGTATATACAATTACGGATGAACAACGCGAAGACTTGGAAGAGTTGATGGGTAAAATATACGTAACTGAAAATCGATACAGATTGATGGCATGCGTCGACGAACGTGCTGAACCATATGACCAAGAAGGATTGTACACTATATGGCATTTTGCATTAGAACATGAACATATAAGAGCAAATTATGGGGTATATGCAAATGGCTTATTGGTAGAAAGTAGTAGTAAACGAATGATGAGTGAATATTCGGGTATGAAATTATTGCGGTGATTCAATATAAGTATTTCAAATTATACGTAAAATACTTATGTAAATATGAAATATTCTCAATTCATAAAAACATCTGTAATAATAAAAAAATCAATCATTACTATTTTATTTTTACATTAGTAATGGAATAAAACATAAGGATGTTGATAACCTGTTTTGTAAAAATCACGAATTTGAGAACATTTACAAGGTTCTCACCGCAACATATAAAATAAATGATAAACTACAATCGCTCGAATTATGCAGATATAAAATAGTATTGATTTTTGTTAAATGTTATCATTCGCGTCGGTTTGTTACCATTTTGGGGCATGCATCCATTTTTTCAAAGTATAATTTTGGTATTTATATTATAAATGGTGTTATAATACACATTAAAATATTTGGACAAAAATTCGACGCTTTAGTATTATCTTCCGATGGTAATCGAAAAAGCGCCAAAAAATCGTCCAAAAAAATTATGTAGCGACTTTTTGAACGATTTTTTCGGCATTTGCAGCATGATGCTTTATGCACGTTTTTTGCCAAATTTTCGGAGCCATTTTTGGAAAATGGACATTTTTATTTTTTTCAAAAATGTCCAAAATCAAAAACGGCCAACGAATCTAGATCCACCTTTTTTCGGGGGTCCTTACTAAACCGCCATTTTTATTCACATATAGTTATATATCAAATGTAAAATGCAATGTATACAAAACCTAATCATTCTTTATATATAGAGAACAATGATAATATTTTTTATGATAAACAATATAATGATATAGATATATACGATACAATGTCCAACAATGACAACTTGACCACTATTTTAGAAAATGAAATATCAAATATATTTGATAATATTTTGAATTACGGAGATTCGACAGATGATTTGCCAAGAAATACCGGAGACTATTTACATGATCAAAGTATAACGGATGTACATACATTGCAATTGAATACGTTGAATAATTTTATCAATCAATATTTTTCCCAAATAAATACATTCCAAGATAACGCAAGAGATATGCTACAAATGATACGAACAACCATACATCAACAAAATGTAGTATATAGTCATTTATTAAGACGAAACAATATGCGTCAAAATGTTCAAACACCGCCAGTTTTTAGCAGAACAAATGCAAGAAGAGCATGGAATGCTCCCCAATACGATTATACATATGAAATACCGCAAATATACATACCACGTAGAACACAACAAACAACTCGACTTACCCAAGAACAAATAAATAATTCTATTCAAACAATCGAATATGAACAAGATATGGGAGAAGAAAGATGTCCAATAACATTAGAAAATTTCATTGTTGGTGAAAATATTTGCAGAATACGTCATTGTGGACATATATTCAAATCAACCGGATTAATGCAATGGTTTCAACGAAATGTAAGATGTCCAGTATGTAGATATGATGTAAGAACATACAATTCACGAGCAACAACAGAACTTCCACAAGTAACCGAACCAACAACAACACAAACACCAAGTTCCGAAACCCAAATATTACAAGATAGTAGTAGTAATTTAGTAAATACGCGAAATATTATATATAATCGTTTGAATAGTATTATGCGACAGTTGCAAAATAATTTATCAGATACCGATACACCAACAGTATATACGTTTGACATACCAATTTATTTCGAAGATTTTTCATACAATCGAATAAGGAATTATGCGTAAACGGAAGAAAAAAAATAGAAAAATAAAAAATATCATTCATAATATATATGAATGCTATTTTTTTAAAATCCATTTTCAAATTTTTGATGTTTATTGTAATGATAATCAGTTTTTTCATTTTTATCATGACGTTGATAGTAAAATCAAAAGAATACAGAGATGTATTTTCAACATGGCAATTTCCGATGTTATTGGCCATATTTTTAGAAGTATTTTTTTTAGAATCCAGATAATCACTACTTTTTTTGTGTAAAGAAATTCGTGATTTCTTGTATGTTATGTTTATCATTATTAATTTTATTGAGTACTTTATCAAACAACAATACTTTGATTTTAGCGGAGCAATATTTTTCGCGTTTTTTCATGAGTACTTCCAAATTATCATATTCTTTTTCCATTTGTACCATATCCTTTTTGAACGTCTTAATCATACCATGTTTATTTTGATATGCCCATATTTGTTCAAGAGCCAATCCAAGAAGCTGTTGAAGTGGTTTCATCAATTGATTTGTAATGTAAAATATATAATCTATTTTTAAATCATTCGCGACGATGAATTCAGGTGTCTCGATTTTTTCACCTTGTAATGCTTTTTTAGTATCATTCACAACATGAACAAATCGCATTCTGTCGCCAGGTTTCGGTTTATTGCCCGGGTCCCTCTGACCAATTCTGTCAGCCAACACACGATGAGCGATTTGTTGAGGATTTTTGTAATCACTTCGAAGTGCTTTTGTAATCATGAGTTTATCCATGGCTACGTTACCTTTTATCAAATCGTTCAATGATTTTTCCAAGAAATCAATCGCGGGTTTGATATTGTTTTCTTTCATAAGAATATTGAGAATTCCACCATATGTATCTTTCAAATAATCGCACGAATCGCGACGTTTCAATGAAAGTCCCATATATTTGAGTTTTCCTTTATTTGCGTCTTCTTCATATAGCATTCCAACATAGCGTTTTTTAGATAAGAGTATGAAAGGCATCAATGTTTTTTCATAAGATAATTCCATAGGTGGTTTCAACCATTGAGTGCATAATTGCGCGGCATCTTGTGCAATTTCGATTGTCATTTCCAATGCAGGTTTACCGCGAATATTTTCACCAGTTTCTGGATTTTGCAAATTGAATGTGAAGAATACAGAGTCGGTATTGTGGACGATCATATTACCAACGCCTGCTGCAAAATGATGATTGTCTGTGGTTAAATCGTATACAAATCCACTATATTCTATTTCTTGCATTTTTTTAATAGCAAATGGGGTTTCACATGTATTTTGTATGAGTTGAATACCATGATTATTTATACAAATTTCATGTACAAGTCCAATGGATAAATAATGTGCCATAATACGAGCTAATTTAATTTGATCAGTATTAATATCATATATATCTTGTTTAATTTCATTTTGATATTTCTTTGAAAATTCTTTTGGCAAATCATGATGTAACAATTCATCACCAATTTTAACATTATTTGGAGAAATTTCTTCACCATTTGGTTTTAATAACGAATGGTCGTCAGTTACATCCACTAAACCAGTATGTGTCAATATTCTTATCATTTTTTTATGTGGTGCTAAACTGTGACGAATCACTCTATACAATCTTGTCCATCCACGTTCAGTCCATGTTTCTACATCATATAATTCACAAAATTCCTTTTCTTGCTTACCTTCTTCTCTACATGTAACCCAAAGTCCTTTGCCATATTTTTCGGCTAATTCTTCGATTGTGCAAATAACTACTTTATCATGAACTTTTACATAAACCGGTGTATAATTAGCAACACTATCACCGTAGACGTATTCCGCATTGCATTTTACTGGTCCATGCATAGCGGTCTCATAAACCATATCTCCATAAACTTCTTCAATAATTCGTTTCGCATAAATAATCATCATACGTCCAGTTGCAGTTGTAGATGCAGCAACATCCTTTTCATAAAATGTGGAAGTTCTTGCACCACATTGTCCATATAAAGAATTGGCAGTTACCTTATAACCGAGCTGGCGTTTGTCCAAAATATTTTGCATAAAAGGGTCTTTTTCGGTTTTTATCAATTTCCTCGTGCTTGCACGAGCATACAGCAATTCCTCTAAAATGGAAGGCATAATACCTTTTTTGTTATCGGGAAATTGCGCCCATCTACAAATCATTTTACCACATTTTGTTTTGATTGCGCGTGCGCCTTCTTTTGGTGATATGTATTTATATGTATCAAATTCCAAGTTTATGTATTCATATCCAGGCAAATTGTCATATATATAATTGCCATTTTTATCTTTTTCACCAGTTTCACGTAACAAATTACCCCGCAAATCATATTCGCGAGTCCATACTTTACTATCGTGGGATAAATTCTGACTAATCATCGAGGATGGATATAATGATGAATAATCAACACATGCAACCGGATTATCCATATACATCGAACATTTTGGTGGTAGTACAATGGCGCCTTCATATCCATCACCTCCTCCGGATTTTTCCAAATCGGGCATCAAAGTATCTTTTTCACGGCATTTTTTGGCAACATAACTGGTTAGTTTAATACCTTGACCGCGGAATATTAAGAAACTGATAGGAACACTGCATATACGGGACATTTCAACATATCCAGTAATTACATCGATTTTGTTCATCAAATGATGGACGAGGTTACAATCTTGAATACAGTATTTCGCAACGATAGCTCGGTCAGCCGAACTACCATTTGCTAAACGGAAAATATCTTGTGGAGTGACATCATCCTTTGCCATACCCCATTTGATTGATTTGGAACGGTCAATTTCATGATGACCAGATATACGTATAACATTGTATTTGTTTGTTTTTTCAACGCCTTTTACCATTTCAGTTACTTCACGATTTTTAATAATATCAATTACCTTGAATTTTTTGCCATCTTTATAATAATCCGATGTAAAACTAGTAAGTTCAATATGAATAAAATCGTCAATATGTAATCCTGCCAAATTTTGACTATACAATTCTGTGATTTCACCGAAAACGGGGTCCACGACACATTCAATTCTTTTCACGTCGTCACTGATGAATTGCCCGGCAACATCATCTAATTTATAAGATGGTAGATTGAAATCTCTGCGAAAATAGGTATACATATCAACTTGTAAACGTCCTGCCATTTTAAAATATCGCAAATCATATTCGCCGGTTGCCAATTGAATTTTGGTATTTTCAATGGAGAGTTGACAAGTATCTTTGTTTCGTTTAGCGCACAAATCGCCAATTTTCCGCGATAACATGAGGAAATCTTCTTCACAATGATTTTCTTCTGCACGACGAAACATAAATTCATAATCAAACCCAAATATATTATATCCAATAATAATATCGGGATTTTCTTTTTGAATCAACCGCGTCCATTCTAATAATAAGTCTTTTTCGTTGGCCACACTTTGAACGGTAATACCATTGATATCATCACAACTACCTAATACTAAACAATGATTGAAATATGGCTCTGGTTCACCATATCTCATAAACGTGCTGCCAATGAAAGTGACTTTATCGCCTTCTAATGCAGGGAAGGATAGACAACGAAACATTTCATTTACATACTGAATTTTTTCATCACGCGCATATTCATCGCTTGTTAAAATATCAATTATTGTATTTTCTCGTTGAACTTTTTTCGATTTCTTTTTAAATTGTTTATTTTTATAATAAGACGGGGTTTCTTCCACTTCATTTCCATCATCATCACTATCATCGCCTCCGGCGCCTCCGCCACCATATTCATTCGCTTCTTTCATTTGTTCAAACAAAGATTCAATTGTATACGCATCGTCTGTATTGGTCGTCATTTTTTTAGCATCATTTATAGGTGTTTGAATAAATGATTGTATAAGTTTTGATAAACGGTCTTTTGATGGTACAAATTTCGGATACACTAAATCGACATCATCAAATTTTTCGTATCCAAATGCAGTCATAATCATTTTTTTACACAGTATTTGACTTCGTGCATTATCAATATTTTGTGATTGAAATTGCAGATTGAATATATCGACCATATTGGATGCCAATCGTTTGTATGTTTTTTTAGGAAGAGGGAAATCGCCGTGACTACTACTGGCTTCAATATCAAAACTACATATTTTATATGGAACTCGGGTTTCCTTATCATTCAATGGACGGACATTTTCCGATAAACAAATATACTCGTAATTGCATGTAGTTGTTTTTATTGGACATTTGGAAACTTTATTCAATGGTATAGCAACCCATCCAGAAGGACTAATATTATGAATGTGAAAATATCGTAATAGTGGAGGAATACTACTTTCATATAATTCAAGCGCAACACCTTGGAATTCGTAATTTTTAAATTTACGATGTTCGCCGCTATAATCATACCAAAAGTTCTTGACTTTGTTCATAGCAGTTGTATTTTTGAAAATAATTTGTACAAATTTGTATTTTTTACCGGCAGAGAATCCGTATAATTTATGGTAATCCACGATTTTTGCAGATACAATGGAATCTTCATAATAAACACCAATTTTACGTTTGATTTCGTTTAAAAGAAGATTCACATTGCCTTGGTTCCAATCATCACCTACTTTTATGAAGAAGAATGGGTTGAAATCGTTCACATACAAACAGTATGTTTCACCGCTTTCATTTACGCCGAACATTTGAATGACGAATTTCGATGAATATTGTTTTTTATTGCCATTATCACTACCTTCACTATCTGAATGTTCTTTCTCTGTGGTTTCATCGTATATATTGAAATCAAGTAAACGGAATGATTTTAATATAGCTGGTTTTTTTGTAACCTTAGTTGTCATGTTGTATTTATTGTTGAAATGTATTTATTAAGTTTTAACAATCAATTTTTTATGTTTTGTGGCAATTTTAATCATATTTTGTATTTCCAAATAATATTTTATCGGCTGTTGTGCGAACACCAAATATATGATGTAATAAAATGCCTAAAATAAACATACCTATTAACAAAATCCAAAAATTCACAATATAGCCAAAATATTTCAACAAAACATAAATGATATACACGCCAACAATCGTTGCAACTACATCTACAATAGCGAAGTTCAAAAAACGGTATTTATGTGCTCCAGTACCAGGTTTTCCAAAATAATCCTTATATTTTTCTAATCCAAACATGTATATTATACGAATATATATATTTACTTCGTTCACTCAAAAACCCATTTTTTCATATCTTCTAAAACGCGATTTCCATTAAAATAAGATAAATTTCCATTTCTAATTTTGAATACAGTTGGATATCCACCTTGTAATGATAACTTTACTTGCGATTTATTTAAATGTTTTGTGTTAACTACATTCATACCATCCGCTTCATTTTTTTGTTCGATTTCTACAAATTCAATCTTTTTTTTTTTTCCTAAATCGCGTTTCAAACTATCCCAATCATTTTGCATCATTTGACAGTATCCACACCAATCTGCATATATTTTACCAATAACCAGATTTACATGTTTTGATGGTTTCTTTTTGTAAGTCCTATTTTTCGTATTCCTCTTGTAATTTTTACTTTTATAATTATTTGTTTTACGCATTATATATAATTTATTTGGAAAAGAAAATTCCCAGTAATATATATATTTATACAAACAACATGAAAAAACCAATATTGACAATATTAATTATAATAGTGTTTTTAGCAGGAATTTATGTATACGCAACAAATGGAATCTTCAAATGCTTGAAACTTACAGAAAAATTCGAAACAAATACAAATACTATATCATCATCATGTCCGAATATATTGCTAAAAAAGGACAATGTTTTGTTGTTATACAATACCCAAAAACCAGAAGTTGAGGGAGTCAATCCGCTACCTTTTTATAATTTAGACGAATATATTAACTATTTAGAGATACAACGTAAAAAAGGTTTTCGTTGTCCAGTATTATTTTTACAGAATGAAGTGAATACACAAGGTGAAGAAGTATATAGAATTCGTCCAAGTCCATTTGAATTAGACGGCGGGGTTCCTGAACAAACCACTTTGTATCCTGGTTCAAATGATATAATTAAAGTCATCGATGCAAGTAGAGAAGACCCTCCATATAATAAGGGAAATTATCCAGGATTTGACCCAAAAGGATTGTATGTAGGAAGATATACGGATGTTGACCAAGTGCACGATTCAACTGAAAAAGCGGAAATTAGTGATAATCCGATGGATTCAAATTGGGGAGGTGTATTATTTACACAACAATCGCTCGAATCAGGCAAATATGTAGATAACAATGTTAAAAAACCATTATTACATACTCCTAAAAGCATCGTTCCTTTACATGGGCAACCCATGCCAAAAGACCAATTAGAATAACTCAATTGTGTGTCATCAAAAAACTTTGTATGTTCTGAATAGATGTTTTGTTTATTTTACGCATTTTTCCATTGTTTTCAATGGTAATGTTCTCTAAACACCCCGGATTATTTTGTAATTCAGTTATTAAATGGAGAAACGAATTGAAATGTTTCATGATTGCAATGGCAGTTACCGAACTAATCCCGGGTATTTGACATAAAATAATTTCACCTATATTTTCTGGGGTGACATTATCTTTTTTGACCTTTTTAACAACTGTACAATAATTATTTGGAGTATTTTGAGAACCTTGCACCAAAATATTTCCTGTTTCATCGTCTTTTTCGTTGTTGTCAACAACAATGTTCTCGATTGGTCTATGCAAATAATAGGGGGTTTTCCCCTTGCTAAAATCGCGGTCGATTTTTTCGGCCATCCAAACAATGTTCTCGGCAGTTTCTTGAATAGAACATGTACGCAATACACTAAATCCTTTGAAAAAATTGAGACTGGTCATTGCTGACAAAACAGTTTTCTTTTCAATTAATGTACGTAATTGCGAGAACATACCTTCAATCATGTAAACAATACTATGAGAAGGGTATCCACTGGAATGCAATAATCGATAGGATTGTTCTTCATATCGTCCATCTTTGATGCTTGAAAGTAAGTCAGATAATGATTTGCGTTCTATTAATAAAACATCTTTATCTTCATCCGTTTTGAATAAAATATCGCCTAAATTGAGAACCTGTTTAGAAAGTTGGATAGAAGTAGAATTTCCTTGTACAATGGAATAACATTTTTCATATAAGGCAGTTTCGCGTTCGTCGATGATAATTTTCATAATAATATTACAACAATGTTACAACAATATAATAGTCAATGTGAAACTATTATATTGTTTTATACAATTAACTTATTGCATATGATATTTAACGCATATCATATCTTACATCACCTCCAATATTACGAACAGTGTTTCTGGTGAAACGCATGGTGGTCATTTGTTTATTTAAATTGCAACAGTTACCTGACATTGGGTCAGTTGCATGAAGGAAAACACTGGTCCACCATCCACGTCCGACTTGTCCTGGGAAACCGGCCTTTTTGGAACCTCCTCCTTGATTTCTGGTTACTGTACTACTATAGTTTCTTGCTCTACTTGCTGCGTTACTTAATCCCATATTGGTATATAATGTCTAAATATTTTATTTTTTGAAAATCTAAAAATATATAAATTAAATTAATATAAAAAGATATTGGTTAATATAGTAACCACAATAATTGTTTTCATTCTATTTCATAAATAAAATGAACGCAAATACATCTGAATACCAATCATCTCATTTAGATGATGATATTATCATTGAAAAAAATCAAAATGGGGTAGAAACCTATATTTTTGATCCATACAATCCCCTAAATAAATTAATTACGGAAAATGAAATTCAATCCATTTTGAGAAATTATGGAATCAATACTCCAATCCATAATATAAATTTATACAAACGTGCATTTATTCATCGCTCATATATGAAGCGTCCAAATTTAGAAAATATGCAAAATAATATTACAATCGTACAAAAACCAGAAGATTGTTTGCCTCTTTATACGAAATCCAATGAGCGGTTGGAATTTGTCGGTGATGGTGTATTAGAATGCATTACCAAGTATTATTTATATCGTCGTTTCCCAAAGGAAAATGAAGGATTTATGACAGAAAAGAAAATCGCATTAGTCAAAAATGAATCCATCGGAAAAATGGCATTGGAAATGGGTTTGCATAAATGGTATGTATTATCAAAACACGCGGAATTGAAGCAAACCCGTACAAATTTGAAAAAATTGGGATGTTTGTTCGAATCGTTTTTAGGAGCAATGTTTTTAGATTTCAATAAAATATCAATCCATGATGACGATGGATGGTTTGGCAATTTATTTGTAACTGGACCGGGGTTCCAAATGGTACAAATTTTTGTTGAAAGTGTATTTGAAAAACATGTAGATTGGATAAATTTGATACGTAATGATGATAATTACAAGAATATTTTACAAGTAAAAATACAAAAGGAATTTAAGGTGACCCCGCATTATATGGAAGTAGACGACCATAATCAAGAAACCGGGTATTATATGGGAGTTTATTTATGCTTGGGGCAACCAATTCATAATAAAAAACATAGCGATTCTATTCCAATCACTCATTTTAATTCATATGGAGATATTCATCAATATATGTCGGAACATAATAAGATATTTGTATTTTTAGGTGAGGGAAAACATAAGATTAAAAAGAAGGCGGAACAAATTGCTTGCGACGAAGCAATCCGTCATTTACAATCATTTTAGATGAGACGAAGTAAAAAATGCCAACAAAGAATAAACGACAAAATAAATACAAAAATATACTATACTATATTATATAATATATTTTAAATGGAACAGTTATATTTAGAACAAATGATAGTGAAACCTATGCCAAAAAAACAGGTAATTATAAATGTGAAAATGGGTGATGCGAAAAAAAAAGAAGAACCTGAAAAAAATCTTAGAACAAATGTTGAAATTGTAGATAAACGTAATGAAATGAATATTAATATAGATATGGTATTGGATAGGTTGAATAAAAAGAATTTATTTGATGTACGTGTGTTAGAACCACCTACAAAATCTGTAATTATGGGGGATGAAGTACGTATTATCAGAAAACCTGAAAAACAAATACAAAAACTGGTTATTGGTGAAGAAAAAGAAATTGAAGACTTAGATATACTTGGAAAAGAGATTGATGAAATGGAACTAGAAAAAGAAAAAGAAGAAGATGAAAAAGAGGAAGAAGAAGAAAAAGAAGAAGAAGAGGAAGAACAAGAAAAACCAAAAAAAGAAGAAGAAGAAAAAGAAGATGAAGAACAAGAAAAACCAAAAAAAGGAGAAAAGAAAGAAAAAAAGAAACGTGCATTAAAAGTCCCCAAAGTGAAAACAACAATTGACGCAGTCATGACCGAAGAAATGAAGAATTTCAAATTGGGAACTCATACAATCGAACAAAGATTACCAAAACCAGAAAAAATAATTGTAAAAACGTCATCATTCTACATGAATAATCGTCGTATATTTATCCAAAAGTTACGAGAAATGTTCAAAGATTATACAAAAGAATTAGACTCTACAAAAGAATCGATTTCTTGTTCTAAATCAAACAACAGCGAATCTGGTTTAATGACTCATCAAAAAATAGTAAGAGATTACTTGAATTTATATACTCCTTATCGTGGATTGTTACTATATTTTGGTTTGGGTGCAGGTAAGACGGCAGCATCCATTGCAATTGCAGAAGGTATGAAATCTGAAAAATCTATTGTAGTTATGACCCCCGCATCTTTAAAAATGAATTTTTTCAGTGAATTGAAAAAATACGGAGACCCAATATACAAAAAGAATCAATATTGGGAATTCATATCAACCGAAGGAAAACCAGAATATATTGATATATTGGAAAATGTTCTCTCTATACCTCGCGAAGTATTTGAGAGAAACCGAGGAGCATGGATGGTCGACGTAACAAAAGCATCTAATTTTGCGGATTTGAGTTCAAGTGACCAAGAAAGTATCGATGAACAATTGAACATGATGATTCGTAATAAATACATTGATATCAATTATAATGGGCTAACCAAAAATAAAATGGATGCACTTACAGAAGATGGAAAAGTGAATCCATTTGATAATAAAGTCGTCATTATTGACGAGGCACATAACTTTGTAAGTAGAATAGTCAATAAAATAAAGAAACCATCATCATTATCATTCAAATTATATGATTATTTGATGAAAGCAACAAATGCACGTGTTGTTCTGCTAACTGGAACTCCAATTATCAACTATCCAAATGAAATCGGTATTTTATTTAACATTCTTCGCGGAAGTATAAAAACATGGAGTTTCCCCGTTACTGTAAAAAGTGGCGGTAAGGTAAATAAAGAAGAAATATTGAAAATGTTTGACGAAGAAAAATTTAAAAACTATGATTATGTTGATTATACTGATAATAAAGTAATTATAACAAGAAATCCATTTGGTTTTGTAAATACAAAAAAACGTGGTGCTTACAATAAAAAGAATGGCGGAAGTATCACGACAATGATGACATCATTATTTGGTGGAAAAGAATCAAAAGAAGACAAAGAAACAAAAAAAGCAGAGAAAAGAAGTACCAAGAAACAAAAAAAAGAAAAGAAACATAAAGTCACTAAAAAGAACAAAGAAGAAGAAGAACCTTTCACAATTGAAAAAGGAGTCATTAAAATAAATTATAGACCAGAAGAAGAAATAGAAGATGATGCAAAAGTTGATGTATTGGACCGTGTGGCACCAGAATATCATAAAGGAGGCGACGGTGAATTTGAAAAATACAGTGGTGTAAAATTAGATGAAACTGGAAACATGTCAGATGATGATTTTGTAAAAGAAGTCAAACGTATTTTAAAGAAAAATAAATTGGAAGTAATCGATGGATTAATTGAAGTAAAACACAATAAAGCATTACCGGATGATGCAGAAACATTTTTATCTACGTTTGTAGATATAGAAACTGGTGCAATGAAAAATGAAAATACATTCAAGAAACGAATATTAGGGTTGACTTCTTATTTCAGAAGTGCACAAGAAAAATTACTTCCATCTTTTGTAAAGACAAGTGATAATAAAAACATACATGTAGTTCCAGTAGAAATGAGCGAGTATCAATTTTCATCTTATCTTAAAATACGTAAAACAGAAATTGACCAAGAAAAAGAAAGACGTAAAAATGCAAAAAAACAGGCTAAAAAAGGAGATGACGAAGATATTTACAAAATATCATCGACATATCGTATATTTTCAAGAGCTGCCTGTAATTTTACATTTCCAACTTCGATTGAACGACCATTACCAGATAAACCAACAAGTGAATTGAACGAAGATGAGTTCGACACTGTTCCGAAAGAACTACTATTAGAATCAAATTCATATGTTGATAAAGAAGATGTTGACAGTATGGATACAGAGCCAATCAATTACAAAAAACGAATTGATGCAGCATTGGAAATGTTAGCATATGACCCAAATAAACCGGAAGATGAAGAACAATTTTTATCAAAAGAAGGATTGGCAAAATACAGTCCTAAATTTTTGAAATTGTTGGAAAATATTCAAAATGAAGAAAATAAAGGGTTGCATTTGATATACAGTCAGTTCAGAACAATCGAAGGTATTGGTATATTGAAATTAATATTGGAAGCAAATGGTTATGCTGAATTTAAAATCAAAAAAGATATTTCTACTGATAAATGGGAAATCATTGAAAAAGAAGATGCCGCAGGTAAACCAAGATTCGTTTTATATACAGGAACAGAGACTGCTGATGAAAAAGAAATTATTCGTAATATTTATAATAGTGCATGGAATTTAGTACCACCAGAAATTGTAGATAAAATAAAAGAAAAATCGTCCAACAACTTTTATGGCGAAATTATCAAATTGTTTTTAATTACATCTTCTGGTGCAGAAGGTATTAACTTGAAGAATACTCGTTTTGTCCACATAGTAGAGCCATATTGGCATAGTGTTCGTATAGACCAGGTAATTGGACGCGCTCGTCGTATTTGCAGTCACGAAGATTTGCCAGAAGAATTGCGAACCGTCGAGATTTTCTTATATTTATCGGTATTTACTGAAAAACAGAAAACAGACAAAAATAGTATCGAAATTATGATACATGATATATCAAAGATTGACCAAAAATCGATAACAACGGACCAATCTTTATATGAAATAGCGCAAATAAAAGACAATATTAATCAAAAAATATTGAAATCAATCAAAGAGACATCCATTGATTGTAATGTCTATAATACAAAAAAATCAAAGGGAAAAGATGACGAACAATTGATTTGTTATGGAAGTAATTTTGGCAAATTGGAATCCAATGATTTTATTTCGTATCCTACTCTTCAAAAAGATATGAGCGAAAAAGAAGAATTGAACATTGTACAGCAGAAAATTAAATTGAAAGATACAAAAGAGATTAACGGTGTTAAATACAAAGTAGACCCTGCTACAAATATTTTATATGACAAAGAATTATTTGATAATAATAAACAATTAGTGAAAGTAGGAGAATTGAAAAAAGTGGGTAAGAAGATTTTAGTGGAATTGGACAAATAACAAATTACACGTCTAAATCCAACAAATCAGTAACTACGTTTTCATTGCATTTTTTATGTAATTGTTGTGTCAAGTAGTCAATTGTCATTATTTTATTTTGAACGTCTTTTTCTAATTTTGCAATAATGAGCCGTTGGTTTTGTAATGTAGTTTTTAATTGCTCATTTTCCACATAATAATTAGCACGGTTCAAATTCAAGTCGGCCAGCCATTTTTGATGAATTTTTGTATTGATATGACATGCAAATATTTTATGCGTTTCGTATATTTTGTCTTTTCGAGAACCACATGGACATCGGAGACCTTTTTTGATAGTATTGAATGGTGGAATTTTGTCAACATAATTTCCCACAGCATCAATACTAGGACTGTACATATCAGGTTCTACTGTCAATTCCATATTCGTAATAAATAATATATACTTGATATAGTATTTATCTTTTTTCTTTTACATAATATTTCAATTTTGTATTTTTTGTGCATTTTGTACATTTTGTACATTTTGTACATTTTGAAAATAATCCAATGTTTTTTGAATACCAGCCACCAATTCTATTTTGGGTTCAAAACCTAATAATATCTGTGCTTTCAATATAACAGGACGTCTTTGTTTTGGGTCATTTTCAGTGGAACTCAAATAGGTTACTGGTAATTTACGACTCGTTATTTTCTCAAATACTTTCACTAATTCATTGAGTGTAAATTCACAATTTGGATTACCTATATTAATCGGACCGGCTTCATTACTATTCATCATCCGTATGAGACCATCAATCATATCATCGACATAACAAAAACTACGGGTTTGGTTTCCATTTCCATAAATATTCAAGGGTTCTTTATTGAGAATTTGTTTTACAAAATTGGTAATAACACGACCATCATCAATGTCCATATAAGGACCATATGTGTTGAATATACGGACTACTTTCAAATCCAGACCATGTTTTTTGCGATATTCATATATTAGAGTTTCGCCAATACGTTTTCCTTCATCGTAACAACTACGTTCACCCATAGTATTGACATTTCCAAAATAATTTTCAGGTTGAGGATGGACATCGGGGTCACCGTAAATTTCAGAGGTGGATGTGAATAGCAGTTTTGCATTGTGTTGTTTCGCCAATTGAATCATATTTTGTGTTCCAATAAAACAAGTATTTAACGTTTCAATAGAATGTACTTTGTATTTATCGGGACTGGCAATGCATGCCATATGATATATTTCGTGTAAAAGCGGGAATTGAATTGATTGTGTTACATCGGCATGAAGAAATGTGAAATTGGGATTTTTTTCGAATTCTTCAATATTTTTATGACTTCCAGTTACTAAATTATCTAGACAAATAACAATGTTATTTGGATTTTCCAATAATTTTTTGCATAAATTGCGACCGAGGAATCCAGCGCCCCCAGTAACCAAAATGGTTTTCATTATTTAACCATAAACATAAATATTTATATGTTTTTTCCTATATAAATATTTTTATTAGAACTCCGACCATTTATCATTATTAAATCCATTCATTACTAATTTATCTGAATTATCTTTCCAAAATTGTGTTTTCATATCAGATATTACATCTTTTTTCGATTTTGGATATGCTGTATTTTTTTGAGCATTCATTCTATTGATGTCGGCTGTATTCGCAACCGGTTTTTTGCCATAACAATTTGCGCCAAATTTTACATATGGATTTTGAATATATCCACCGTTTATTCCTGGACGACCGCAATTATTTTTATGATTATCCGTTTTTTGCAATTTATTCCATGTTGGTTTTTGAGTAGGAAATAGTGCCATTTGTCCATCTGACCATCCATATCCACACCATTCTGCTCCACTTTTATAGGCATTTTCTACTTCGTCGTACGTGGCAATACGTGCTCCATAGGATGTACATATAGCTTGGGCGTCATCATATGAATATAAATTATTGGATACGTGGAAAACTTCATTACCTACTTCGTCTATTTTTTTTTCATCAACGGCTTTTACACTTTCATCTTTGGTTTTTTTTTCGTCTTTCTTTTTTTCGTCTTTCTTTTTACCATAAAACCAATCGACGGTATCTTTACTAATGAATTTTTCAACTAAATCAAGTTGAAAATAATATTTGAAAAAATCGAGTATGATAAAAATTACCAAAAATATCCATACTTTTTGTTCTAAAAATTCAATGGTTTTAGGAATGGGGTTTTTAGGAATTCCTCCTAAATAAACAAATAAGTAAAATAATGTTATTAAAATGGCGGAAGCGGCGGTACCTATTGGGTCTTGCCAAAATTCTTTGGTCCATTTTACTAAAAATCCGATAAAATGGTCTTTGTCTTCTTTTGGTAAAGTGAAAAAGTAGTAAATTAGGCCAATAACAAGTAAAGTTATAATGAATATATCAACTGATTTGCTAAATAATATATCTACGTCACTGCGTCCCCTGAAAAACTGGTATACGCCGAAATAAAGAGATGCGTATAAAACAATAAAACCAGCAAAATAAGGCAAAGTTTTTGTATTGAAAATCGTATTAATTGCGTTGGTTACATTCGTCTGAATATCAATTATTTTGGTTTTGTCTATTGTTGTTTTTTCTTTTTTTTCACTAGTATCCATCTATAATAGTATGAGTTTTTTTACAAGTATTTTTCATTTTTTTTATATCCTCATTATATAAATATCCATATGGACCCATTACACGTTCCAAAAAGATATATTCCTAAAATATTATCAAAAAGGGATACAAGAAAACAAAAACAATATTTAAGGAAATCGCGAAAGTTGTATAAAAAAGGCGTTTATTATCAACGTCCTAAATTGAAAACATTCAAATCAAGACCATCTAGTCATGTAGAAAATGCCAAAAAAATATACAAAATAGATACAATGAAACCAAGTGCAGAACTTGCCAAAAAAACTCAATGTAGCCAAGCTGCATTGGAAAAAATAGTGAACAAAGGTCGCGGGGCATATTATTCGAGTGGGTCTCGTCCAAATCAAACCGCCGAATCATGGGGATTAGCACGTTTGGCAAGTGCTATTACAGGAGCAAATGCATGCAAAGTAGATTACGATATACTATTCATGGGATGCAAACCAACTAGTAAACCTTTACAACTTTGTAAAATAAAAGTATAAGTATATTTATTTAGGAAAAATATAATTATACTTTTGCATAAAATCTATTGAAAAAATGAGTTAGTGGCAGAAGAAAACGCAAGTTACGTAAATCCCAAAAAACGTAGATGAAATCGTCGTAAATGAAAGGTACGACGTATTGAAAATAGCTAATAAAACATGTAAAAACAACATAAATATAAATCTAAATATACATAAAATGCAAAAAACTCCAATAAAAGCGATTGCTGTTTTTAGTGGGAAAATAAAGGGTCGTGTTATTTTTACTGAAAATTTGAAAGATGACACCGTTCTCATTGATATTGAATTGTCCGGATTGAAAAAAAATGCGCTACATGGATTTCATGTTCATGAATCCGGAGATTTAACAAACAAATGTGATAGTATGTGTGCACATTTCAATCCATACGGAAAAACACACGGATGTCCTGGTGCAAAAGAACGACATGTTGGTGATTTAGGAAATTTAGAAACAGACCGATATGGCTGTGCAAAATATCAAACAATAGATGATTGTATAAAATTACGTGGATATAAAGCAAATATCATCGGTCGAGGTTTGATAGTGCATGCAGACCCAGATGATTGTGGTATGGGAAATGCGGAAACAAGTAAAACAACTGGAAATTCAGGTAAACGAATCGCATGTTCTATAATTGGATATTCACAAGAGAATTTTGTATAAGAAAAATGAAAAAATATATAAATACATAAAGATAATATAAAAATATCCTTCTATTATTTTTATATTGTAAAATGAACGAGGAAAATAATGTATTGACAATAAAAACCGTACAAATACAGCCTATTCGTAATATGATTACAGCAATAAAAGATGTTTTGACAGATGCAACAATTACTTTTACAAAAGATGGAATGAAAATCATAAATTTTGATAAAACCCATACAATATTGGTGAATGTCATTTTGAATTCCCACAAGTTTGAACAATATGTTTGTCACCCAGACAAAATCATTGTATGTGCAAATACACTACATTTATTCAAAGTCATTTCAACCATGTCAAATGATGATACATTATCTATGTATATTGACAAATCGGATTATCACGATGGAATTGTATCCCATTTAGGATTACAATATGATAATGGTGATATTAAACAATGTTATAGTCAAAAATTGAGATTGATTGAACCGGATACAGAAGAACTGGTAGTTCCAGATGTCGAATATTCCACGGTGATTAATTTACCCACCACCGATTTCCAGAAAATTATCCGTGATTTGAATGGTATTTCAGACCGTATTGAGATTAAATCGGTAGGAAATGATTTGATTTTCTCATGTGATGGCAATTTCGCAAGTTCGCGTATATTACGTTCCGAGTCGGATGGATATATGGAATTTATTCAAAAACCGGATGCGTCGGTAGTTATCCAGGGCGAATTTTCATTGAAATCATTGTCGCATTTTATCAAATGCACCCCATTATGTAGTCATTTAGAGATGTATTTAGGAAATGATTTGCCACTTATTGTGAAATATGACGTTGCATCTTTGGGTGAAATCAAATTGTGTTTAGCTCCATTACCTCCTTCATAATTCGATGGTTATTATATTACTTTACGAAGTAAATATATAAAAAATTTCTATATATTTTTCATTATAACCAATGAAAGATATATATACAGTTTCGTATGAAGACCAGCCATTTTCAGAAAAAAATATTACTGCATTCATCCATTTTTGTAAAAATAAAAAGGAGGATGACATTGTATGTATGGTTCAAAATGACGATGACATTGTAGACATTCATGCAAAATATTATTTATATAAAAATTCCATTGTATTTGGTGAACGAATATTGTCGAAACATTGGTTAACGCGATATGTGCAAAAAAATATATACAAGAAATCGAAACTACCAAATCCCAATGTTTTTATTGGTAATTGTAAAAATATCGTCGAATTTTTTCAAGATATGTCTGCAAAAAATGAGATTGATGTGCAAAAATATGTATTGACCAAATATGTAAAACAAGAAAAATCGACAATATATGATGATAAGTATATCATAGATTCTGAACATGAAATATTTCGTCGAAGTCGTGCTAACGAAATTCAATGGGACGATGTCAAACAGCATATAGATGTTTTTACATTTGAAATGAATTTTATTGCATTGTCATTTTATATAATGATAGTTTTTGTATTGGTAGCAGCAACCGAACCTGGTATATTTGTTATTTGAACATCTTCGATTTTGGTGTATATGATGGGTAGATTTTTATCGGATGCATATTTGGAATGTTTTTTACAAATAACGGCGCCTTGTTTGAGGATAGCGCGCATTTTCTTTTTATCCAATTTTTCATTTTCAGGCATTACAGCGACGACGTGACAAGACGGAAGGTCTTGCACGTGAAACCAAATATCTTGTTGGTTCGATGCAATTACTAAATCAGAATTGTCTTGGGCGGAACTACCAATATGATAAGTCATTTCGATATTGGATATAACAATAATTTCGGTTTTCATTTTACAATTGTATTTTGTATATTTGCATTGTATTATGCAAACAAAATCAATTTTCTTTTAGAAAAAAATATGTATACAATATAGACAAAAACATGAGTGTCCCACAATTGTTTGCACTGACATGTGTTGAAATCGTGGGAGATTTCGGATTGAAAGAATATGCGAATAATGGAGGTACAACTTCATTGGCTACGGGTATTTTAGGATATATTGGGGTAGTGATTATGTTGATAATATCATTGCAGGATTCGACTATATTATTGGTAAACAATGGTTGGGATGCAATGAGTACTTTGACAGAAAGTATAGCGGCATATGTTTTTTTAGGCGAACGGTTTACTAATTATAATCAATATATTGGTATACTTTTCATAATGGTCGGTATGTATTTATTGAAAATACCGTGGAAGAAAAATCATCCATTTCATATACCAAAATTTTAAAATACAGTTGTATTCTAAAAAATACAATTAGTAGTTACAATCAAAATATTATATTTTCATTTATATAATATGTTGATAATAAGACGATTTTCTCATAGACACTCGCGAACTTTTTTCATACCGCGAGAGAATCCGCTTAATGAATGTGAAAAAACTTTTGTTGAAAAAAAAGAGAATCCACTGCGAGAGAATCCACTGCGAGAGAATCCACTGCGAGAGAATCCACTAAGTGAATGTGAAAAACCATTTCAAAATTGTTTTGTTAAAAAATATGAAAATCCGTTAAATGAATGTGAAAAATCTTTTGAAAAATTTATTTCTAAAAAATGTTGATTTGTGTAATTATCGTATAAAATAAAATGGATATACAACTGCAAATCGATTGGTTTATTCATCCGCAGGAAATAATGGGTCTGGTTCTATAACGCTTACAAATGGCACATATTATCCAATTCGAATATTATGGGGAAATGCAACAGGTCCGGCATATTGTAATTTATCATTCACGCGAAATGGTCAAACGATTACCGACTGGACGGTATATACATTTCATCCAATCACACCCACCATGGGTAATCCCAAAATGTTTATATAATACATTGTGTAGTAATTGAATCGGTTGATGGATAATATTTAGATATATATTATATTATATTATTATTAACTAAATTGTAAGATGAATTCTCTTAATTCAATGAAATCGATTTCACAAAAGACAAATTCTTATTATGGAACTTTTGCGAGAAGAGACCAACTTATGCCTTATTTATTTTTATCGGGAGGATACACTTCATCTTTAACATTTTATGATAGTACAAATATAACTATCAAAACATTAACCAATTCAAATGCAGGTTTTAATGATGTATATGTAGCTAGTTATAGTAAAACAGGAGTAATTAATTGGACAACCCGGATTGCAGGCGCTTATGAAGACTATCCAAAAAACTTATTACTGGATTCATTAAACAATGTATACATTACGGGATATTATACTGATTCAACATTGACATTATATAATAGTGATACGTCTATTTTCAAAACATTAACAAATGCAGGTAGCAATGACATATTTCTAGCGAAATACAATAGTAATGGAATTGGACAATGGGTAACCAGGATAGGAGGTACCGGTGGTGATACACCAGTAAATTTGTTTTTGGATTCAACAAACAATGTATATATTTCAGGAACTTGTCAAAATGTAACATTTTATAATAGTGATAATACAACTTTCAAAACATTAACAATTGTTGGAGTTGATGGTTTTGTAGCGAAATATAACAGTAATGGAATTGGACAATGGGTAATCAGGATAGGAGGTACCGGTGTTGAGGCACCAGTAAATTTATTAGTGGATTCAACAAACAATGTATATATTTCAGGAACTTATAGTGCAAATGTTATATTATATAATAGTAATGATACAACTTTCAATACATTCACAAATGTAGGTAACTATGATTTTTTTATAGCGAAATATAATAATAATGGAATTGGACAATGGGCAGCCAGAATAGCAGGTACCGGTAATGATACACCAGTAAATTTGTTATTGGATTTAGACAACAATGTGTATATTTCAGGAACTAGTACTAGTACAATGACAATATACAATAGTGATACATCAACTTTCATTACATGGCCATTTGTAAGTGGAACAGATACTTTTCTAGCGAAATATGATAATATTTACGGATATGTGGTATGGGCAAACAGAATAATAGCTGTTAGCACAGAACGACCAATAAATTTATTAGTGGATTCAGACAACAATGTGTATATTTCAGGAATTTATACCAGAGATGTAACATTATATAATAGTGATACATCTAGTTTCACAACATTAATAAAATCTGGTTCTATTTTTCTTCCCGATATATTTATAGCGAAATATGATACTGATGGATATGGTGTATGGGCAACCAGGATAGCAGGTGGAGATAATGACTTCCCAGTAAATTTATTACTGGATTCATCAAATAATGTATATGTTTCTGGATATTATGCATCAGATGTAACAATATATAATAGGGATACATCAAGTTTCATTACATTAAAAAATGACGGTGATATTGACACGTTTATAGCAAAATATAATAGTAATGGATTTGGGGTATTGACAAACAAAATATCAGGTACTGGTACAGACCGGCCAGTAAATTTATTAGTGGATTCAACAAACAATGTATATATTTCTGGATATTATACTGCAAATTTAACATTATATAATAGTTTTGTCAGTAAAATGATAACAAATGCAGGAGGTAGTGACATATATATATCTAATTACAATAATAATAGTGGAATAATTAATTGGATAACAACGATTAGTAGCACCGGCAGTGACATACCAGTAAATTTATTAGTGGATTCAACAAACAATGTGTATATTTCTGGAACTTATACTGCAAATGTAACATTGTATAATAGTAATAGTACAATTTTCACAACATTAACAAATGCAGGTAGCAATGATATTTTCATAGCTAAATATAATAGTAATGGAATTGGACAATGGGCAACCAGGATAGCAGGTACAGGTACTGACCAACCAGTAAATTTTTTATTGGATTCAACAAACAATGTATATATTTCGGGATATTATAATGCAAATATAACATTGTATAATAGAACAGATACAACTACATCTAGTTTCAGAACATTAACAATTGCTGGTGGTAATGATATTTTTATAGCAAAATATAATAGTGATGGATTTGGGGTATGGACAACACGGATTGTTGATATTAGTAATAACCAACCAATAAAATTATTGGTGGATACAATAAACAATGTATATATTTCCGGATATTATAGTGCAAATTTAACATTATATAATAGTGATACTTCTACTTTTACAACATTAACAAATGCAGGTAGTTATGACATATTTGTAGCGAAATATAATAGTGATGGACGTGGAGTATGGGCAACCAGGATAGCCGGTACAGATAGTGACCAACCAGTAAATTTATTATTGGATTCAACAAATAATGTATATATTTCTGGTATTTATAGTTCCTCGATATTAAAATTGTATAATAGTGATAGTACAACTTTCAATATATTATTAAATGTAGGTGGCAATGACTCTTTTATAGCAAAATATAATACTAATGGAATGGGTGTATTTACAAATCGTCTAGCAGGTACAGGTACTGACCAACCAGTAAATTTATTATTAGATTCCACAAATAATGTATATATTTCCGGATATTATTCAGCAGATTTGACATTGTATAACAGTACTTTTGGCATTAAATTAATACCAAATTCTGGCAGTAACGATACATATTTTTTTAATTATGATAATAATGGATTAATTAATTGGACAATTCGTATTTCGAGTACTGGTGAAGACCTACCGGTTGTTTTATTATTGGATTCAACAAACAATGTATATATTTCTGGATTTATTGGTGCAGGTGTAACATTGTATAATAGTGATAGTACAACTTTCAAAACAATAACAACTTTCGGTAATAATGACGTATTCATAGCCAAATATAATAGTAATGGAATTGGAGTATGGGCAACCAGACTTGGTGGTACCACTGGTGATAGGCCATTAAATGCATTATTAGATTCCGCAAATAATTTATATATTTCGGGATATTATTTCAGTAAACCATTCACATTGTATAGTAGTGATATTAATGATACGGGTTTTGTAACTTTAACTAATTCAGGTAATACTGATATATTCATTGCTAAATATGATAGTAATGGAATTGGAGTATGGGCAACCAACATATCAGGTACCGGTAGTGAAATATCAGTAAAATTATTATTGGATTCAACAAACAATGTATATATTTCTGGATATTATAATTCAACGTTATCATTTTATAATAGTGATTATTCACCAGTAATAACATTAACAAATTCTGGTGGTAATGATACTTTTATAGCGAAATATGATAATAATGGAATTGGAGTATGGGCGACTAGGATAGCAGGTACTGGTACAGACCAACCGGTAAATTTAATATTAGATTCAAGAGATAATGTATATATTTATGGATATTATTCAGCAGATGTAACATTGTATAATAGTAATACTACAACTTTCAATACATTATCAAATGCAGGTGGCAATGACATATTCATAGCAAAATATAATACTAATGGAATATGTATATTATCAAACAGGATATCCGGCACTACTGTTGACCAACCTGTAAATTTTTTACTAGATTCATCAGACAATCCATATATTTCTGGATATTATAACACAGATGTAACATTGTATAATAGTAATTTTGGTGGTAAAACAATAATCAATGCAGGAGGAAGTGACATACATATATCTAATTATGACAATGACGGATTAATCAATTGGATAACGAGGATTAGTAGCACCGGCACTGACATACCAGTAAATTTATTGGTAGATTCAACAAACAATGTATATATCTCGGGAACTTATACTGCAAATTTAACATTATATAATACAACAGATACAACTACATCTACTTTCAAAACATTAACCAATTCTGGTGGTAGTGATACTTTTATAGCAAAATATAATAGTAGTGGAATTGGAGTATGGGCAACCAGGATATCAGGTACCGGTAGTGAAATACCAGTAAATTTACTATTAGATTCAACAAATAATGTATATATTTCAGGAACTTATAGTGCAAATGTAACATTATATAACAGTGATACATCCGGTTTCAAAACATTAACAATTTCTGGTGGTAATGATATTTTTATAGCAAAATATAACACTAGTGGAATTGGAGTATGGGCAACCAGGATATCAGGTGCCGGTAGTGAAATACCAGTAAATTTATTAGTAGATTCAACAAATAATGTATATATTTCGGGATATTATAGTGCAAATGTAACATTATATAGTAGTGCAGGTACAAGTACGTCTAGTTTCAAAACATTAACAAATTCTGGTAGTAATGATACTTTCATAGCTAAATATAATAGTAGTGGAATTGGAGTATGGGCAACCATGATAGCAGGTACTGGTACAGACCAACCAGTAAATTTACTATTAGATTCAACAAACAATGTATATATTTCGGGATATTATAGTGCAAATGTAACATTATATAGTAGTGCAGATACAACTACGTCTAGTTTCAAAACATTAACAAATTCTGGTAGTAATGACAGTTTTATAGCAAAATATGATAATAGTGGAAATGGAGTATGGGCAACACGGATTGTTGATGTTAGTAATAACCAACCAATAAATTTATTGGTGGATTCAATGAACAATGTATATATTTCTGGATATTATGGTTCATACATAAAATTATATAATAGCAATACTACATCTTTCAAAATGTTAACAAATGCTGGTGGTAATGACATATTTGTAGCAAAATATGATAGTAGTGGTAATGGAGTATGGGCAACTACTATTTCAGGTACTGGTACAGACAAACCAGTAAATTTAATATTAGATTCATCAAACAATGTGTATATTTCTGGATATTATACCACAGATATAACATTATATAATAGTAGTTTTAGTGGTAAAACAATAACCAATGCAGGAGGTAGTGACATATATATATTCAATTATTATAATAATGGATTACTTAATTGGACAACTTGTATTTCTGGTATTGGCAATGAAGTACCCATATTTTTATTGTCAGATTCATCAAAAAATGTATACATTTCTGGATATTATGGGTCAACTATAACATTATATAATAGTGATACTTCAACTTTCAAAACAATAACAAATGCGGGAGGTATTGACACGTTTATAGCAAAATATGATAATACTGGAATTGGAATATGGGCAACACAGATTACTGATATCAGTAATAACCAAACCGTAAATTTATTATTGGATTCAACAAACAATGCATACATTTCGGGATATTATACCGCAGACATAACATTATATAATAGTAACACTTCAACATTTAAAACATTAACAAATGCGGGTGGTATTGACACGTTTATAGCAAAATATGATAGTAGTGGTAATGGATTATGGGTCACAAGTATTGCATCTAAATTGACTCTAACTAATTGGATTGCAATAGATTCTAATAGAAAATGGAGTTCTGTATCTATGTCATCATCCGGTCAATATCAAACTGCTGTGGTAGACAATGGTAAAATCTATATTTCAAGTGATTATGGAATTACTTGGACAGAAAAATATAATAATTCTTTTTATAAATCAGTAGCAATGTCAACATCTGGACAATATCAAACTGTGGTTGGTTTTTATTCTTATGTAACTACTTCAAATGATTATGGTAATACTTGGACGAATAGGAATTTGTACTTGAATGGAACGGATTTAACATTATTTCTAGAATGCAATTCAATATCAATGTCATCATCTGGGAACTTACAATATATTACAACAAGAAATGGTAAAACCTGGAAATCATACACGTATGGCCAAACTTGGGAAATATTTGGTTGGACTACAGTAGAGAAACCAGATGTAGCAGCAATGTCATCATCAGGGGATTATATTACAACTGTTACATATGGCGGCACAATCTATGTTAGTGGTCCTAATTTTAGTGGTGATAAAGAATCAATTCGAAATTGGATTTCTGTATGTATGTCATCATCAGGTCAATATCAAACCGCAATTGCATATGGTGATCAAATATATATTTCAAGTGATTATGGCTATAATTGGACAGCAACAGAATCAAATAGAAATTGGAGTTCAGTATGTATGTCATCATCAGGTGACTATCAAATAGCAGTTGCATCTTCTGATAAAATATATATTTCAAGTGATTATGGCTATAATTGGACAGCAACAGAATCAAATAGAAATTGGAGTTCAGTATGTATGTCATCAAAAAGTGAATACCGAACTGCGGTGGTATCCAATGGTCAAATCTATACATCTAAAATAATAGTAAATAATACGATAAACAAACCAGTAAATTTATTATTGGATTCAACAAACAATGTATATATTTCAGGATATTATAATGCCTCATCATTGACATTATATAATAGTAATAGTACATCTTTCAAAACATTAACAAATTCTGGCAGTAATGATACTTTT